TTAGGTTTAATACCATAAGCAAATGGTACTGAATTAGGACAAGACGTAATTGAATATTGACTATTTAAAAAATCATTTGTTGTATTGCTAATTTCAAAAGATATTTGAGAACAATCTATTTTAATTTCTTCAATAGCGTTTTGAAGAAAATTAATTTGTTTCAGTAAATCTAGATTAGTGTTTGTATTTATAGCTGGATTTAAAATATTAGCTAAATTTTGACAATCTAATTTAAAAAGATAATCAAATTCTACTTTTAAACTACATTCTTTATCGTTATCATCTATATTGAATAAAGCACCATCATTACCAACTGCATTTATTAAGACTTTAAATGAATCTATTTCACAATAATTTATTTCTTCTTTCCATTTACATTTTTGTACGTTTGCGTCCCAATAAATGTTATTTGTGTCAATATTTGTAAATAATCCTTCTTTGGTTTTGAAATCGTTTATTATATTAGGTAATTTAACGGTGCAACAAAAATCACCTAATTCTATTGGTGTTTTTTTACCAAAAGTCCCTATAAATATATCAATAATACCGTCACTATTAATTATAATAGTTTCTTGTTTTGGTTCATACCCATTATAGGTCCCATTTTTAGCTAAGTATGTTTCTTTAGGTCCACCTATTAAACGTAATTCATTGGTGATTGATTCATTAATCAAATCACCTTTATTATTACAATTACCAATATGGTCTTCCAAATCGAAAAAATATGACATATGTTTTTTTATTTATTTTTTTTTATTTTTAATGTCGGCTATAGAAATAATCGAAAGTATTACAAGCTCCAATTGTACCTATTTGTCTTCCAACTATATTTTTGAATATTATACCTTCTTCGCCTCTATTATAATCATTTTTACCTGTATCTGTTAACTTACATCCAAAACCTATTTTACCAGTATATGGGTCTACAATTCCGCTTACTGGTATTGTAAAATTAGATAAACAATTTGAACCATCTGGTGTTACAACAACAGAACTACCAATACCAAAAAGTTGTGCAAATTGAAGGAATAATTCACCAGAACCAATTGGTATTTCAATTGGTTGTAGGAGGTTATATTCATAAGTACCGTTTATAAGTGTTGCTTTTTTTAAACTCCATTGTTTTGCAACATTACACCCAAGTTTTTGTGTTGTTCCACATACATAACCACTACTTTTCACAAACTCACCAGTATTTAGACCATTACTACTCATAGATTCCATGTAAGTAGATACACCACCTAAAACCGAACAACATTCTTGGCTTATGAAGATAGTTTCTTTTTCACCTATAACTTCTTTATTTGGTCCATATATTTGTTTTGTTACAACCCAGAAACCTGTTTCGTTATCTATATATCTGTTAACACCTAAATCGTTACACGATTGACTAATTTGCTTACCTTTTTTAACACAAACACTTAAAATATCATCACCTCCCTCACATTCACAACCACAAGGTGTTAATGTGGGTTCTGGCATTGGGTCTTTTATTATTTCAGACTCATAAACAATACAATTACCAATATCTGAATTATCTTCAGATATAACATCAACATAAGTTGGTCCATTATAATTAGTGATAACACCCTTTGAATAATTTGAAAATATATTTTTTTCACTTATTAAAGGTTCGTCAACTGTAATAGTAACAGGTGAAAAATTGGGTATTAGTGTTTTAAATTGATTAATATATTTAAAACCACCATCGTAAAAACCAACATGTGGGTTATTACCAGCTAAAATATCTATTGTTGCACCAGTACCGCCAGTTTCTCTATACCATAAACCATTATTTTGGAAATACATATCTGGAGTGTTTGGTAATGGATTAGGATAACCATCTTCATCTATTGGGTATAAAGATAAATCAGTTTCTAACCCATTTTGTTCTAAAACATCTAAAAATATATTAATATCGATAGGTCCGTTGGCTTTATAAATATATTCGTTAAAGTTTACTAATCCTTTTGGTATACCCATAAAATTAACCAAAAACTCAATTGATTTCCTAGCTCCTTTTGATTTCCAAAGCCATGGTGAATTTAATATAAGTCTTCGCCATAATTCATTATCTCTTTCTAATGATGTTAAACCAATTGATTGACCATCAAATGTTGAATCAGAAGTTGTTACATAACTATTTACTAAATCATTTCCAATAATTGTTGAGGATAAATCCCAACCTAAAACTCTAGCTAAATCTTTTAAATATTTATCTGGTAAATTATCTTCTTTATTATATGTTACATTACGTGCAAATGATATACCATCTATAAACTGATTTAAATCGTCAAAAGACCTACCATAAATATTAAGCGTTTTATTAACTTTTTGCCCAGTTGTTGTATCTTTATGAACTTCATCTAAATGTACTGGTGTTGTATCAAATGCAGATATTGATTCAGATACTAAAAATCTACTCATTAAATTTGTTTCATTTAAATCGTAATTCGTTGCAATATCTAATAAATCAGTTGCATAATTAGTATAATCAGTAGTGTCGAAATCTATATTATAACCATCAGATACTGGCCAAGTTAATGATTTATTTGTATACATTAAAACACCATTTTCAGACCTTAACGGATAATCAAAAGTTGATTTATATAAAGGTAATGATTGTCTATTTAATAAGTATTTATTCAATCCAGTTAATGAATTAAAATAAGTATCTACAATTATTTTTTTTGGTTTTATATGGTAATAAATATTTGAAGAAGAATAAATACTAGTAAATGGGTTACCTTTTACTTTAATGTAAATATAATCATTAAAATCATAAGTTGACCCCGTGAAATTTAAAATATCATATTCAACATCATTATATAAAATAGAATAAGAACCATAATTCATAGTAATGTTTCTTAAATCGTTTGTTTCATTAAATGTGTCTATTATACTACCATTCGTTAGGAAATTTATTTGAAACTGGTTTACTAAAAAAGTAACATTAACTTTAAAGGTAGATTCATTAGTTAATAAATCGTAAGAATAATCTTCATAAGTATTACCTACATAATCATCACCATTAACACTTACTAATGGTGATGCATATAAAGATGCTGGCCAATTTGTTATAATATCCTCTAACACTATTCTAATATATTCAGTCATTGAACCAAATAACGAATAATTTTTTAAGTTTCTTGGGTCTAAATTTAAAAATGTGTTTGTATTGTTTTGTAAAAGTATCTGAGATTCAATAACATTTAAATCTAAATTTTCTAAAGTTATAAAATCAGAAAATTTACCAGTAATATAGTTTTTATCTATTTTAGGGTCTAAGTTAGTGGTAATAGAAAAATTACCCATAGTAAATAACGGAGTACCACCATTACTAGCTAATTGTACACCTACTAAATCTTGAGAAAATGGTCTATACTCAATATTACCGTTATATGTTGTTTTTTTTGAATATCCAGCTACTTTTATTTTTTTTGACATTTTTAATTTTAGATTGTTGTGATATTATTAAATGTTTTACTAAAATCAATTACACTTCTTTGTTCTCTAACCTCAAATAATGGTTTACCTGTAAATTGGTCTTTAATTTCGTATAAATTGAATTGTTTATAAATATCATTATTAAAATTATAAATAGTATAAATTCCGTCTTCAAGACTTTTAGTTTGATTACCAAATAATGCAAATGCTAACGTTTCAACATCATGAGCTACCATTTCAACTTCAATCATAATAGGATTGAAGAATGTATTTGTTATTATAACTTCTTGATTTGGTTGACCTATAAAAGGTAATGCGTTTGGTTTAACACTAGAGGCTGATGCTGGTGATACCGTACAAAAAGTTGTGCTAGAATTATCATTAAATCGATATCTAATAGCTTTTTGGTTTGAATTTGTTAAATTTTGATTTACAGCTTCTGCTCTATTATTTGATGTGATAATTCTAAAGAAATTACTAATCTTAGCGTCAGTTATTGAGGAAGTTGTATTTAAATATTCTATTCTATAACCAACTAATCCATTATTCTCAAACTTACTAGAAAAATTAGTAGGTAATGATGATATATCAAATAATAAACCTTTTATATCTGGGAATGAAGATAACACACCGACATCGGATATTTTTGTTCTTATTTCTATTGGTTTAATTATTATAGTGTAAAAACCTTTTGTATTAAATTGGTCTACTGGTAATTTAAGGGTATACATTCCACCAAAAACCTCAAAACCAACAACATTTGATTGACTTTTATTTGGGTTATCAATTTTCTGTAATACAGCATTCGCATCTAGTTTAATTAAATTAGGATTTCCTACTTTATCTCTAGATGGTGTGTAATGATAAAAGATTTCAACATCTTCTGGTGATACATCAGATGGTCTTACAACCCCATACGTGCCTGTTGCCATATTATTTATTATTTAAAATTTATCGTTATTTAGTTTATTTATATCCTATAAAGATAATAACAAATATCTCATAAGTAAGTACTTGTTATTACATTATTTTTCTGTTATTATTGTTTAATTAATTTATAAAAACCATTACCGTAATTTTCTAATCCTTTAAGGTTTTTTATTTCAGATAATCTTAAATGCATATCCATAACAGTTGTTATTGCTCTATCTATAAATACATCGTTTTGAACTTCTGGCGGAGAAATTACACCAAATAAATATTCTTCTTTAATTAATGCTGATAATGATGTGTTTGTTTCATTAAAACCTTCACCAATATACCTAATCGTTGTTGTATTTACTGATGTTGGTTCACCATCAATTAAAACAGTTCTTAAAGTTGAATAATCATTAAACAGTAAACCATTTATTTGATTATTAGTTCCTAAATTATTATCATTAGGTGTATCAAAAACATACTCTTTTGGTTCACCCATAGATTTAATTCTATCAACACCATCTATTAAAACTCCTTCGTAATTAGTGTAAGTTTCAGTGTTAATGTTAAAATCAGTCCTGTACGGATTTTTTATATCATAAGACCTAACATCCTCTATTCTAGATTCAGTATATGCTGTAATTACAGCATCAACAAAATTATAATAATTATTAATTTTCTTATATGGGTATCTTAAAACATTCCATAAATTTTGAGGAGTGTTTACTGTTGTAAAATAAGGTTTTGGTGATAGACTTTCAATAAAATCGACATCAGTAAACATACCCATATCGTCAATATTTTGTGTTATTAAAATATTGATATAAAAAGTTGAAGCAGTTAAGGTACCCCATTTTTTTGGGTCTTTACTACTTCTGTCGATACTATCCTCCAGTAAAATTTTTCTTTTAATTATTTCCATTACGCTGCTTTTATTTCATATAATGTAACAGTACAGCTGTTAGAATTATAAGTTACATTGTTAGATGTTGAAGTATCGTCAATTAAATTTCCTTGATAAAGATTGTCAATTTCGTAATAAAAACCAGTTGTTGTTCTAGTTAATTTGAATCTTGTGTATAATTCATGGACTAATTTATCAATCGGTTGTGCGGTATTTTTTACCATTAAATTTACGTTTTTACCAGTCTTTGAATTTTTAAATGATGCTCTCATATATAAATACTTTGGTATGTTATTATTTAAACTACTTTTATAATAATATAAGTGATAACCTTCAGCAAAACCTCTAGGATTAATTAAAGGGTCTTCAACAACAAAGTTAATAGGTATTTGGACTGCTGGTTTTGGTGTCCCAGGAACAGTATTTGCTGGTAATGGGTTGCTTGGTGTACCTACTAATAAATCGGAACTATTTAATTCAGCGTAAAGTGTCATAAAGTTAACTAACTGTTGAGTAAGAGGGTTATCTGAATCGTAAAAACTTAAATTTAAAAAAGTCTTTTTAAATGATTCTTTTCTGTATTTTATATCACTATCAGTAAACCCTATGTCGCCATAAAACCCTTTATATTCACCATTTGAATCTAATAAGTAAATATCGTAAATTATTTTATCTATTTTATCACCTAATAAATTTAATGGTAAGAATCTAACTTTTTCATAATCTATTATTGGGTTAATGGCATTTTCAACTTCTGTGTCAACAAAAACCCTCTCAATTAATTCAGAATTATCAATAGTTTGAAAATCCATAAAAAAAGGAATAGTAATTGTAGTAGCTGTAGTGCCAGTTTCTACTGTATTTATATTTATTTTAAATTTATTAGCAAACATCGTTTTCTGTATTTATTGTGAATCTATCTGTTATTCTATCACCAGTTGGGTCAGCTGGGAATTTTCCGTAATATAAACCCCAAATCCCAAAAGGGTCTTGTCTTTTAAGTGTGAAAGAGTAATTTTGGTACATGTAATGTGAATTATTTAAAAAAGGATAATCTAATGGTTTAATATCGCTTTCATTGAAACCTATATCTAATAAATCTCTCCAAACTATCCTTGAATCCCCTAAATCAACAGCGTAGCTAGGTATTCCTTCGGTATACTTATCACCAACTTCAATATATGTCGAAAAATCTCTTATTTTAATTAAATGATGTGGTTCATAATAATAACCCTCATATCTTGGTCCCATCATTATTGTTTTATTTTCTTGTGATAAACCAACTTTTGAAACATAATCTAATGAGTTTGGTGTTTCTCTATTTACCGTATTAAAAGAATGAACAACATTGGCTAATACGGTTTCATTTAAAGTGTTAATATCATATTCAACTAAATCACCATAAAATTCGTTATTATTATTAAAATTGTTTATTTTAATGTCTGTTTCTAAGTGATTATGTGTTGGAAAAATATTTGATTTACCATTGTGTATTCTATGTATTGATGGGATATCTCTTAAATAAGGAATTGTATCACTATTAACCAATCTAGAATCGTATGGTGTTTCAATACCAGAAGATACTTTAGTAAATAAATTATTACTATCTGTTTTAATTATAGTTAAATAAATTTCACTTAATGGTCTACCTAAATTATCAACTAAATCAGTTACATCTATATCTTCATTAAAAACAAATTGAATTATGGAATCATTAAAAAAGTTTTCACTGAAACCTAATCTATATGCTTCATAATCATCATTTTCAATCATTGGTGATAATTTTGTCTTTATTTTCCTAAATTTTCTAAAATAATATTCACATTCTACATTATTTACTAGTTTTTTAAATCTAGAAATTGGTGATAAAACACCAGATGATGGTTTATCTATAACAAAATAATATTCTTTTAAATCACCGTTATCTAACCCAACCCTAACAACTACATGGTCACCATTATAACCATTGGTACCAGAAATTCTAACTATATCATTAACATTTAAATTATGTTTACATGATAAACCAATTGCTGTCATGTTTCTAGTTGATACGTTAGCTTCTACTCTATTCGTTATTAAAATACCACCTTTTACCATGTTTTGGTTTTTATCAACACTAGCTGGATAAGTTATAGTTAACTCCCAATTTTTAACTGGTGTCATTGAATTACCAAAAGGATTATTATCTAATAGAAAACTAAAACGTTCTCTCTTTGGTTCCATATCAATATAATTACATAAACCAAATTTTGTAGTGTCTGGGTCAAAAGCACCAAACCAACCATCCTTTTCTTTTAGATTGTTTTTTATTGATGCGTTATAAGTTAAATCAGTTTCATCATTTAACCCGTCTTTAGGGTATGATGTATCTAAAAAGTCATTTGAATTTAACCAAGACCAAGTGAACTTGTTTGAATATAATGGTTCAACTAAATTAAATAAAGGATTAGACATTGTTGTATTCATAGTACCAAGTATTCGATACAATTTACATCTTTGTCTTTCTACATTAAATCTTTCAGCAATATTGACAATCTTGTATATCTCATTTGTTGGTAATAATTTTTGAGTATTTTCAAGATTTATTTTTAAATAAGTGTTGTTATTAACATTTTTAACTGATAATTCTTTATTTAATATTTGTTTTGTTCTTTCCGTATTCATTTTATGTCGTTTTAATTATTGTACAACCAACACTGTCTGTTATTGTTGTTGTGGCTTTTGGATTAGGGTAAATACTACAGAATAATGTTGCATCGACCACATCGTAAGCACTTCCGTTAAAATTATCAACATTCAATAATAACGGTGAACTAGAATAAGGACTAATACCGCCAGATGCTGTAAAATTAAAATAACATTTAGTTAAATTAGTTAAATCTGTTGAATTCGTTCTATTAACTTGACTACTTAAAGCTTGTGTAGGCATTGTTATTGTCGGTAATGAACCGTTTGCCGTACAACCTTTATTATCAGTTATTATGTATGTGATAACTACTGGGTATGTTGTATTACCGTTAGGTACATTATTGATTACACTTGATGGAATCGTTTGATTAATCAATTGTTGATTAGACGTAATTGTTTCAATAAAATACGAATTAAGACCATTTGGACCATAACCATTTATTTGATATTTAAACTCATATGGTTTACGTTCTGAATATGTTGGTCCAGCAACCTCCCAATGAGTAACATTAAATTTAAATGTTAAAACGTTAGGGTCACATTGTTTACTATTATTTATACCATTAAAATTAACATTTAAAAATGCTGGTGGTAATCTAATTTCGGTTTCATTTATAACCAACTCATTACTAAAACATAATTCATCAATAGATTTAAATGAAAAACTAACTTCTTCATTATTTAATAAAATATTTGGTATTGTTAAATATACATATGTTGAATTATTTATGTAAGCACTACTTGACATAAAATCTCGATATACCATAATACCATCATCATTTGTTTCATTATTAACATTCGTTGAAATCTTAATACTACTGATTGGTGGAGTTTGACCGACTGGAATCGGTGCACCTTCTAATACGTAAAAAGGAATCACATATTTATTAGGGTCACATTGTTTAGCTAAATCAATAATACTACCTTTACTTGCAACCATTTTAGGGTTTTTACTAGGTATTGTAAAATTTAAAACAGATGCTGTACCTAACCTATCAATAACTGAAGCCGTATAATTACCTCTAAATAAAGTATTACCATTAAATGAAATAGAGTTATAACCTAATGGTCCAACAACATTAATTGTATATGGTGCTACACCTCCAGTTAACCCTATTTCAAACTCACCATCTTGACTTTCCCAACATGTAGTACCTTTAAAATTATTCAATATTAAAACTACAGGTGTTGGTCCGTCAATAATCAAATCATATATATTGATAAAATCCACACCATCGCTTAGTTCTAATCTATAACCAAAATGTTTGTCTGGTGGTGTTAATCCATTTGAATCTTTATCAACACCTAATCCACCAATTATAAATGGTACATTTATTACTGAATTATTTGAAACTAAGGAACCATTACTTTTATATAATTTATAACTCCAAACACCTGTACCACCACCAATACTATCTATTACAATTTCACCATCATTAATACTAGCAGATGTACACATTTTTTTAACTACACCAGAACCATAAAATGGTGGTGGACCATCTATATTTACTGTTTGTGTAACAACATTACCGTTAACATCAATAACTTCAATATCATATTGTCCTTGAGGTCCACTAATTGTTATCGGTAAAACATCACCAGTAGTTGGGTTAATCTCTAAAATACCATTAATAACACCATTAGGTCCACTAATTGTATAAGTAAATGGAGCTGTCCCTGAAACTATTGTAAAAGTTATTGAACCATTTGGATTTGAATTTGATGAAGGAGTTGAAGTAGATGTGATATTAAACTCTTTTTCAATCACTGGTATACATTTAGTGAAAAACCTTTGATTTAATTTATCTAAACTTCCTTTTCCTGGTAAAATACCAAAATAAAAATAAAATGAATTATTTGTTTGTGAATAACTAGAATCGTTATTAGGTTTAAAACCTCTAAAATTTAAATAATCATCACCGTTAGAATTATTAGATGCGAAAGAATATGTCGGTTCGTTTTTTATGTTAAAATTTGTTGTAAATGGTGAACCGTAATTAAATGATTGTACTCCATTAACCTTGTTTTTATTTAAATAATAAAAAACATCTCTAAAAAATTTACTACCATTTTCATCTATTTCGTTTTCACCAATTACACCATCTGGGTAAATTAATGTTCCGTTATTATCATAACTAATTTCATCTAAATCAACACCCATTTCACATATGTGTCTAATATTTAAAACTTGTCTAGTATCTGAATGAATACCCTTACAATTAATTTCAAAAAATAACCCTTTAATACTTCCCTCTAGCCCTACTTGTCCTGTTGTTTCAGTTTTTTTATCATCAGTTGTTTCTTGAGTATCTGGCGGTAATTTATATGATGTAGGTATTAATAAAGGTTGTATTTTTGGTATACCTTGCCAATCACATTCGAAAACAGACCCCAAACAAACAATATCAGTAGCAAATAATTTATTAGAAACATCATGTTTTGTTGCAGCATAATAAAGTTCTTCACTTATTTTTTTACCGTCTTTAATTATATTTATTTTTTTAATTAAACCTTCACGTACTGAAACATAATACGATTTGTTTTGTGCGTCAGCATATTTAGGTGTTTTACCGTATTCATGATTACCGTCTGGAAAACAAGTATCTAATAAATAATTTGAATGACACGTATTATCACCTATTTTATCATTATTCCCATCAACACCACCTTGTGAAGTAAATTCTGGATTACAATCATATTCGCAGAATAATTCTCTACCTTTACTTCTTTTTTTATATTTTAATAAAAAACCAAATAAACTACCATTAATCCAATCATTATAAAAATCAAATTGGAATAAATTAAGACTCTTTGCCATTTCAAATGCAACACAATTATCCAATCCAGCTAAATCACCAAATGTTTTTGGGTGACCCCAATCATCACCAGGATAATAAGTTGGAGGGTTATTATCTTTTTTAAGCTCTTTAAAACCATCAGAACTACTAAGACACCCAGGTGCGTAATATTTCTGGTCACCATTAGGACATTCAACATATAAACATTTAACATAATCAATAGGTGTTAATTTATCTGCAATATTACAGGCAAATTTAAATAATTTTCTAAATGGTTTTGGTACACGACAAAGTGCTGAAAATAAACTTCTAAGAGCACCTATTATAACATTAACAACTCTTACAATAATATTAATTATTGGTAAAAGAATATAATTCATAATAAAAATAATAAAACCAACAATTTTTATTACTAAACAAATAATAAAAAATATAGGTGATATACTTGTATTAAGTTTATTATATGGAAATGGGTTTTTATCCCCATCACACGCATCAACGTCTTTTATACCAGTAAATGCTCTAGTACTCTCACCAGAACTTGTTTGGAATCTTGGGATGAAATTACTAACAGTATAAATTTTATTCCAATATAAATTTCTAAAACTAGTCTTTTTAGTTGTTTCATCAAATTTATAATCTATTTCTGTTGTGTTTGACGGATTATTTGGTACCAAATATTTAGCTCTTGTTCTAAGTCTACCTTCACCACCAGTGTTATCCATACCAATTTTGAATCTAACATTTGCTCTGGTCGGTATACCAATACTTGGGTCGTCTGATGGAATTAAATCCCCATTTTCATCTGTTATTACATAATCTAAGTTCATCGGAATTTGATAAGCCCAAGTACCATCTTCATCAATCAATCTACCACCTTCAACATCAAATTGTTCAACACCGCCATCTATAGTTTCTCTAATCATTTCTATAGTACCTTCACTAGCAATTTGAGAACATAATTTACCTAAATCTTTTCTAGGTCTACACCTTTTATTTATACTATTTTTGTCTTGGTCACCAAATATACTACCCATAAACATAGCAGAAGGAATAACATTATAATTCATGTTAATATCAGCTCTACTAATACCTATTTCACATATTTCTCCTTCACCCCAAAAAGGTTGTACATTTACAGAATAATTTGTTGATTTCACTTGGACTAATTTATCTAAATTAGTCCCACCTTTAAATTTAGTAGGGCTATCAAAAAATTTAACTGGTGTACCTTGGCTTATTAAGTCATAAGGTCTTTGTGATACGATACCAACATCTGAGATATCAGCATCAATATGTATTGTATGTGTACCTAGTGGTACACCAAAAATCATGAAATCACCCGCATTATTGGTTGTTGTGGTAAATTTATAATATTTATTATAAACATGAAGTAATTCTTCATTATCTAATATCTCTCTCTTATTTGGAAAAGAACCGATAGGTGTAAAACAATCATTATTTGTTTCACTATTTTTAGGTAATAGATTATATCTTATACTATCACTATCTTTATCAGTAACAATACTATAAGGGTATAAACCTTTGACTAAGGTATTATTTTTATCTTCATCATCAATAGGTAAAAAAACACTAACTCTAGCATTTGGTAATCCAAAACCTCCATTAATAACTACCCTACCAACCACTACTCCATAATCCGAACAAAAAGTTCTATAAGCATCCTCTTGTGTAATTTTCATAGAAAGGACTTCAATGAAATCAAATTCTTGGTCTAACTTAACTTTTACATATTTATCTGAACCATTTGGTGTTGTTCTTATTCTTATTGTTTCTGACATATTTACGTCTAATATTTTTTTGTTATATCTTCAACATCTAACATAACGACATCATCTTCTGTTAAATTATCAAAGTCATCTTCATCGTCTTCATCATAATTATTATTAAATTTATGATTGGTAAACCTTTTAATTATCTTCACCATATTTACTTCTTTTGTTAAAACAATAGTGTTAAACATAAAGATTACGATAGCTACATTTATTAACGGTAATAATAAAATACCTATAATAAATCCTACCATTTTTAATATATAATGACCAATTAATTTTATTTTTTCTTTATTATTGGTTTTTAAAAATCTTACATTTTCAGATGTTTCAAGATTATTTACAGACTTGCAATTACAACTCATTTTATTTATTTTTTTTTATTTATTATTTTAACAAATATAGTATTTAATTTATAATAAATAAACGTTATTGTCTTGCTCGAATCATAATATCTTTAGTTGGGTATTTAATTTCGAACATTGTTGTTGATTCACCAAATAATGTCATATCTGAAATATCTATTTGTCTAGTATCTTCATCGATATATTGTTGTGAAATTTCATTTACACTATATTTACCACCACCAACTTTATTATAAATTCTAATTTCTAAAATATTTAAAACACCACCAACATTATTTATTGTTTCTATAAGAGGTGAAAGATAAATATTTTCACCCATTTCGTATTTGTTTACATCAAAATATTTTTTAATTTCACTAATAACTTGCGTCATAACTTGTGATTGAGTTACTTTTTTATCTATAAATAAATCAACTTCAATTGATAAATTAACAATTCTACCATCAGCTATTTGAATATAATCATTTAGCATTCTATAGTCAGATAAATAATTACTAATATTTTCTTTTAAAGTTGTTGTTGATTGATTAGTTAGTGAACCATTTGAATCTAAACTTAAAACATAAATTTTAATTTTATTTTGTTCTTCAAAAACACCATTTCTAAAAGGTGACCCAAATTTACCAGGAATCTGAGCAATCTTTGTTTGATAGTCTTTTATCGTTACAGCTCTATTTTGCGATGCAAAATTATATTTAACCATATTTCTAATTTCTTCTATACTAGGTGCATTTTTACCACCAATAGCTGGAAATAGATTATTTACCTTTAAAGATTTTTTAACATTTTGATTAATAGTTGAATCACTACCATTAACAGTCATATCAATAATACCTAACCCTTTGATTACATTAGGACCTAAATTAGAATCACTACCGCCACCAACTTTATATTTTATGAACATTGTAGTATTAGGTGTAGGAACAACACCTAGAGACATATTATTTATAAAATTACCTATTTGTTTAACTAATAATGGATTTGTGTCAAAATCACAAAGACTATTTATGTCTTGTGTTCCAGCACCAAAAGTTATTTTAGTGAAACCTAAATCAGTATATTCTCTTATAAATCTTTTAGAAACACTTATCCATTTACCTGGTTTTACACCTGAACTATCACTAGAACGTGTATTATCTTCAATAAAAACTTTATCTTCAGCTAATGCATCAACTTCATACCATTTGTTTTCTTTATTTAAAAATTCAGTGAATGTTGGTGTTGTTAAATAGTTTGTACCTGGTAGTGTTATTATTGAGTCAATGTCTAAAACGTCATTATCTGGTAAAATAACCTCTAAAAATGGTCTAGAATCACTAGTATTAATAACTCTTTTTAAAATCTTACTATAACCGTTTGTAACTATCTCTCTTTTAGTTATTGAGTAATTAATCAACGTACCATTACCATTAAAGTTAGGGATAATTAAACGATTTGGAATACCACTAACGGAAAAAGGGTTAGAAAAATCAACATCATTATTCAATTCAAAAATTTTACCAGCACCAGATACTTGTGAGCCAGCTCTAATTATTGGTGCATATGAAATATCAAAAGTATCACCAAAAACTGGTAGTGTTACGGTTAAATCAACAATTGTTGCGCTAGCTCTTTTTCCTGGTATTTTTAAACCAAGAGTTCTAGCTATAGAGAGGATTGATTTTCTTTCTTGTGCGTAGTCTATTTGTGTTTCAGCAAACATTCTATCAGTATTAAAAGATAACATATCTCCTACAGCAGCATTTAATTCTAAAAGCATCATACCTACAGATGCATCATTAAAATCACCGAAAATATCTGGGTAATATTGTTTAACATAATTAACTAAATCAGTTCTTATATTTGCGAAATCCCTTGATGTATAATTTACATTTGCCATATTTTAAATTTTTACTACTACTATATCTGATGAAGAAAAAACATCATCACTTATTGTGTAACTTATAGTTACAACGGCTGCATATTCACTCTCTGGTGACGCAGAAATTATTATATCGTCTAACTTTAAGTTAGGTAAGAATTTTTTAACCACAGTTCTAATTTCATCTTTAATACCTTCTTCAGTCAATATATCGTTAGGTTCAAATATAAATCTTAGTAAATCAGTACCAAAATCTGGATTGTATAATCTTTGACCTCTTCTAGTAAGTATTAAATGTAATAAATCAGCTTTTATAGCTTGTTTATCGTTTTCCGTTAAATCTAAAAAAAACCCTTTTGCACTGTCTTTGAAGGGATAGTTTATATTGATATATTTTGACATATTCTTTTTATTTATTAGATAAATATAATACTAAAAGTTTTTTATAAGTAAATATGAGAAATAAAAAAGGGGACTACATAGTCCCCTTTTTTAAATTTTATTTTGAATTAAGCTGAGCATCCAAAACATTCAAATTGAGTGTCTTTTGGTTTTTCGACATTTTGTATAATCTGGTTAGACGCTAATTTAGAATTTGCTTCTAATTTTGATTTAGTTCTAGTGTAATAAACACCAGTTTTTAAACCACCTTTCCAAGCATACATAAGAGCACTGGCAATCTTACCGTATTTAGCATCAGAGTGATACAAGTTCAAAGACTGTGATTGGTCAACAAATTTATTTCTAATAATCGCTAAATCCAATAACACTCTTTGAGGAATTTCCCAAACATCTTTATATCTATATCTAATATCTTCTGGTATTTCAACTATATTTTGAACACTTCCTTTATTTTTAATAATTTTATCAACCATATTTGAATCCCATAATTTTTCATCAATTAATTCGTTTACCAAATATTTATTGATAACTAAAAACTCACCTTGACCAACTCGTCTTGTAAATAGATTTGATGTTACTGGTTCAAATGATTCAAATACACTCAATAAGATAGCAGAAGAAGCTGTTGGCATCATTCCCAATAAAAGGCTATTTAACATTGGGATAGGTTCACCTTCTGGTAGTGGTGACCATCCTTCAATATATGTTTTACCTTCTGAATATGGGCTTCCTTCCCATGATGGGTAGTTTTCACCTTTCTCAATAGCTAATCTCATTGATTCAACAACAGCAGATTTATACATTGTTTCTGCAATGTCTTTATTCCATTGTTTAGCTTCTTCACTTTCGTAAGATATTTTTCTTTTAGCGAAGAAATCAGCCATACCAGCAACACCGATAGCCAAAGCTCTTTGGTCTTCACCAGCAGCTTTACTCCAATCATCAGACCATTTATTTTTATCAACAACTTTGTTCAACGCTTTAACCAAAATTCTAGTTGTTTTAGCAATTGATTCTAATGAATCTTGTTCAGCTAAATTTATAGATGCTAATGTACATTGTGGTGTATAGTTTGGTCTTGAAGCTTGAAAAATCTCAATACATAAATTAGATTGTTTGATAATCCCAATGTTTCTTTGCATATTGCGTTTGTTCGCATTATCTTTAAACATTACATATGGTTTACCACTTTCTACTTGTGATTTGATAAGTGAATCAAATATGTCTTTAGGGTTAACTTTTTTACCCAATCCTAATTCAACAGCTTTGTAATATTCAGCTTCAAATGCTTCCCCATGTAATTCATAAAGTGGTGTTAACCCAGCTTTTTTGATATCATTAGGGCAGAACAAATACCAATCTTCATTGTTTTGTAGTTTTTCCATGAACAAGTCATTGATAACCACAGCAGTAAATAAATCTCTAGTTCTTAATTGCTCATCACCAATTGGCAAAGTTAAATCTAAGAAATCAAAAATATCTCTGTGCCATACTGATAAGTATAACGCACAACTTCCAGAACGAGAACCTTGTTTGTAGAATCTCATTTTAGCTTGTACCATATCAGCTAATCTTACAACACCACCAGCGTTCCCTTTGAACGATTCTACAATACTATCCTTACTTCTAAGAGGGTCAATTAGTAATCCGATACCAGAACCTTCTTTAGATGCAGAAGCTATCTTAGTAAGCGTATTTTCTATTCCGTCAAATGAATCATCTTCTAAGTGTGTAAGATTACAACTAATCATACCATTTCTTTCTGGTACTCCAGCATTTGTATATGTCGGTGTTGCAAAATTTCCTTTTTTAGTAGTAATTTCATTCATTAATTCTTCATAATCTTCTTCATTATCGTCATGTAAATAACCAGCAACACGTTTATACATACAAGATGGTAATTCAGTTGGAGATTTCTTTTCATCTTTCAATGAATATTTTGAAAGGAAAGTTGTTGCGGCAAAGAAATCGTAAGTTAAATCAACTGGTTGTAATTCTTTACTAATTAATTTAGATTGTCTAGACAATAAAATTCGACCACCCAATAAAGAGTAGTCAGAATGTAATATTATTTTATCAGCAGCTTTAAACGCTATAATTTCATCAATTTCGGTTGTTGTAATATTATCATTTACCAAAGGTATTACCTCTTGGAATAAAATATCGGAATCAACCTTTAACCCTTTGGCTTGTGTTTTGATTCTGGTTAGTATTTTATTTGGTGTAAACGCTTGTGATGTTTTGTCTCTTTTTATTATTCTCATATTGTTTTTATTTTAAAATTCTTCATTAAACATTCCTTCTATTGTTGTTGGTATCTCAACTCTAGTATATTCACCTTCTCTTTTTTCAAAGAAGTTATTTTTAGATGATAACCCGATTCTAGACATGTATTCTAATGGGTTTCTAGTATTAAATTCGGTTTTACAACCAAAATCATTTAAAACAATATCGGTAACATACTGTACGTATTTAATCATATCTTGTTTTGTAAGACCTTGTAATCCTTCTGGCATACTTTCTTCTACGAATACTTTTTCAGCTTCATAACAACTAATAATAATGTTTCTAAGTTCATCTTTTGATAACTTGTATTCATCCTTTAAGTAGTTTTTATATAAATTCAAAGCAAATTCATAATGGAAAGTTTCATCACGTAAAATCAATTCATTCATTGCACCTAACCCTGGCATTTTGTTACGGCTTCTATACCAGAATACACCAGAAAAAACACTAGCAAAAGATATACCTTCAACACAAGCAAAAGCAACAAGTCTATGACCAAATGATGGGTGGTTAATCCAATTTTCAGCCCATTCTGCTTTTTTAGCAACTGCTGGGTTTGTTTCCATTGAATTAAATAACGCATCTCTCTCCGCTAAATTTTTAATATAAGTTTCAATTAATAAAGAATAACCATTTGCGTGAACTTGTTCTATAAATGTTTGGTGACCATAGAAGTATTGTGCTTCTAAGATTTCAACTTCATTTAAGAAATTAGTAGCTAAATTATCAATTACTAAACCATCTGAAATTGCGAAAAATGCTAATATATTTTTTAAATACACTTTTTCTTCTTCTTTCAACTCATCAAATCTATCTTTTGATAAATCTGGTTCTTCAGCCACCCATGTTTGTGCTTCAGCTTTTTTGTACATCGACCACAAATCATTGTGGATGATTGGGAAAATAGAATACCTTTTTTTTAATGTCTTGTCTTTTAAATACATTTTTTTTGTTTTTTTTTAATTATTATTCTTCTATTTTTGGAACTGACAAGGCATTTAATACAGCATTTCTTTGTTTAGCCGCCTCTAACACAGAATTAACTCTTTGTTGTTCATTAACACCTTTAGATTGTTTATGTTCGCTATGTGTTCTTGCACCAGTACTCTGTCCCATATCAATTTGAATTGATGCATTATCAAATTTTATATCTTCGAAAATAAGTCCAGACTTACCAAAACGAGATTTAAGAATTGCCATTGTTGCTGTTCCAGCTTCTTTTTGGTCAAGTGTTTTTGCTATTGATACAACGAAGTGCGCAATTTGTGCTTTCTTGATAGAACCACCCATTTGGTCGGCCTCTACAACATCAGCTTTAATCGAACTTCTATTACCTTGAATCGCTGTCCAACCAGCTAAATCTAACTCTGATAACATTGTTTCAAATTGTCGCATAACACTACCTTCACCTATATTAACATCATCAAACTTTTTTGATGGTTCAACACAATCAATATAATCTAAAATTAAAATATCTGGTCTCCATCCTTGTGCAATTAACTTTCTAATATATTGTCTAATAACTGGAATAGTTGTACCATCACTCGAAAACTTTTTAAGTTTTAATTGACCTTTACCTTTTATCATTTCATTTGACATATTAATAAGTTCGTCTTTATGTAACGATAAACTATTCAAATCATAACCAGACCAACATGATAAATGTTTTCTTTGTATTACTTTTGGGTTATCTTCAAAAAATATTTGTAAAACTTTATAACCGTCAAGCATAGCAGTATTGGCTATCTTTGTCATCATTGTAGTATTATGTGTAACAATAAAATCATCGGTAACAAATAAATGTTCATCATTATCAACCATTATACACGTAGCTTCTTCATCATGTGAATATTCTATTGATTTTATAAATTTATTGTTATTATATTTAACTCTATTAATTACTCTATCATTTTTTCTACTTAATTTGAATGGAATTATATTATTATTTTCTGGAAAAGATATTGTTAATTTATAAGCTTTTTTCCCAGTTTTTTTAACACCTTTATAAATATAGGTTGGTGATTTACTAGATAATTTACAAAAACCACCCAATGATAAAACTAACCATCTAACATTTTCAATTAATTCTTTTGAGGTACTAACATATTCAACACCACCATTTTTTCTAACATTACCATCGGTATCTAACAATCCTCTAAGTAATTCAATTCTGTTTTCTATTGAGTTAAATAAATAATCTGTAGGTATAAATTTAGTATCAGATTTTTTATCATATAAACCCAAAGATTTTAGTTTATCAGTAATCCCATAAATACAAACATCAAATAAACACTCTTGAATTAAAACATCACCTTTATCAATATCTCTACATCTTTCTTTAATTGAGACATTTACTGAATTAGTTCGACTAATTTCATCAACTATTTCAATATCTTTAGTTGTAAATCTAGATGATTTCATATAGCCATCACCTAACATAACACCTAAAACATATGGATTTATTGGTAATTCTTTTTCATTAAACTCAACTGGTTCTACCATTGGTATCTTATAATTTAAAGATTTTTTAGAACCAAAAGTTAAATTATCTATTAAATCTAAAGTTTTAACCACTTTAAATGAATTATCTGATTCTAATTTAATTCTTTTCCCATCTTTCCATGATGAACGATTTCGTTGGTTTATGCTATTAACTGACCATAAATGTTCTTCATCACAAAAAGTAAAAGTATCATCATTAAAACTAATTTTAAAAATTGGTCTATTACCTTGTGGGTAAACACCAATAACGTTAGTTTCTTTACCATTTCTACCAAATACTTTATCATTAACTTTAATATCACCCATTAATTTGTAACCTTCAGGTGTATAAATTTTATTTGAATTTGGCAACGCTTTACCCACTCCAAATGGAGCCAATATAGTAGCTAACTCTGTTTTGGATAGACCACCATCCATTACGTCATCTAAACCTTTTATTCCAGTTCTAATAGGTTTTCTGAAGTCTTCATCTAATACAGTATCTAGATTATCAAAAACATCCATCCCATCATCTTTATTATCACCATGTTCTAAAGCTTTTCTTAAAATAGCTTCACATTGGTCATAATCATCAATATTACCTTTATTTATTATTTTTGTAATCTCACTTACCGATTTCTTTAATTCTTGTTGTTTACAAAATTTCATAGCGATATCTTGAACTTTCAGTGTGTCATTCAAGTCGGCTTCTTGAATTTTACGAAGTTGGCTGATGACATACTTTCGTTGCATATCATCAGTTACATCCTCTAATAATCTAAATTCAAGACTTCCGACATCTGGTATTATATCGTCTTTTATTTTAGCATCTTTTATTGTAGCGGCAACAACTCTTAAATAAGGGTCTTCAAAATAATTTGGATTAACAATATCTATTATTGAGTTAGCAAATTTTCTATCAGTTAGAATTTGAGCTATTAATCTTAATTGGTAATCGTAACCAAGGTAACCTAAACTATTTTTATCTATTTTTGACATCCTAATTTTTTTTTATTTTTGTTATTATAAATATTAATATATTTATAATTTAAACATTAACAATTGTATATTTTTTTTGACTCAAATAGTGTCTAATCTCAGCAATAATAGATGGAATTACTTTTCTAACGTCTACATCATACCTTACTTTTGGTGGGAAATAATTACCACAAAATTGGGTTTTAACAACAGTAACTTTATCAACTTTAATTTCAAATTGAAAATTATCTATTTTATCAAAAATTGATTTATTAGTTTCGTCATCTTCTTTTTTAATGAAATATGGATTATAACTATCCCATAAATAATCTTTTGTTTTGTCTTGTAAATATCTAGGTATAATACCTAATTCACCATATTGTCCGTTATTTACACCAGCAATATTGTCAACTAATTCTTTAAGTTCTAAAGATTTTAATGAATCTTCATTATAGTCTCTAATATTAAAATATCTTTGACAAATAAAATTATCATTAATGTAAAAAATAAATTCAAATCTTTGTTCCTCAAATCTTTGTTCTTCATTTCGCTTAAAACCGTTAAAGTTTTTTGTAGTTTCCATACTCATTTTTTTCTGTTTTTAAATGTTAAAAAATTAATTTTTCTCTTTCTATAAGTTTTTTAAAAGGTATAAGGTATTCTGGGTATCTTATATCACCTATTGTTTTATCTAATCCATCCCTTTCCATATACATAAGAACATTTTTTAGGTCTCTACCTGATGCATCAAGTGTACCGTTAATTAATTGTTCTAAATCACTAATACCATCTTCTGTTAACATTGGTTTTTTAAGGTTTACTAATAATTCATTTATTTCGTAAATTCTAGTTCCTTGAACACCATCTGTTATTGAATTGATAATGTTGTCTAATACTTTTAGAGGTTTTTGTTTACTGCTTAATCTTGTTTCTTGTTGCTTTTTAGCTTCATCTATGATATCGTTTAAAGTTAATTTTCTTTCTTTTAAAACTGGGAAAAGATTTGTTAGCGTTTTCTCTTTTAACCCTTTGATTCCTTTTATAGAATCACTATCATCACCAATTATTGTTTTAACCAACGCAGCATTTTGGTAACTGTAGCAAAAGTACGAAGAAAAATTTGTTTTGTCAACATAATTCTTAATTGATTTATCACAAAAATAAATTCTTACATCATCATCAATTAATTGAGACATATCTCTATCGTTTGTACATATAGTTATCTTCTCGTTTTTCTTTCTAGTAAGACAATAGTAAGCTATAAAATCATCACCTTCGATTATTTCATGTTTTAATTGTCTTATATACATTTCGTTTAAGTATTCCCAAACTATTTCACGTTGGGTTAATTCAGATTCATCTATTGGTTGAGTACCGTTTATAAAATCTTTACCCCTACCACTTTTATATGGTTCATATATATTATATCTAAGTAGTCCACTATAATTACCATCCCAAAAAACATATACCCTATGATATAGTTCTTGGGATAGTAACATTCTTAGTGTTGTTATGAACTGATATATACCACCGATATGGTGACCATTCTGATTATATTGGTTTTTAGCACCGAAAAAACCAGTCTTAAATAAAGCATTTCCGTCTACCAATAATGTATTTTGTATTTTTTCTACAATTTCACCGTTTCTAGGTGGTCTTTTGTTCATAATAGAACTTTTAAAGGGTTATTAATCTTTTTCGTATGCGTCAGAATCGAAATCATGTTCTTTAACCGCAAAGTCTTCGAAGTTTGTACCTAATTTTTTGTTAATGAAATCTTTTTGTTCTTTAACGTAGTCATTTTTTTCAGTTGGGTTAACAAAACCATGCGGTGTTGAACAAATAGAACCCATTCTTTCAATACCGTTTACGTGATTTTTAACACACTTGATATCTGTCATTACACCGAATTGGTATGATTTACCACCCATTACTGCATCTAATTTCTTAGCTGAAGAGGTTGACATACCACCCATGTGGAAAATAAGTCTAACACCGTATTTAAAACCCTCACCACCATTATGCATTACTGTTGGTTGTCCTACAGCATTTGGTCTTAACCAAATTTTTTGAACTGCAACAAATGTATTAATAAATGGAGCTTTTTCTCTTCTTGATGCTGGAATTCTAAAATTTAAAATAGATTCGAAAGCTCTTTTAAGTGCCCCAGCTGTCCATTGGTTATTATTTGTATTAGATACCGCACCTTCGTAACAACCAATTGAACCTATTGAATCCCATACAAAAGTAATATTTCTATCAAATTCACCTTTATCTTGTTTATCCATAATTTCATTCATTGCACGTGCAATATCTTCAACAACTGGGATAAATCTTTGTGGTGATTGGGTCATTTTACCAGATTTATAATCGAAATTTTGGTACAATTCAACTAAATCACTACCACCAAAATACATGAAATCATCACCATCATAATCAACAATTTCACCAGTTTCTTCATCTGCAACTTCATTAAAATTAAAACCAACTAATTTAGCATGTTCCCAATTAAAACTACCTTCAGTATCGAAAATAACAACATAATCACCTAATTTTTGTGCACCAGCAATTGTTTCATAAATACCTGTTGATTTACCGACATCGGAGAAACCCCTAAATTGTGTTGTATAACCACGTGGTACGCCTGGTAATCCTACTGCATCATGGAAAGCTTTTTTAAATGGAATCCATGCTAATTCTTTTTCTTTAACTGTTTGTTCACCTAAACCTAAACTAGTTTTAAAACTTTTGTTATCAAATGGTTTTTTTTCAATTGTCTTTTTCTGTGGTTTTGTAGCCATTTTATTTATTTTTATTTATTTATTAATCGTTATTATTTTAGGAAAAAAAAAGAGTAATCACTTACTCTTTTTTTTTATTTACCATTTTAAAATGGCAAGTCGTCTTCTTCATCTTCTTCCATTTTTACTGAAGTTTCTGTTTCTTTAGGTGAAGTTACTGTTGTAGCTTGTAGATTGGCTTTAACATTATCAATACCTAATGTAATTTCTTCTTCATTAGTAGATGTGTTTTTTAAGGCTTCTTTATCAACGAATTTTTTCTCGTCTTTATCCCATACTGGGATTCCACCTTTAACGATTATTTCTAAATAATCATAACTTCTAACTGAATAAACATCCTCCCATGTTCTAGTGTCATTTAACCATTTTTCAGCTTTTTCAGCATCATCGGTTAATGGTGTTGCATCTTGTGCAGCGATAGAAGTTACAACTGGGATTTTGTTTCGGTTTCTTTGAATAGAAATAGCTAAATCACGTCCAGATTCTACGTTTGTGATATCTTTGTTTGTTTTTAAAGTAGTTAATAAACCATGAATTTTATCAAAAATACCTTCTTTTCTGTAATCATGATTGAATCTCCAAAATTTAACACCCCAATCTTCGTTTTCTCTGTCGATAACTTTAACAACATACATTTTACGAGCGTTATATTTTTTAGCTAATTCTTTATCAGAATCTTTACCAGTGGCTAATAATTCTTCACGAGCTTCGCAGAATGGACATGCTTCGCCTTTTTGGTGTTTTAAACATGCAAAAGTTTTCCATTCACCTTCAACTTGAACTTTATGTCCATGAACTTCAACAAATGGTGAACCATCTTTGGATGGTAAAATTCTAATTTCTTTAGTTGCTGATTCAATACCGTCTTTAATAAAAGTATTAAAATAGTTTTTTAAATCATACACTTTTTCATTTTTCTTTTCGTACTTAGGAGCGTTATTCTTTGCGTACTGTTCTAGCATTGAATCCAATGCACTTTTTTCGTTACTCATCTTTTTTTAATTTATATTTATGTTATTACTTACACATTTATTATTACAAATATACTATACAATATTATAAAAGTCAATTTATTTATAATGTATTTAGTAAAAAATATTTATTCAAATCTACACTAACTTTTTTATTAACACAATAAAAAAATTTATTTTATTTAAATATCTTCTTCTTCGTAATCATTTTCATCTTCTGGTCTCACACCGAAGCTTTTTTTAATTTCTGGTTCGCTATAAGTCGTGTCTATTTCATCTTGAGTCAAGGTGAATTCGTCTTTTTCTTTATTCATCACATCATAAGAACCTTCTTTATCAGCCCAATAGTCAGTTAATTTTTGTGAGTAAGGGAAAGAACTTAAAGAACGCATCTCTAATTTTTCAACTGGTGTTGGGTTTCTTTTAACTATTTCTTTCTCTAAATTTTCTATCTTAGAACTAACAGCATCCATACTAGCGATACGTGATTCTAAATCAGATAATTTTTGTAAAAGGATTTCTGTATTTTGTGTTGCTTTATCAGCGGACATTTTTGCTTCTTCTGAACCTTGTACTAAAGACGTTACGTCAATTTCAACATCATCTGATGTATCTTCAACTGGTTCTTCAATTTCTGGTTCTTCAACTGGTACTTCGGTTTCTGGTTCTTCGACTGGTGCTTGAGATTCTGGTGCTTCATCTTGTGCTGTGTCAACACCTAAATCACTAGCTACATCAGCTGCTGCTGCTTCGACATCTTCATCTTCTTCTAATTCCATTTCATCACCTAATATAATTGGTTTATCAATTTCATCACCATATACTGGTTGTTCTTGTTTTTCAGAATAGAATTGATAGTTTTCTAATAACTTAAATCTATTAAGTTCTTCTTTAAGTAATTCTGGGTTGAATTTTGTTTTATTTCTCATTTAATATTAGAATAATAATTGTCTACCATCTTCGGTGATTATTTTTTTGTTAATTCGTTCAATTAGGCTTTTATCACCCTTGATAACACAAACACCAGAACTACAATCTAAATCTGGGTTTTGAGATTCAGTGTTTAAATAACCATCTAAAGCTTTATCTAAACCATTTTGATTTGGTTGAGGTTGTTTTGGAGTATTTTTAATATCTTTCATAATAATATTTTTTTTTTATTTTTTATTCTTATATATAAATATCTGTAAAAAATAAAAAAAACCTTCTTATAATTAATTAAGAAGGTTTAATTTTTTAATCTATATATAGATTATTTTTTTTAATTTCTAATTGAATATGAAAAAGGTAAATATTTAATTTCATATCCTAAGTTGTTAAGATGATTTTTATATTCCGTTATTATGTTTTTTTCATGCAAAAATACTGAACTAATTTTTTTAATTTTGTTTATTAATTTAATTTTATCGTAACCAATATAACTCATTAATTTTAAATCAACACCAAAAATAAAATTTTCACCATATATGTATACCATATCACCGTTTAAAAATGTAATTAATTTTTCAATAGAATATAATTTCCTAACTATCTTATATAAACTTTTTGAATTATATTGTAAAGGGTCTATAAAAACATATTTAATATTTTTTGTTAAATCATTATATACTTTATTTATAAACCAATTTAAATCTTCAGCGTGTTTATCTCTTCTTTCTGTCTTTTTAACCGTCCAATATAAATTTGGTTCAAGTTCAATATCTAATATATTAAAATCTGGGTAGTGTTTATTAACGTAATCAAAACCAATAATTAATGTAGGAAGTCCATTGATTATTTCATCAATAGACTTCACAACATTAAATTCTTCTGAAACACTTATGTTATTATTCGAAACTATATTTGCAATTTTCATATTGCAAACGTACTAATTAAAAATTAATTATACAAAATTTTTAGTTACTATCTGATTGTAATACTTTTTAGCGTATTCAACTCTTTTAGTATCATATGTTCCATTTAAAACATCATTTAAGTTAAAACCCACTTGACCTAAATTACCACCTTCATAAGTTTTTGAGAAAATTTTAGCTGCATCTTCAGCACTGGTAACTTTTTTTAATTCCGCTAAAGTATATTTCCAAGTATTTTTTAATTCAGAATTTAAGAAATTAAGTTGGACTTTATAATCATCAATCGTTGATTTTGATGAATTAGCTAATTCATTTAATTTTTTCAATCTATCACCTCTCCATTGAATCAAACCATACGCACCACAACCTCCACCAAGAGAGTTGTAAGCTTGTGGTTTAAAATTAGATTCTCTAAATAAATTACCCATAATACCAGCAACAGCGAAATCATTTAATTTAGTTATATTTTTAATTTCAATATATAACTCTTTACTAGGTATTGTATTAGTACCATTTGTTAATAAAGGTGGACAACCAGTTTTTTGGATAGTTTGACCATCGAAACCATCACCAGCTCTTTTAATATATTTTTTTTCACAACCAGTATAAACAGCTTCTTTACCATCTAATGTTTTAGGGTTTTTAACTACACTGTCATAAGATTTGTTATTAGTATCAATCTTCTTACCATAAAAGTTTGGGTTTTTATTTATTAAACACATTGCTGATTTACCATGATATTCCCAATGCCATGCTTCATCATAACCACTGCTATCTCTAGCCCAACTTGGGTTCATAAATCCAAATCTAAACGAATTATTATATAACCATTCAATCGCTGGGTTTTTACTATAATCAAAATTATCTGGTGAACTACCTTCTTTATAATTAAATTTAATTATTTTACCGTTTCTATTTACCCATGACATATCAACAGCTAAACCCCAACCATGATATGATGTTCCAGCTGCCGCTGCTGTTTTTTGACCTTTAGCTAAGCTAGATTGTTTTGAATAGTCTCTATATAATGAACTAACATAACCATAATTACCATTTGAATCCGTTTTGAATCCTTGGTCTTTCATCCATTTAACCCATTCTTTTAACATAACTGTCAAGGCATCAGCTGCTTCTGATATCATATAACTATCTTTAACATTATTACCAAAAGGTATTCCAGTAAGGTTAATCTTTTTAGTTGTGATTTGACCATATTTTTTACCAAAATAAATATACGCATTGCTAACACTATTTTCAATTAAAGTGGTTACAATTGGTTCAAATTCCCCATTAACACCACCACCTACTGTACCAGTTCCAGCTGAACTTAAATCCATTGTTTCTAAAATATCCATATAAATATCATATGCTGAAATCAATGGTGTTTCTGGATATCTAATTCTAGTACCAGTAAAATTTGTAAACATACTGTTAGGTTTGATAGAATGTGATACTTTTGTTATTAAATAAGCACCATGGAACATTGGTATATTATCTAATTGAAAATACATCATTGGTTGAATCATAGCATTACCCATCATTTCAACTTTTGCTGTATAACTTCTAACAGCATATACATTATATATGTTTTGTCCTACAATTGCTCTATTATTTTGACTACCTTTTTGTGATATTTCATCTTGGATTTGAATCGATTCATCCGTTTCACTAAATTCACTTTGGTCTAAATCAATATCTTTAAATATATTTTGATTTTGTTGACTATATCTAACCATAAAAGTACTAATAGGGTCTTCATACTCAGCATATTTTTCACTAGTAAAATCTGTTGGTACCGAAACATCAACACCACCGTTCATACATCTTAAATCAAATCCATCATTAGGATAATTACCATCTTTTAAATCTAAATGTTTTGAAGCTTGACCATCATAAACACAAACAAAAGCTGGTCCACAAGAGCCATCTTTAATTAAACCATCACTGTAATTGTATGGTTTGAAAATTGCTTCTAAATTTTTATCATCGTTAAAATTTATAAAATTAGGTAACGCTTGAAAGTTGAAATTATTTGAAGCTAAAATAGATGAAATACTCTCATAAGCTGAACTATTAGGGTTCCCTATTAAGGTATTATTTATCGGTATTGGATTTATATATAGTTCATTACCAATATCTCTAAAATTCCTAGTTACAAATCTAAAACTATCAATCATTCTAGTTTTACTGTTTTCATATTTTTTAGCTAATGCGTTATCAACACTACTCCTAGTACCACCACATTGAAACACTAAATTATCAACATTTTTAGCACCACCCAACCATTTATCATAAATATTTTTACAATTTCTATATAATTGAAGTCTGATAATATCTTTATTAGATGTACCGAATGCAGCTATATCTAAATTTTCATTTTGTTTAGAAATATTATATTCATCAGTCTTACCACTTAAAACATTCATTACAGATTTAAAATAAATATCAAATTTACTCTCATCAACAATAATTGGTTCTCTTTGTGAAGTTGTTGATACTTCTTTCCAAATTTTATAATTATTATTTATTATAAAAACTTCGTCAATCATTATATCAATTAAAGTTGTGACAACATCATTCGTACCATAACCATCTTTTAATTCTAAATGAAGATAAAAATCACGAATAAATGCGTATTTTGGTAATTCAATCATAGAATAATATTTTAAAATATTATCTTTTCTAGTTTTATAATCTTTACCATTTAAGTTACCACTTATCATTGCACTATTTTTTGGTGGGTTAAAACTAGTTAATCCTACTCTAATCTCTTTAATATAATCGTTAAAATCTTTACCAGATGTCTTATAACTAGTATCGAAAATTTCTAATTTATCAGATAGATTTAACCAACTTTTAGTGTTATCCTTATCACCATTAACAAAATCAAAAAATATTTTTTTAAACTCATTTTTTACTTGTTCTGGTAAAGTTAACATTATATCACTATCCTTCATATCTGGATAATCGAAATATGATAAATCACGAGTGTAATTTAAAAATGTTGGAAAATGTTTTTCAAATCTATCAGGAATATCAAATAAAAAATATTTTGATTTATTTATATCACCATTGCTATAATCAACACTCCAAACTATTGGGTCATTAACCCCACTACCACCATCAATTAGTTTACCATCCTCTATTATTGGGTCACTTTTATCTAATCTCCATAACATACTTCCAATATACGCACACCAAATTCTAGGTGCATGTATTATACCAGCTTTTTTATCAAATAAGTGTTTTATCTGATAATTACCAAATGGGTCAGATGTTAGTTGATTTGTATTAAAAGGTAAAGATTGTAAAAATAAAAAAGCTCTTGAATAATCAGCACATGAAATTTTATATTTACCTTGTTTATATATTATTTCAGCATAACTTTGTTGGTAATAAAATTCACTACCAAAAAGACTAAAACTGTTGTCATCATAAGTTTCTCTAGTACCATCACTATTTTTTGAAGCGAATTTTAAGTCAATATAAGGGTAAGAGATATTAGAACTACCACCATTTAATAATCTTTTTGATAAAATTCTATTTAAACCTAGATTTTTATGTAATTTATTACCGTTTGGATTATCAGTATAATTAAATAATTTATCACCTGTAGTTAAGTAGCCATTTTCATTGATTTTACTTATTAAGTTTGTTGCTATTCCACTAACTTTACTAGTATTAGCTAAACCAGTATCGCAATTTCTGTAGAAAACATACATAAGTGGTAAACCATCTAAAGTTTCATCACCCCAATCCATATCTTTAAATTCTTGAATACCATAATTAGGATTGAAAGAATTATAACCAGCTGTACTATCTACATTTAGTTGTGATAATAATTTTAAATTCATTTTAGTTTCAGTTGGAACACCTTCTGGTATTGTTGATAATGTGATTGGTGTTGGTAACGAATCTAAAATTTTAATATTAATACCACCATCATCTAATTTAGTAAAACCTTTTGCACTACTATAATTTGTTAAGAAAAAATTCTCTTGATTATCTCTTTCGTTAACTAAATCATCTTTAATTTTTGGGATAGTTGGGTCACCCCAAGTACCTTTATTAAATTTTTGATTTAATGGTAGAACTTTAAAATCGTCTTCATTGTTAGTGTTATAAATGTAATTATAAAATAAACCTTTACCTTTTTTTGATTTTTCAACTACTTTAATATTATCTTTACCGTTAACACTACCAGTTATGTTTTTAATGAATTCTAAATTAATTTGTGTTAAAGATTGTCTAATAACAGGGTCTTTAACAGCTCTTAACATATTATTAACTTCAGACGCACCCATACCTATGATTTCTTCATCTGTTAAAATAGATGGGTCGTTTGAGTAACCTAGAAATATCATTGCTCTAATAACCATAAGTCTTAAAACATCTGGTAGGGTTGTTAAGTCACCAGCTCTTTCGTATGGTTCTATTTGAGAAAAAATAGCTGTATCATATGGGCTAACTGGATTCCAAGTAGTCTCATTTTTTTCTTGTGCTTCTACAGCTTCTTGTTCTAATTTTGTAGCCTTTCTAAAAGCTTGTACTAAATCGTCAATAAAAACTAATTCATCAACTTTTTCTGGAAATTCCAAAACATCTGAAGCACCTAAATATTTATCAACATATGAATTTTTTACAGTATCTTTTTCTCTATAATCTGGCCATGGAAAAAATTCTTGGTTTTTTATTAACTCTGTTAACATATCTGAGTTTTTACCACCCTCTTCATCATCTTTGAATTTCTTACTTAATTCTTCTTTTCTACTGTCGCTTTTTGATGCTGATTCTGAGACAATAAATATTGTTTCAATAAATGTTTCAATAGCGGCAGTATAACATTCTATAATTGTTCTAGTTGTTGGTTCGAAACCGATTATATCTCTAACTTCTTCTTGGAAAGCTTTAGCTAATTTAACTTTAGAATCTTTTTCACTAACTTCTAACGATTTTCTAAATTTACCTATAATATCAAATAATGGAGTCATATCAAAGATGTTAAGACTAGCTTTTAATCCTATATCTGTTGTTGCATTATTACTAGCAATGTGTTTAACTAATCTTTGTTTTAATTCGTCTATATTACTTGGGTTACCTAATTTTAAATTTAAATTAGAATCATTTGTTGTTGATTTTAATTCTTCTAATGTAACATTTTTATATAATTTTCCACCATTTAAATTGGTAGATATTTCTATGTTTAAAAAGTCACTTTCATTTAATTTATTTACTTCATTTAGTTTATTAAATTTAATAATAGATTCTTTAACACTAGATTTATATTGATTTTCTAATGCGTTTTTTTGTGTTTCAGTATATTGTTCATTATTATTGTTATTATAAATTATAAATTTATATTCATCTTTTTCTTTATTTAAATCAAAGTTTTGACCTAATTGGTTTATTTGACTTAAAATTTTATCTAATTCATCTGTTGATTCCTTAACAGCAGAAATTACTTTTGAAGCTGGATTTTCATTTACTTCTTTCTTTAAACCTTCGTTTAATTTACTAATAGCTAAAGATAATTCTGAAAGTTTTAATACTTTATTCCCATTCGTAAACGTCTCGTTATATTTATTAAATTGTTCACCACCTATTCTAGTGAAAGGTATAGCTTTCAAATAACCTAGTAACATATCTGACATCAAAGCATATGTATAACCAATGAAGTTAGCTGTTAATTCAAAATTACCAGTCTTAGAATTAAACTTAGAATTGAACTTTAACATATGTAAACAATATTTTACTGGCATACCATAATAACCCTTTATTTCTAATTCAAACATAGGGTATGGTAACTGGAAAAATGTTGTATATTTATTTCCTTTGTTGTTTATTATATTTTCTTCATTTTGGAAAATAGCACTACCTCTAACATCAACAAAATTTATAGTAATCATTGGTGCCATTGAAGCATTGAACTCAATATCGATATTTGTTATACCTAGAGTTTCATCATTGGTAATATCACTTTCGAATCTAGTTGTTAAATCAGTATAACTTGTTGTTAAAACTTTTTTACCACCTAATTCAGAACCTTCTAAGAAATTAACACTTATTTGTGAAACATTATCTTTATTTCCACCTTCTACTTCACCAGTTAATAACGTTCTACCTTTTCTAAATGCGGTTAATTTTACAGATATATTTAAGTCTTCTAATTGAACTGGAACGTTGTCAGATGATTTAAAACCATCAAAATCGTTTGGGTCAACTATTTTTGCTCTACCAGCACTGCAACCTATTGTATTTTTATTCTCCATATAATGCTTTATGATTTCTTATTTGTATCATATATCGTTCAACCGCATTTTCAAATGGATACGGAATTCTGATTAATGTCATATCTGGTATGTTAAATTCTAAACCACCAAATTGTGGATTTGCGGCCATAATTAACCACCCACTCCATGCGTTATTATAATACATGTTACTTATTTTGTCAAGTCTACCAACACCTTGTTTGTAAACATAACTCAAATCTGATGAAGATTCTGGTATTGTTATTCCTGGTAATGGTTTCATTTCAGCATTAATTCTAAATTGTGAGTATCTATCTACATATCCCGCCATATTCTTTTATTTTTAATAGTTTTTTTCATAATTACCATCAGCACTAATAATAACTGGTACTGATTGTATCTTTTCATTATTATAGAAAACACTTAAAGTATAATTACCGTATTCAGGTAATTCAATAACAAATGTTCCCATCTCTGGTATTTCACCTAAAGCATATGCATAAGTAAATAAACGCCATGGGTCTTTTCTTTCAATACCATCTAATTTTACAATCTCTTCATATCTAGAACTATTTGATGGTGTTGGTGAACGTTCTATAGATAATTTTACCCCTTTTGTTAATAGTTTTTTTAATTCTTCATCAGTAATTAATTTAACATCATCTTTGTTAATTATATTTTCACTTTTAAGAGTTATATTAACAATTTTTTTTGTTTTTGATTCAGAAATACTAAGAATATCTACATTTTTAAACCCAATTATTTTAGGTTCAGATGAAGAACTAATTGGAGTTTCTTGTACACTAGCTGGTTGTTCATTAGCTTTTACTTGGTCTATTTCACGCTCATTATTTTTAGCTTGGTCTGTTTCAAATGTTTCGATTATAGGGTCTTCTTTTGTTGATATAACACCGTTATTTAAATACATACCAGTACTTGAGTCTGGAGTATTAGAAGTTGGTTTTTTATCTGAAATAAAATCAGCTCTAGCTTCATAAACACCTGTATTAGCGTAATAATTAAATGATAACGCATTTTGTAATTTATTAATAGGTCCATATAATGATTCACCACCAATAAACTTGAAAGATAAGCTTACATTTGCAATCATAGGTTGTACCCCGATACCTTCTGGGTTTAAATCCCAAACCAACGGTTCATAATCTATATTTAAACTATCAATAATAATTTTAGTATTAAAAAAATCACCAACTCTTAATATACAAATTGGTGCCCTACCAAACGCTAAATTATTTGTTGTTTGTGTATCTGTAGGTCCTTGTCTAGTACATTGTTGTAAAAATGTTAATCTAGAATTTAAACCTTCTGGCGTTGTTGAATGGAAACTTGGATGGAAATATTTTATTTTATCTCTAAATCTATCAAAAATGAATTTATCTGTTTTTTTAAGTTTATCAAAAAACATAGTTTCATTATAAAATTTTTGAGTTATTTTTGTTGTTATATCCTTTTTATCCATTTCATATGTTGGTGGTGGTTCAGAAAATTCTTCCAAAGCAGCACTTGCATCATATCTGAAGTGAATCTTAACTTTTCTATCTAATTTACAACCTAAAGTATCAGTTGGACAAAGAGTATTTCTATCTTTTTCTTTTACGTTTTTAGGACAAACTTTACATTTAGAATCCTTTTCTTTAACTGGTTCACTTTTCATTTTTTTGATTCTACTTTTTGCTTGCTCTGGTGTCCAACCAATAAAATTAGCCCATTCTGTTCTTAAATTTTCTACTACTCTATCAGCTCTTTCATTGGCTAATTGTATATTACATTCTTCTCTACCTTGTGGACTAGCATAACCTGTAACCTCAATAACACAATGTGGACATTTCTGGTTAATATATTCACTAATTAATATAATAGCTTGAGGTGAATAAAAACCTTTAAAGAATGAATCACCTACTGTTGTTATAGGTGCAGCACCAGTACCACCACTATAACTAAAATTTAAACCATAATTATGATTATCTGGCCACTCTCTATGTATACCATTATTATTAACACATTCCGTTTTATATGTAAAGTTACTTGGGTATGACTTCAAACCATAACTATCACCACTATAACTTGGTGAATTATATACTTCATAATCAATATATTCATCAAAATTAGGGTTTCCAGATGTCGAACCGCTAACACCGCATTCATATAATGCTGGTGTTTCAGCTTGGTCATTAGGGAAAAAAACAAACATATCACCAGGAGGTATTTCCTCTGGAGGTGCCACTTTTTCTTGTGGTTTTTCAGTAATTGTTGTTATAGTTTTTGTTATTTGTGATGTTGTGAATTTATCAGTCCAAATACTATCTGGTTCAATACATCCAGCCATAAATGAAGCAACATAATGGTCGTCTGGTCCAGTTTCACCTCTAAATGTATTTGTGTAAGTTGAATGGTCTACAATAATTTTAAACGATAATTGACCAGCTCTTTCAGTATTATTATAAGTATACATATTTTCACCTCTACCAATGAATTTATGTGATTCCCAATCAACACTAGTTGATTCACTGAATTGAATATCATATGGAGGAAACCACATAATTCTACCTTGTTTACCAGTTATTGGGTCGCCTGGACCTAATTCACCTTTAGGTAGCATTTCTTTTCTATCAAACCAAGCTAAGTTTTCAATAGAAAGCATGTAATTTTTAACATTTCTTGGTACATCTTTATTTAAGAAATCATTTGTATATGGTGCTATATGTACAAAACCAGTATCTTCTAATACTGAATTTTCAGTATTGAATCTAAATGGTAATTTTCCACTATCTTTTGTGTATAAACTATCATTTCTAACTAATTTAGAGATAGAATCGTATCTACCGATTGTTGTCCAACTTCTACAATATGTTTCGTCAGCTGTTTTTGCTATTTTATTCCATTCCCCAGGTGAACTTTTTTCACCAGTTTGTGGGTTTGTATAACCAAACATATCTGCGGACATAACAGCATTACCTTTAGAAAACCCTTTACCATTTGCTTGTGTAATTTGTGATGAATTTTTATTCATATCACCTTTTGCTGTTACAATATTTAACATACCGACACTATTAAAAAGTTTTTGTGTTTTTACTAATAAACTCTTTCTATTACCAGTTATATCAGAATAGTCATTATTAGAATTAACTTTACCACCACTACCACCATCATAACTACCCCAAGAAAATGCAACATCACTTATTAATCTATCATCATAACCCTTATTACTAAAATGACCAACAAATTCTAATTGTGTTGGGTCTTTAAAACCATAACCATCTCTTCCAGTTACTTGTTCTTCTCTTAAATAACTTAAATCAGAAATTACACCATCACTTTTACTAAATAGGTTAATTATTGAATCACCAGTAGTTGAAAAAGCATATAATTTAGTATTACTAATTATATCATTACCTTTATTATTTTTAAATGCTGGTGCATAACCACTTCTAAAGTGATTTAAGCTATTATTAGGGTTATCAGTACCACTTGGGTCAGTTCCATTGATATTTGCGTTTATATTAGCTAATAACGCTTGTATTTGACCATTACCTGTTGTTTTTAATAAAGCATTAGCTCTTTCTATGTTACCTACTTCACCACTTTCAGATTGGAATATTGAACCAGCTTGAGTCATATAGCTTCTAGGTACAGTAAAACCTAAAACCTTACTAGTATAATCAGCTATCCGACCAAGACCGCTTTCTGGAATTGTAATATTATAATTAGGTCTCGGAAACCCAGCAAATCCTTGACCCTTAACAAGACTTAATATATTATCTTGAATATTTAATGAACCTAATATATCTTGTTGTAGATTAAATGCTGCATTATTAGCTAATGCTAACGCTAATTGTTGTCCACCAATTTGACCTAATTTAGTATCTTTTAATAAACCAGTAGCACCTAATACTCTACCAGCTAACGAGGCTTTTAAATCAAAGTTAGGTACAACACCACCTTTAGATAAACCTAAACCTTGACCATTAGTTATACTACCAATTATATTAGCGGTTTGAGAAATATTATTATCACCTAAATTTAAACTACCATAAGTATCTAAATAACCTTTAATTTGTTGAGTAGAATCAACTGGTTGTAAATTAATAAAATCAGCTATATCTATTTGTTTATCAACGTCTAAATATAAATTTTTAGCTGTATTATTATTTTTAAATTTAGCATTAACTGTTTTACCAAAAATACCATATTTTTTAACTTCATCGTTAGCACCAGTAGGGTATCTTTGAATACCATTAGGCCATTCAGCATTACCAAATGAAAATAATCCATTTTGTGATACATAAGGGATATTTTGTATATAATTGATAGAAACTAAATCATTAGCTGTTGTTTCAACGTTTTTAAAGGTATTAGGTAGTATATTTTGTTCTTTCCATAAAACACCTTCAGTTTCTAAAGGTAATCCAATAGGGAGTAAATTAGACCCATTACCAACCATAGTATCTAATACTGGTTGACCAATTTTAGGACTAGGTAACATACCTAACTTTTGAGGGTATTGAGGTGATAAATTTTTCAATAATAAAAAGTCACGTATATTTGGTAACGTAGACATAATACTGTTGATAGAATTCTTAGAATTTTTATTTGGTGACCCTTGATTATAGTATAATGACATAATTATAATAATTTATATATAAATACTATAGTAGTAAACTTTTTATCAAAATAAATGATTTGTTTGAACTATATAAATAAAAAAAAGGTCCCTATATATGGAACCTAAATTTATTTTTTGTATATTTACATTTATTAAAAATAATAAATTATTATTATTATATTATTATATTATTATATTATTATATTATTATATTATTATATTATTATATTATTATATTATTATATTATATACAATATTACGGATTTAAAAATTAAAAAACAACATTTTATATAATTATTTTTAATTTATTTTATAAACCATTAAATATCAAATACTTACTAACCTTTAGGTTTACCAGCATTAAATTGTTTTACCGTTTCTTCTTGTACCATTCTGGTTATTTGTCGTCTAAAACTTTGATTATTTGCAATATCAACGTTTATTGAACCACCTGGACTATCTAAGATTATTGTTCCAGATATATTAAGTGTTCCAAATTCATGTTTTATTGAACTATTATTACCTTTTTTCATTCCACCACCAACATGCGGACCAACTTCTAACCCATCTTTTGCGTGTGTTTTAGCCATTTGACCAAATTTATCTGTAATTGTAAAAGGTCCACGTCCAGGTTCTGCAATACCATCTTGCACTTCTTGTCGTTCACCAAATATTTTATCACCTAACCAATCACCAGCCATACTTCCACCAACACCACCAGCTATACCTAAAGGAACTGAAGCAGCACCTAATCCACCAATAGCACCTAATCCACCACCGATAGCTCCACCAATACCAGATAAAGCACCTCTACCTAAAGTTTCCATTGAAAATCCATTTTCAGCAACATCAAAACCCATACTAGCTAAAGCACCTATCAAAGGTATTCTTTTAAGTAAAGTTTTACTTAAAGCTTTTCCACCACCTTTAAAGGCTGAACCAGCCATTTGTGTAGCACCTCTTCCTTGCCTAATTAAAGATGTACCACCAGCTTTCATAGCACCTTTTATACCACCTTGTTTATAACCACCTTTTAATGATTTCATTGTTCTACCTAAATCAAAATTACCTCCAGGTGAAGATGCACCACCTCCAGGTGAAGCAGCTGAATTAAAACCATTAGCTAAAGAAACACCATTTTTATACCATTTAATTGTATCCCACACACCACCTAATAATTTCATACCACCTATTAAAATAGGCATTGCTTTAACAAAACCTAAAATACTAGCTGTCATTTTTGGGTGTTCAATAATAAAACTACCAATAGCACCTATTAAATCACCAACCATTTTAGCTGATGTTTGTATTATTTCACCCCAACCACCTTTAGCGTTAAATTTCTCAACTAAACCATCCAATTTAGGCATCATCTTATTAATTCCTTCAAGCATTGGTAATAGTGAGACCTTTAAGTTATCAATAAAGAAAGTTAGTTGTTCATCAAAAGTCCTGGATTGTTTAGCTCTTTCATCCATTGTCTCTTGTTGTGCTATTTGAGAATTAATTAAAGTTTTATCAGCTTGAGTTAATGATTTAACTAATCTCTCTTTCCCATCAAGCATAATTTTAGCTTCACCTTTTTTATTTAAAAAAGATTTATTAGTAATAAATTCTTTTATGGCTTCACCTTCTTTTCCACCACCAATAGTAAAAGTCATTTGAGATTTTATATCTTCAAATTTTTTAGCATTTTTACCCATAGTAACCAAGTCTTCATAAGCAATACCAGTTTGTTCTGCAATTATTTTTAATTTATGCATACCCTCAGCTGCCATGTCGTACTCACCAGTTGATTTATTAAATGTAACACTTTGTTTTGCTGCGTTTGATATTTCCTCAGTTAACCCTTTCATATCATTACGAGCCATATACATTAAATGAAAAGGGTCAGACATTTGAGCCCATGCACCACCCATAACATTTAACTGAGCAGACATCTCAACAGCTCCTTCAATATTCCATAATTTATCAGCAAACCCAGCCGCTGTTTCCATATCAACACCCAACTTAGTTACTAATTGAGCCATTTTAGCCAAACCCTTAGTACCTTCTTTGAAATTATATTTATTCATCAATTTCATACCACCAGATACATTTTTCATTACCTTTGATGCATTAAGACCCATCTTGTGTGCATTTTTTAATGTACCATTAACAAAATCACCAGTACGTTCAGCCGAAACACCCATGATATCCATATCCGCTGCCATTTGTGCTGTTCCTTCGGCTCCTAAACCAGTAACCACTGACATTTCAGCCATTGCTGTTAAACCCTTTTCATTTAATAGGACATTTCTACCTAAATTCGCACTATAATCCTCTTGTAATTTAGCTAATTTAGCAATACCAACACCAATCATTGTTGTTTGTTCAGCAACATTTTTTATGGTAGTTCTCATTCCACCACTTTCTTTAGATAAAACACCCATGGATAAAGCCGCTTGTTTCATAGCTTTATCCATTTCAAATATACCTAAACCTTTAATTTCACTACCAATACTTCTAAATAACCCAGGTAATTTTAAAGACATATCTTTTAAACTAACTAAAGATTTACCTAACGCCATCGAACTAACATTAACTTCTTTAGCTACATTTTTATATAAACCAACCTGTTTATCGATTAATTTATTTTGTTTTTCTAAATATTTTAATTTAGCTTTTTCAGCTTCTAATTCTTCTTTAGACATTGAAAGGACATTATTCTCAACATCTTTTAATCTTTTCCTTATATCTTCCTCTAATTTCTTAGTTTTATTATAAGTCTCTTGAAGTTGTTGTGCTTCTTTAGCAGCTTTGATATATTCATCATAACTACTATTCATTCGTTCCCTTAATTTAGCTTCCTCTTCAAGTAATCTCATAGACTCTCTTGCCGCTCTATTTAAATCTTGTTCCGATTCAATTTGTGATTTATTCTTTTTTGCCATGTTTTATTGATTTTTATTAGCGTATAGATTAGCATCTGAAGTATATCCAGTTGAGTTTTTAAGTTTGATTTCTATATCCTTAGCTGGTGGTGTCCTCTTTATAACAGTTTTATTATCACCTTTTTCATCTTTAATTGTTTCTGTGTATAATTTAACTATATCACAAATATATGTGTCTGGTTTTTCTGTTTTTTCTTTTAAAATAATCTCTATATTATTATTTATTAATTTAATATTAGATTCGTATTTAGATTCTTTAGTATCATCAATACCCATATACTTAACAGAATCTTTTCCATCATATAAAATACCAGGTGATAAAATAAAATTAACAATACCTTTTTCTGTGTTATATGGAATTCTTACTTTTTCTAAAACATAATATTCAATTTTACCAGATTTTTTAAATTTATCACCAAATCTAGTAAGTCTTTTTCTTTCATAATTATCCATTGTTCTATTTAATATCTCTTTAGCTTTTATAACACCAGACGATTTAGGTCCTTTATTATCAGAGGATTTTGAATCTTTACTAAATTCATTAAAAATTGATGCGAATATACTAGGTGATACTTTACCTTTAAAATTTAACATAGCTTTCTTAAATTCAGTATCTTTCTCAATATATTGTTTCATCTTTTCAATATCTAAAGAAGGTTCTTCTTCATTTTCCTTTCTTTCTGTATCTATAGGTGTATATTCTTTAATATTTTTAATCTTATCATTCCTTTTAATAATTTCACCATTTTTTGATTCGTAAGTTATCACTGAAATAGTAATAAGATTATTATTATCTATTTCAATTGTATTTATATCAGTTAAAATATCTATAGAATTAATGTTTACATTACCTAATATACTCTCTGTGTTTTCTGATAATTCAAAACGTACTAAATCACTAGATTTATTAATAAAATCTAAAATAATAACTTCAGAATTATCATTCAATTCTAATTTAAGTGACTCACCTTCTTCTAAAGTTGTTAATAAGTCCAAAAAATCAAGTTTACGTCTATCAACATTTTCAGAATTAGAATCGTAATTAGTACCATCTATTATCTTACCATTTCTAGATATTGATATATCATCAATATTTCTTAGTGTCATTTTTTGCCATGTATCACCTTTAGGTGGTTCTTCATTTTTTTGTTTATCATCTTTCGCTACTTGAATAATTAATTTATCACCTTCGAATGATAATCGATTTAAAAACACTCTTTTATTATAATACTGACTGGTTTTATCTATATTATCCATATATATTTGACCATTAAAGTTTTTAACTATTATAAAATTAAGCTTTTTACCACCTGTAGTAATTGTAATTATATCACTATCTTTTATGGTTTTATCTACCATATCAAAAAATGTTGACTCTAATAAAAATAATTTTAAATTTTTATACTGTTCTTCAGTAATTATTAATTTTTTATTCATATAAGTTTTGTTTGTAATAAATATCTAATAAAACAAAAATACCTAGACGAATATCTAGGTATTTTATTATGTTGTTGGTATTTCACCAGATTTCATTTTATTTTTCAACGCCTCACCAGATACTCTAGTTGACCGTTGACCTTTAGAACCTTTAGGGTTATTCTTAGCTTCTTCTCTAATTTTATCTAATTCTTCTTGTTTCTCACTTGCTTCTTTTGTTAACATACCTAAAAAGTATCTTCTTTCATATGTAGGCATACTTAATATATCGTTATAAGACATACCTTTTAACTTCTGAGTACAAATGTAAATTTCTTCTAATAATGGTAACTTATACTCTGAAGTTAGGCCAAAAAAAGCTGACGTTAAGCGGAAGAAAGGTGGCAATAGACCCACCTCCAGGAGTCGTAACCTCAATATTTAAATCAATACCGCTTTCTATTTTTTCAATATAATCATTCAAAGCCTTTGCATCACCAATTCTCATTGAGTTTGCGAATTCTCTAATATATGTTTTATCTCTCCTCCCGTTAACCTCAACAAGTTGTTTTTCCATTTTATATGTTGCTGTATTATTAACTGGGACACCATTAGTTTTATCCTTATTTATCATTTCTTCTAAAATCTCGATATCATTTATAGTTAACACTCTAAATTTAATATCTAATTTAGTTATAGGTAATTTATAATCAAAATAACCATCTTCATCTGGTTCAGCACCTAAGTCAATGTTTTTTAATTCATTTAAATTAATTTCAGTGTCAAATGGTTGATTAGCTTCATCTAATAAAGTAACAGGATACATTTCACCATAGGCGGTAGCCCTTAACCAAATCATAATAGCATTTCTATCTCCAACTGTTAAATCTCTATATCTTAAATCTGGTTCTAGTATTTTTCTATTAATAATGATTTCTAAAAATTCACCACTTTCTAATAAATTAGGACTAGTAAGAATATTCTCATCAGCAGTTGTCATATAAGCTAATTTAATATTAGCTTTTTTGTTTTTATATAATTTTCCTTTAGAAGGTAACGGAATAACATCAAATGGTGCGTTATAATTAGGTTGACTTAATTCCAATATATAAGGATTTATATTTGAAGGGTTTTGACCATAATCAGTTGTATTAATTACTGGTGCTTGTAACGGTGGTGTTGGTGGTATATAATTATTATCATTATTAATTGACATACCTTGCGAGTTTTCATTCATATTATATATTGGATTTGGTGTATATAACCCATTTTTAGTTTCTGGGTTTTGATTATTTCTACTTGAAGCTTGATTCGCTTGCTGTTGATATCTTTGAATATTCTCGTTATTAATTCTAATTTGTTCATCACGAAGTTTCATTTGTTCTTCATTTGTTTTTTGTGTCGAATTTTGAGTAACTACTCTAGATGTTTGTTTTTCAGCTAATCTGATATCTTGAACAACACCAACTTGTTCTATTTGATTTAATTGTTGTTGTGTTCTATTACGCATCATTTCAACAGCACTTGCATGACCATTAACACTATAATTATCTGGCGCTTCATTTTGAGATGGTGGTGGGGTTTTAGATTGTTCGTAAATATAATTAGTAACTTGTTTTTTCTCAGCTTCAAATTGTTCTTTTCTTTGCTCTTCAGTTAAACTAACTGGTGAAGTTGTTTCCTTTTTAGGGAAAACTTGTGGCTTTTTATCCATATTAAAACTTATTTTTATTTGTTATAACTTTAAAAATAAATATAGATAAATATTTTTTTTTGTAAATGATATTATTATAAAATAAAAAACCATCTATTTCTAGATGGTTTTTTATTTTAATATGGTCCGTAACCATAAGCGGTATCAATATCAGAACCTTCTTGTAATCCTCCTTGACTTTTAACGTGGTTAATCATATTAGAAACATTATTCATACCTTGATTATTTCTAATATTATTAGCTTTTTCAAATTGAAAATCGTTTGCATAAAATCTTCGTGAACCAAATTCTACAACATATTCCCCACTAGTTTCTCTACCAATGTATTCACCTTTAGCACCTGTCATAACTCTTAAAAGTCTATCGATTTCTTTTGGTGGTGCAATCCATACAATTTCATCACCTCTATTAAATTCAACATCTTCTTTAATAATACCTTTAGTTTGTAAGTATCTCTGTTCAGTTAATATATTGGCTTTTTGTAGATTTAATTTTTTATCTATTTTTCTCATTTTTTTTATGTTTATTATAAATATCTATAAAACAAAAAAACCACCTATAACGATGATTTTTTATCATTTTTTGTATAAACCCATTTTTTATTACCACAGTCGTATATCCTATTAACACCTCTTTCTTCCATTATTTTCGATTCAGATTTGTTTTTATCATACCCTTCTTTAACTAAAACATCTTTACGATACTTAAATCTATGTTCTCTTTTATGTTTTACAATATATGAATAATTTGGTTTTGTTTCATATAAAAAAACAAAACCAATATTTTTATAAATATCACCATTAAAATAACGATTATCTGAATATGTTATTATTTCTTTAAATTTTATTGTTTTAATAAAATGGTTGAATAATTTTGAAAATCCTCCAATAACACTTGTATTTATTTTATTAGAAAATCGAATTAATTCGTAAAAACCTTCATCTTTAACGCCACTTAAAACTTTTCTTAAATTACCAAATGTTATAATACTAACCAACTCATCATCATAATATAAACCTAATCTAATATTTGAATTAGTATATCCTTGAAGATGATTTTCATCAAGAAATTTACGACTATCTTTAACTGATACTTCTTTTATTATACATTTTCTACCATACACTACATTATCTGATAACCCTAATTTTGATTTAATAACACTTTTAACAACATCTTTTTTATAAATCCATTCATCTTCAAAAACATGTAATAAATCAATTTTTAAATCTCTACATTTATTAGTTTTATTTAAATGATACTTATTATCTAAAAATTTATTCGAATGCCAATATAACCCATCAAATTCAATCGCTAATCTCTTATTTTCAATGTATATATCTAATTCAAGTGGAGATATTATTTTTTTAGTTTCTTGTACAATATTTTCATTTGGTAATAAATTAATTATGAAATCAGCTAATTCTTTTTGATGAAAACTATCGCTTGAGTTTATTGGATTACAAATAGTACATGGTTTTATATTAATATCTGTTCTGTAATTAAATAAAGTATTATATATTTCATAATCATTACCACATGAAGAGCAATTTAAAGTTATATTTGAATCTTCTATATCATATTTAATTAATTTATCAGATGTTTTTAAATCTAACCTTTTTAATAGATTATCTCTAGTTGTTACTTTATTTTTATTTGAATTATTATAATTTTTAAAACCATAAATTTCTTCTTTTGTTTTTAATGTTTTATTTATATTATTATAATTTTCATCACCATATCTTTGTAGTTTAGTTTCTTTTACTTTTAAAATATGTGATTCATGTTGCGGATAATAATCAACACCAAACTTTTCTTTAACTTTTTCTACAGCACGTTTTTGTGTGATTTCACTTTCATTAGCACACTTCATAGAACAAAAACTTCTATAACCCTTTGTTATTGAATCTTTGAATTTAACATCATTATCACAATTTAAACATTTTTTAATCTCTTTATCATTATATATGAAATGCCAAACTTGTTGTTTAAACGGTAATAAGTTTAAATTATTACTATCAATGAATTTTTTTAAATCATTATAAATTCTAGGCTCTTTATTTTTAAGAACGTCTTCTCTAGTTTTCCAACCAGATTTGTTATTTGTAGTAAAAAATTCTATATAGTTCATATCTTTTTAATTTATTTATGTAAAATTATTAATAAATATTTAGGTAGACAAGGATATGTGTGATTATTTTAAATAAAAAAATCATTATATAAAATTTATATAATGATTTTTTTATAATTAGTTGATAATCAGATAAATATTAAAAAAGTAATATCGCTCTATCAAACCTCAAAGTAGCTGTAATCTCAGCAATTCCATCATCATCCATTGATAAGTCACCAAATCCAACATTTGTTAACATTGTTCCATCCAACAACCATTTCTCAATAACAACACCAGTTGGGTCTAGTAACTCTAACTCTACAGGTCTTTTATATCCAGCCGCATAACCTTGACGACCTGTAATAGATTCTGAGTGTAAACGTACCCATTCCATAATTGCTTGTGCAGCAGATGGACCAATTGGGTCACGAAATGTTACATCAATTGATTCCCAAGTAAATCTACCAATTACCCATGTAGATGTATTTAAAAATGGTATTTCAACTTCATTCTGTGTGATTGAAGGTCTTGATGCAGATGATAACCACCATTGTTGGATTCCTAAATCTGCTGGGAAGGTAATTAACCAACGATTCTTCTTTTTCGGCTCATAAGGGAGCGGCATTTTCATTAAAAGGTCTGCCATGTGAATTTTTTATTAATTTTTCTTGTTATTTATTTGTTTTTAAAGATAATTATATATACCTTTGATTATAAATATATGGAAATGGAAAATAATTTAAAATATAAAGATTTTTTTTTAAATAATAATAAATCTGGTTGGAAAACGTCTGAAAATAAATTAATAAAAAATGAAATTGATTTATATAATAAAATAATTATTCATTGTGAAAAAAATAATTTAACTGATATCACATTCAAAGAAAAAATTTGGTTTTTCATTAATTCAGTAAACACTAAACCAAAATGTTTAGAGTGTGAAAAGTTGTTAAAATTTGGTAAGTCTTTAAATATTGGTTATGGTAAATATTGTTCTTTAACTTGTACTAATAAAAATTCAGAACATAAAGAAAAAATAAAAATAACTAATAACATTGTATATGGTGGTAACACACCATTTTCGTCTAAAGATGTTATTTCTAAAACAAAAAAAACAAATATTGAAAGATATGGTGTTGATAATGTGATGAAGTTAGATAGGGTTAAAGAAATTTTTAAACAAGGTTCTTTAAATAAATACGGAACTGAATTTCCAGCACAATCTAAAAATACTAAAATTAGAATTGAAAATAAATTAAAGTATGAAAAAATAGAAATAATTAATAGTTGCAATGGTTTATATTCTATTAAATGTCAAAAATGTAATGAAATTACTATATTTAATAATAATGAAATAAATTATAGATTTAGAATAGATATACCTATTTGTAAAAATTGTTTTAATTTAAAAAATAACATTAGTTATCCAGAAACTGAAATTTCAGATTATATTAAATCATTTAATATTAATGTAATCGAAAACGATAGAAAAAAATTAAATGGATTAGAACTTGATTTGTTAATACCAGAATATAATCTTGCTATTGAATTTAATGGGTTATATTGGCATTCTGAAATATATAAAGATAAAAATTATCATTTAAATAAAACACAACAATGCGAAGCAAAAAAAATTAAACTAATCCATATATTTGAAGATGAGTGGTTATTTAAAAAAGATATAGTAAAATCTAGATTAATTAATATACTTGGTTTAACCCCAAATAAAATATATGCTAGAAAAACTATAATTAAAGAAATTTCACCTAAAGAATCTAAAGAATTTCTTGATTTTAATCATATACAAGGTAATGTTAATGCTAAAATAAAATTAGGGTTATATTATGATAATGAGTTGGTTAGTATAATGACTTTCGGTAAAGGTAGAATTATAATGGGTGGTAATTCAAACCAATATGAACTTCTTAGATTTTGTAATAAATTAAATACAACAGTTATTGGTGGAGCTGATAAATTACTTAAATATTTTATCAAAACATATCAACCAAAAGAAATAATAAGTTATGCTGATAGAAGGTGGTCACAAGGTGATTTATATGAAAAGTTAGGTTTTAATTTTATTCATAATTCAAAACCTAACTATTTTTATATTAATCAGAATATTAGAGAATATAGATTTAAATATAGAAAAAATATTTTAGTTAAAGAAGGGTATGATATAAATAAAACTGAAAGAGACATTATGTTAGAAAGAAAAATATATAGAATTTATGATTGTGGTGCTAAATTATATAAATTAAATTTATAAAATAAATTAATAAAAAAAAATATGAAAATTACTGAACAACAATTATTATCGCAATACAAACTAACAATAGATAAAATTCTAGATGAATGTGAATGGAAAACACATTTCATAAGTCAAGAAATCTGTAGTATTGTTTGTAATATCTTAACCAATAACGGGGAAACATTATTAATAACTCCACAATTACTTCATATAATTTACGATAAAAAAGTTAAAGAATTAAATGTAAGTGATGAGATATGGCGTAATAATTACGGTGTTCCAGAAATTATTGGAATAATTTATTCTATTTTAGAAAATATTCCTGAATAAATTAATTATCTTTTAAAATATTATTCATTAAACTAAAATTATCCATAGTATAACTTAAATTATTTTCTTTTGAATATTTATTGAAGTTACTTGCAATAGAATCAGCTTTATATAACATATCAGGTTTAACTAATCCTTTAGCGACTAAATCATCAATTAATTCTTGTCTTTTATTTGTATCTTCTAATGAATTTTTTATTAATTTCATTATATCATCTTTTTTAACAGCAGCGTCAGCAATAGTTGAATTAAATCCTTTTACATTTAAACCCATTAATTTAGCAACACCTAACAACACCTCGTTAGAATAATTTAAACTTTTTTCTTTAGATTCCGTTAATATTCTAGATTTTTGCTCATGCAAAATAATTCTATTATATTGTTCGTTTGTTATTTTTAATCGTTTCATATCTATAAATATATACAAAAACAAAAAAAACCAAAAGAGATAATAAGTTATGCTGATAGAAGATGGTCACAAGGTAATTTATATGAAAAATTAAATTTTATAAATACACATAATTCACAACCAAATTATCATTATATTATAAATAATAAAAGAAAATATAGATTTGGTTTTAGAAAAAATATATTAATTAAACAAGGTTATAACTCAGATAAAACAGAACATCAAATAATGTTAGATAGAAAAATATACAGGATATATGATTGTGGGACTATGGTATATAAAAAAACCCTAAACTATTAATTTAGGGTTTTTTATTTATTTAAAATTAGATTTTAAATGTTATCAAATGAAGCACCAGTGTTCATTATCACAAATTCCAGTTGAATAAACTCTAAAGCTCGTGTTGGTTTCAAGAAAATTTGTCCAGTCAATTGATTTTTATCTATATCTTCTGGGTCATTCGAAAGAACAACACGGAAATCTGTCAAACCTCTCTGAGCTCTAATATTATCTAAGATTGGGTTAACCAGTGCTAAGAATTGATTTCTAACCACGTTATCATTTTGTTCAAATAACAATCTGATAGAAACAGCAGAAATAAGTTTTCTAGCTTGAATTAACAATCTTCTAACATTTATTCTATTAAGAGCTGATTCTTTAACTTGAAGAGTTTTATTACCCCAAATTTTTATACCATCAGTTGTAAATGAAGCAATTGGGTTAATTCTGTTTTCATATAAAACATCTCTTTCAGAAAGAGTAAGTTTTTTACGAGCCTGTATCGCATCAATATCACCTCTTTGAATACCAGCAACTGCAAACCAAGGGAAAGCAATATTATCTGTCAATGCTATATTTCTTACAACATCACGAGTAGGTGGTATGTAAATATAAACATTATTTTCAGTATCATTTATTTGAACCCATGGCCAATATGTACAAGAATAATTACTATCATACATTCCATCTAAACGGTCAACAACATCCTCAGCAGTTAAAGGCGCACCTGATAAATCAGTATCTGGTGTTGTCATAATATATAACGAATCAGCTCTATCTTGCTCAACCATATCGATTGTGGCTTCAATTAAGTTTGTGTTATTTTCATTATCAATTCCAGGAGTTGCGAACACATTAACATTAACTGCTTCTGGGTTTTTAAACGTCCAAATAGCCTCTAAATAAGCGTAATAATCAGAATTTATACCTCTATCTCCGTTAGAAAGAGTTCTGTCAGTAAAAGCCCCACTAGTTAAACCTTTAGAACCTAAATTCCCATTTATTAAATAGTTATCTAAATTACTTCTTCTAGTTCTATAAATATCCCACCCATCAAAACCACCATAAGGTGCAAATGTAAATTTACGAGAATATACTTTTTCGTAATCAGTATTCATAACACCATTTTCAGTTCTAAATTCAGCATTACCAGTATTAAATAAATATACTGGAGAATAAGTACCACCACTAACATTTGTAGGTACCGTAGCGTTATCAATAGTAGCACCAGTAGCGTCAATATCCATATGGAAACCTTCAGTTAATCCAGTCCACATATTTGGTGTTGTTGTTTGTGGCACACCTTTATAATCGAAAAAGTCAGAATCAATACCCATAGTCTCAGATAAACCTAAATAGAATTTACGTTTATTTTCAAATGCGTTATAATCTGTTTTAAATGTTAATTTAGGTGTTTTAACACTACTATTACCACTACCTTTTTGATAATCTCTAACAGGGAAACCAATAAACCCAGCTGGGAATGCTTCAGAAGTATCAGAAGTATCATCCATCTCAATCAAAACATATTTAGATTTAGAAGGATAAACACCATCTAGCGTACCAATTCTTCTAGCTATATAATTATTAGAATTTGGGTCCATAGAACATCTAGAATATGATTCTAAAACATTTGGTTGAGCATCAGTATCGTAATAAGACCTGATTACCACATCAAATTCTTTAGTATCTAATTTAATATTTCTAATAGACATTTTAAATTGCTCATTAGCAGCATTACCATCTGAAATAGTCCAGAATCTAAATAATCTTAATACTTTAGTACCACGTAATTCTGATACAACATAAGGTGTAACAGCTGGTTGGTATTCATTAAGATAATCAGAAAATTCATTTGCATAATTAACAACTGTCTGTTTTATACCTCTAACTTTACCAGTAGAAATAAAATCTTCAAACATGTTATTAAAAAATTCTTCAGCGAATAATACTGTATTACCATCAGCAACTGTTCTACCTAAAACTCTTGGTAAATAATTTTTCTTAGTTTTATCTAAAGACATTTGATAATTAAAATTACCTTGTGTTGCAGACGCACCTGTTAACCCGAAAACACCTAATGCATCTACTTCAGAACCTATAAGACTTGAATCAAAACCAACACCATTAGTACTAGAAACTTCAAAAGCTGGAAATTGTGTCTCTAAGTCAATACCACCTCTAGAACGTAACAAAGCAACAAGTGTATTCTCAACATCAGAGAAACCATTACCTGAATAATTTGTAGTTACACCGCTAGTTGTACCAGTAATATAAGCACCGCTAGTACCTTTTGAGGTAACATATAATGTAGTAGATACACCATTAAATACTGTACCATTTTTAACATATGTAACAGGTATTTCTACAGTTCCACTCACAGCAATATTTGAAATTGTTGATAAATTACCATCTAACGAACCATTATCAATAAGTTCTTGAATAAGTGGGTCAGCACTTACTAATGTAACAACAGTGTTTGCTGATGTAGCTGTATAACTAACCAAAACTGGATAACTAGTTCCAGATGTAGTTACAACTGTTGTTTCATCTAAAGCCGAATCTAAAGTTATACCCCATGCTTTACCAGCATCATAACCAGATAAACCTAAAACTCTTGTAACGAATAATTGATTAGATTGTGATAAATATGATTTTGCGATATAAGGTAGTTCATATTTTGGTGCTCCAGTGTCTTTAATTTTAGTAGCATTTTGACCACCAAAAAAAGATTGGAATTCTCCATAGTTACTAACAAATATAGGTTGAAATGCTGGACCAATTGTTGTTTCCCCAACTAAACCTAATGTTGTCACACCTACTTGACGAGTTATAAATGATAAGTCTTTTTCGGATGTATACACACCAGGACTTACGAATACTTTTGTTGCCATGTTTTGTTTGTTTTTTATTTTTGTTATTTACTTTATAGTTTTCTTTATTATAAATATTAAGTTTTTCTCAAAAGTAATGGTAAAAAAAAAGTTAAATTTCTTTTAGTATGAATTTTATCATACTTTTTTCATACTTATTAACTATTTATTAAAATAAGTACGAAATGACTATGGTAAAAAGGGATAAAAATTTAAAGATTACATCAACAACACATGAAATGTTGAAAAAATATTGTGAGGATAATGGTTTGAAAATGTTTCAATACGTTGAGAAGTTAATAAAAGAAAAATGCACACCTAAGAAAGATTTGTACGGTGATGAATAATAAAGATTAAAATTTAATTTGTACTATAATCTGACCACTATATCTCCATTTTGGTTCACCTCCCCAATATTTAAAATCCGTTCTTCGGTCTAGATTACTTCTAAAACCTATCGCAACATTATTAAATTGTTTAACAGTTTCAATTTCAAAACCATAATAAGGATATAAATATTTACTTCTTTTAATATAACCTAAATTTAAACCACCAGAAAAAGTTGTAGTCGTAAATATATTATCAGGTTCAATTATAAAAGCAAAAGTACCGTTTAAACGAGTCCAACCACCATTTAGAACTGGAAAGTTATGTAAACCAGCTTTAATTAATTTTCCATAACTAACTAGACCTATTTCAAAACCGCTATATAACCCTTTTTCTTTATAAGATGAATACGGGTCATTAACAATGTTTATAATAAAATATTCTTCATCAACCAAATGTATTTGACCAATGATATTATTTGAAAATAAAAAGATTAATATTAGTATTAACTTTTTCATTTATCATTAGAACTATTTTTACCAATATAATATCCAAGTAAAATACTAAAAACAAAACATATTAAACTAACTAAACGGCTCATTATCGCATTATCAACATTGCTATCGTTAAATATTAATAAATTACATACAACCCCAGAAATTATTAATATAAAACATAAAGATAGTAATTTACCTAAAAGTTCATTTTCGGTATTATTTTTTCTCAAAACATAACTATCCAAAAAGTAAAGTACCGAAGTTATGAATGAAAAACCAACTATTAACTCAATTATTTTTTCCATATTTACTAAATTTTCCATTTATTAAGTCAAACGCATTCTTAGCGTCTTTAGGTATTAAATATAATGAAATAGCCACAACTTCAAGTATACTACTCATTTTATCGTAATTTGTATTATAATCATCATTAGTACTAATACTCTCTAATCTTTCAAGAAAAGCATCTACAATATCTTTTCTGAAATCTTCATAAGCGTCAATAGCAAATTTTGCATCAGATTCACTTATACCCCATGATACAAAATCTTTAAAAGCTTGGTCGTTATATTCTTTTACTATGTTAGTCAAACAAGTAATAACCTTAAATTTAAGACTTTGACCACTACAACTATCAATATTTGAATCATTTAATAATTCATTAAATTTTTTATTAACAGTGTCTATTTTTAAATCAATTAAATGATGTAACACTTTTGTTTTCATTACATCAGGTTTACCTTTTGTTGTGAATTCAATCCTCTTAATAATAGTTCTTACATTTTCAGTTGTAAGAAATACATCGTGAGAGGTTAAATCAATTATTTTTTTAACTCGTCTCCAATCTTTAATTTTATCATTTATTGTGTCTTTAAATATATACAATATTATCACAGCAAATGTTAAAAAAGGTGTTAATTTTTGTGTTAATGTTGTTATATCTATTACTTCCATTTATATTAAATTATTTCTTTTATTATTTACTTATATAAATATCTTATTATATTAATAAGTTATATAAAAAAACAAAAAAAAAACCATAATAAGTTATTATGGTTTTTTTTCTTGTTAATATTTAATTTAAAATAATAGAGTTCTCCACATCTCTTGGCCAGAATGTCTCATTATATACAGATAATCTAAACCATCAGCTGTAGTAACTATTTCCATTCTATTACCAATTAAAGGTGTACCATGAGCATACGGTGGCATCCCAACTACATCAACTTGAAATGAATTTATATTCAAAGCAAGTGTTCTCATGGTAGCAACCGCATCTCCACGATGAATAATAATATTATCACCACCATCATAAACATACATAGAACCTGTTGTAAATATTTCAGTGTGTGGTTGAGTATTTATTGCCAAATCCCATATATTTGTTGTGATATTATATCTATCAAATAAGTTAGAACCACCACCGCGAGGTGAAAACATATATCTACCTTTATTTACTATATCAGTACCGTCATAAACCCACAAAAGACTAGTACCTAAACCTCTAGGTGGAATTTCATAAATAACATATGTTGATGTTGTATCTGGTGCTACTGTGAAAACACCAACCATAGTTAACGCATTAACAGTATTACTTAATACAGATAATTCTTGACCAACACCAGCACCTGATGTTATTCTAACACGTTTACCAGCAAATTTATTAATATCCCAAGTTTTTGTTGAATCAGTTAAAACAGCATTTGTTGTATTAGTCACTGTAGTTAATAAACCATAAGTACCCATGATTTTATAATTTGTTGATGTATCTGGCGTAAATGTCTGTGTTAAGTAGGTAAGCGTATTATTTGTATTACTAACAATTGCAACTTCTTGACCAACTCCTGTCCCAGAATTTATCCTAAACCTACCACCAGCAAACTGGTTATTTCTCCAGTTTTTAGTTGTATCAACTAGAGTAGTTAACGAACCACTAGTTGCATACCCATTTGTTTTTTGATTATTAATTAAATTTAATTGAGCTGAACCAAAGGCTTCTGGTTGTGTTATTGAATATCTAGATGTACCATTTACTGCGGCAGTACCTAAAGTAGCTACAGTAAGTGTGTTTAGTGTATTTGAAATAATTCTTCTAGATTGAGTTGTAGGGGCCGTACCAGCAGTATTTAATACAACAATTTTACCAACATGCTCATTAACATTCCAAGCTTGAGTTGTATCAACAATAAGTGTAGTTGATTGTGCAAATGCACCTACAGCACTAGCTGTTGCTGTTAACACAACATCAAAAGTTGTTAATGAATCAATAGCTAAAATAGGGTACGAAGTATTCCATGCCGCTTCTGTACAACCACTTATGGTTATCACATCACCAACAACTAAATTAGTATTTTGTACTGTTGTAATTCTTCCTACAGTACCTACAGATAAAATATTAACAGTCAAACCATTATTACCACCACCAGAAATAATAGTAGTTGCTTTACCAGCACCAGTTGTATAAGTTAACCCAGCCGCATATAATGAAACAGATGTCACAACACCAGAACCACTAACAGCGGTTACCCTTCCTTTACCAATAGAACCACCAGTTGTAATATTAAATAAGTCACCCACAGCATAACCTGTCCCACCAGCTGTTGGTGTTGCTGCCAATGATGTTATCCCACCAGTATTTCTTACACCTGTAACCAATGCATATGCGTCTTGACCAAAATAACTAACACTAACGTTAATTGTTTGCCCAAAGTCAACGTTAGGTCCTTGGTACCAGTAATCATAAGGAACAGAATATCTATACATTGCAGCCGATGCATTTCCTACTAAATAAATTTCAGCGGTATTTGGCCAAATTTCGAATCTCGATGTTGAATCTGGTTGAATATCAAAATTTCTAGCTATTTCTAGTGTATTAGTTGTATTACCAACAATACGATATCTACCACCAGCACCTGGACCAGATGTAATTCTTACCATTTCATTCTCTAAATCACCTACAGGGTAAGTAGCACCAGAAAAATAAATTGTTCTAGTTGATGCCGAAGTTACTGTTTGAGCTGAATAATAAATCCCACCATGTTGACCAGTTCTCTCAATAGTAAAATCTGTACCAAAAGCACTTGGAACTAAACCACCTAATGCTGTTTTTGTATTCCATGTATCTGAAAGAATATCATAAAATTGCATTGACGACCATGGTGCTGTAGCTAGTGATGAAAATAAGAAAATTCCTCCAGATTCAATTGTAAATGAAGAAGAATCATTTGGAATAATTGCAAGTGTTCTATCTAAAGAAACAATTGTTGATTCAATATAATACGTTGTTTGTGAACCAGCCACTACACTTGGTGCGGCATATGGTGCTACAATTGAGAATGGTGTATTATTCCAAACTTCTAATTGATTATAATTAATATCGTAAAAATACAATGTATTAGCGTCATTATAAAGTACTTTTCTAATTTGAGATTGACCAGTGTTATAAACCAAACGAACACTATAACCAATCCATTGATTAATTTCCCATTTTTTAAGTGAATCTGTAATTAAGTTAACTGTTGCTGTTGTAGCAACACCATTATCACCTATGCTATTAGCTGTTGACCCAGTAATATATGCTTCTTGACCAGCCCCTAAACCTGATGTGATTCTAATCTTATAACCATTAAAAATATTACCTTGTAAACTAGGTATTTCTAAGGTTGTATTTGTCCCTCCCAAAATATTACCAGAATACCCATTGAAATTAGCAAATCTCATTGAGGATGTTACTGATGGAGTGACATTAGGTGTTTGTAGTTGTTGCCATGAATCCATTTTTGTATCATATCTCCAAAAAGTTGTTGATAAATAATACATATATCTAGAATTTTCTGATTCTTCACTAACACATAAAGTACTTAATGCTTGTGTTGCTACTGGGGCGAACCTTAACCATTCCCATACTGGAAGGTCTACTTGTGGGACTAAGTTATTTGTAACTGCCATATTTTTTATTTTTTATTTTTTATTTTTTATTATGTGAATTTTAAATTTGCTCTAATACCATTTGCATACGCTAGTCTAGCGGCATCTATAAATTGATATCTTGGGTCAACACCACCATAACCAGCGATATTGGTTACTGTATTAACATTCGCATTTAATAATGTAGCTGTTGGTTGTACTGCCGTAACGTTTAACGCAGTTGCTGTTGGTTGCGAAACAGCAATAGTAACGGGTACCGCATCAATCGTTACTCTTTGTCTATTCTGGGAATCTACAGTTGCAATAGAATCAAGTAATTTTACCATTCTTCTAAGCAATAGTATAGATTCATCTGTTGCTGGGTTTACTGTTACTCCACTAGTATTTAAAATATTTAGTGAATCCGATGGTGGTATATACGACATAATTTTTTGTTTAATTATAAATATAAGGTAACTATGAAATTTGTAAACTAAATCACGTACCAATTGTTATTATATGATTGTAAATCTAACGATACATTTTTCCTAGCAACTATAACTGATGTATCTCCATCAATTAATTGACCAGAGAAAGGTGATAGTGTTTCAACACCAATATTTATATTTTTTATTGTTATAAATCTTCCATTGCTAATAATTTGAGGAAGTGTAATTGTAATAGGTGAATTTGAATCAACAATTACAATTTGGTCTATATTAGATAATGTTGTGCTACTAATAACTGTAGAAATTGGTCTAGGACTATTTGAACCACTTGAACCAGTCACAACATTACCTAATGAATCAACACCTAAATTAGCAATAGAAGTACCACCACCTAATGCAATTATATTAAGTGTATTAGCTGTAACACCAGAAGTAAAATTAGTTCCTCCAGATACTGTACCTCCAGTAAACGAAGTAATACCAGTAAGATTACTACCATTACCAAAAAATGTTGTTGCAGATAAAACACCATTAACATTATAATTACCATTTAATGTTTTACTATTCTCCCAAAGTGTTGTCCCACTATTATATATTAAAATATCACCATTGGTTCTTCCAGTTACATTAACATCGTGTATCTCATGTAATTCATACCCATTTTGAATTTGATACTCTATATATCCATTAGTTGGAGAAGTTCTAACTACCTTACCAATATAAACTAAATGATTTGGTGCGTATGGTTTAATATTTGTAATATAACCAGCATTAGTTGGGGATAAATAAATTGTTTGTCCATCAGATAAAGTATCTATTGTGAATGGATGTGTTGCAGAAGTCCTTGTATCTAAATTAGTTACTGAACCAATTGTTACTACATCACCATGTGCGTTGTTAGCAATATCATTTTTTAATACACCAAATGTTCTAGCTGATGTCATCTCAGAGTTCGCTTGTGCTAATAGTATTGTAGGTTTATTTCCCGTTGACCCATTCATATATACTACTTGACCTCTATACATATCTGAACCACTTTGGTTACGACAATTAACCACGAATTCAGTCGCTACTGCCGATATACCAGTTAGATTAGAACCATCACCATAATAAGTTGTAGCACTTATTGTATTAGCGGTTAATCCATTTGTAAATGTTGTTGGGCCAGTCACCGTTCCACCAGTAAAAATACCACCACCACCTATAGTTCCAGTTACAACATTACCTAATGAATCAATACCTAAATTAGCGATAGAAGTACCGACACCTAATGTACTTATATTAAGTGTACTAGCTGTTAAATTACCATTTATTGTTAAATTACCATTAATAGTGTCACCAGTTCTAGCTACTCTATCCCACCCTATAGGAAGTATAGAACCAGCTGTTGTTCCAGATGCATAAAGTATAACATCACTAGTATTTATTGCTAATTCACCTAATTGTAAATCACCAGCTGATGGTGTCTTACCAGCAATATTTGAACGTTTAAGTAAAAACGTATTCTTTCTATTTGCCATGTATATAATGGGATATGTTAAAATCTCTATAAAGAGTTATAATTTTGGGTTATGTAACCTCTATAAAATAAATATGCACAATCCGTAAATTGTGCATATTATAATTATTAAATTTTTAATGTTAACCTCTTAGTAAGTGTTCATTATTATGTTCTCCACGACCAAGACGATAAAAGTGTTCTCACTCCCTTTCAATTAATCGTTCTGATTGACCAATATAAACTTTTTTATTTATTAGATTTGTAATTTTGTAAATACCTTTCATTTTTTTTTAATTTTAAAAATTAGTAAATACTTCGGTTAAATTAAATCATCGGTCTATCAGTATTGACCCCCATCTAACGTATCAAATTCCGTAAGCACTCTAACACCATTTGGTCTATTAATATCAGTACTTCTAAGTATTATATCATTTAATTGAGTCACCAAACCTCTATTAGAATACCCAGTAGATGCGGTATATTCTAAAATATTTGGAATTTGAGTAGAAGTTAAACCAGTAAATGTATTCAACGCTCTAATATCCAAATTAACATTACCACCATTCAACCCATTACCATCTTGAAATGTAAAACCAGCACCTATAGATGTAGCTGTTGTGTTCCCAGTCGGATTATAGTTAACGGTAATATTTGGGTCTTCTACATACAATTGAGATGTGAATGCAGAAATTGCGTTTCCTAATACAACTAAATCACCTTGTATTATAGCATCCCCAGAAACATTTAAACCACCCGTACCAACACTAACAGAACCATCAGAAGGAACTGAAAAAGTATTTGTTGTTGTGTTATATGTAAACCCAGCTTCATCAGTTAAAAATCCACCAACACCAACATAAGGAATTCTACCAGCAGTTAAATTAGAGAAGGTTAAACCAGATACAGAATTAAACGATTGATTTAATGTGTCACCACTATTATTTCTAAGTGTAAATGTGTTATTTGCTGGGTTATAGGTAAATCCAGTTGTAAATACATCAGTAAAAGGTAAATTATAAGTACCATTTGGTATTACTGAATTATACATCAATCCAATAATACCATTTATATTATTATTTGAAGGAGGTGTTGTAATTGTACCACCAGTAACATAAGAATCACTTACACTAATTCCACTTAAATCAATAATGTAGTCACCACTAGGACCACTATTCTTTTTAAATGTTATTTGTTTTGTTGTATTATTGTAAGTACCACCAGTAGTAAAAGTATCTAGAGTTGTTATAAAAAACGGACCATTAGGTGGTGTTATGTTATATAATAACTGAGCATTTTGTGTATTCGTGTTATTATTAGATGATGTTATTGTATTACCAGTAACATAAGTATCAACACCAGTAATACTAGAAATATTAGCTAACACAAAACCGTTTGTTGTACCAGATAGGAATTTACCAGCTAAGTTAGAAACACCACTATATGATGTAATTTGGTTTCTAATTTTTAAGTTATAAAGGTTAGAACCAACCTCAAAGAAATTTGCGTTTCCGTTTGGTCCAGCTGGTACCCAATCGTTTGTTCCACTAGTAACCCCAGAGAACATCATTATCCCAGATGCCGTATTAACTATCGGTTCACCAACCAACAAAGTAGCACCCGAAAAAGGTGCGGCTGAATTTTGATTATTTTTTAAAATAAACCTAGTACTTCTATTTGCCATTTTTTTTTATTTTTTTTGTATTATTTTTTAAAAACTACCCCCATGTAATATATCGTTAGTAACAATAGAATTGTTTGCTGTTATTTCCCTATATTCTCCTAGTGAATCTAAACCTAAATTTAAATTAGGTGTATTTATTTTTATCGAAGATGTCCAAATAGTTGAAGAACCGCTAACAGTATTTATATCTCTAAATCTCTTTAAATTAGTACCAATATCTATTTCTTCATCGTTTTCTGGTGTAATACTAGTATTAAAAATAGTTTCACCATTAGATAAATGAATCTGTGAATCACCACTACAACTAATTAGGTTATTACTAATTACAGCAGTACACGCACTTATAACTTCGTTACTAATTAATAACGGCTCAATTATAAATGTTTCGTTTATATCCGAATGATATAGTGGTTTAAAATTATTATCCATATTATTTAAGTTGTGCTACCCATAATTTTAAATCCACCTAATGTTAGTGAATTTTTATATACTCTTATTGAAACGTTATCATTAGAATTTACTATTATTGGTGAACCCATCACCAAACCATCAAATTGACCAACACCATTAACTAATATTACAATTCTGGTAATATTATCTATATCAGATATTTGAGTGAAATTAACACTATACGGACAAATAAAAGAAAAATTAGTATTAGATTGTGGTTTAAATATAAAACTATATGTAACTGTATTCCCTACTTTTAACGGTTCTACCATAATATTCTTATAATTTCTATTTTCTTGTACTTCAATTGTTGTTATACCTCTATTTGTTGTTGGTATTACCTCAAAATCATCTTCATCCAAAATATAACCCAATAATTTCATTTCAAATAATTGAACATAAAATCTTCTATTTTCAAAATCATCAATATTACTCTCATCACCAATAGATTCTAAATGAAGTGGCATTGGATGACCATTTACACTGATATAACATTGTCTAGATTGAAAAGCTCTTTGTATTAATCTATTAAATTTATTCAAATCTTTCATCCTATTTGTAAACATTCTAACCTCATACGACATATCAACTGAAGTTGGTTGTGGTATTTTATATAAATCAATTCCACGTCTAACACCATCCCAAGTCGGTACTTTCATATAAGTATAAGTTCTATTTACTGGTATATTCCATAACCCAGCTTGGTTCTGACCTTGTTGAATATCTGGTTTTCTAACAACAGTAATAAAAGGTAATTCTATATTCTTAAATTTATCTGAAAATTGCCAAGTCTTACTAAATTCTGTCCATCTTTGTATTGTTAAAAATATAATAGGGACTTTCTCCCCATCAACAGATAAAGACATTCTTTCGTCAGATTTTAAAAATTCTAAAAAATTTTGGTCCATATCCTCCTCCAATACACCTTTTGGTAAAAATGTACCTCTATCAGAAATGTCATCTAATATTTCTTGTCTTCTCTCAAAACCAACTTTCTGTTGATTTATATTAATATTGGTTATATACCCTTTAGGTATTGCCATAATTTATAATTTTTTAATTTTTATACACCCCTAAATTCATTAGCATCAATAGCTGCACATTTTATTGTTCTAAATGCACCTTTATACCCCATTATTGTGTGTTTATTATCATAATTCTTAACTCCATCATTAACAACACTAAAATACCTAATTTCCGTTTCAGTAACTGGATAACCTACGTAGTCACCATAACTAATTTGAACATCTAACTCACTTAATTGTGAATCATAAATACCAAATGTAAAATTACCATCCTGTAAATATCTTAAAGAACCATTTCCATTATATGTTTTGTTTTCAGCCTCTTCTAAAATAGGTACTACTTTTAATTCAACTGGTGAAAAATAACGTATACCATCTTTTGGTGCCTCACCATACAAATTATCCGATGAAGAATTTTCCCTATCAACACGGTATAAAATAACCGTAAAATTTTGACCCTCAATAGCTTCACGGCCCATACTTATTTCTAGATTAAAATCTTCTTCAGAGAAAAAGCGATTTATACGTGTTATAGGATTAATCTTATTATTTTTACTATCCATATTTATTTATTTATTTTATTTTTTATTGTTTTATTAATATATTGATAACTACAACCATAAATATCAGCAATATCAACTTGTGATAAACCATTTTTTAAATATTCTTTAATATCTTCTAAATTAATATTATATTTATTTGATGGTTCTTTTTAATATAAATATTTACATTTTTATTATTAACACAATAACTATTGATTTTTATTAATTTTTTTAATATATTTGATAAAATAATTAAGTTATAAAAAATAAATAAATAAATTGATTTCACTTGATGACATACGAGGCCGCTCAGCTTTATCCTTTCTAGAAAAATATGAAGGTATAAACCCATATCTTAGAAAATTAAAGGGTGAATATTTAAAAAATAAAAAATTAGCTCTTACTGAAAACCAATCAAAATATATTATAGATAATCACGAAAGAGAACCACAATATATAAATAGAGTAATTAGTATAACACCTTATTTAGGTGAAGAACTAAAAAAAATTGATAATCTACCATTCACACCAGAAAAAATACTAATTGAATTTATTTTGGCTGAAACAGATAAGAGTTACCACGTTTATGGCAAACTTAAACAAAATCAAAAAGAATCCAAAATGTATTGGATTCCTAAAACACAAGTTAATGACGACCCTTATTTTGAAAAAATAGATGTAGATGTCGATTTTACAAAATATAATGAAATACTTAGTAAATACGGTAAAACACTCTACAAACACCAAGAAGATGGTATCAAGTTTTTATTATCTAGAAATGGGTGTATCTTAGCTGACGACATGGGACTTGGGAAATCCTTGATTATCAGCACTTTAGCTATAACACCTACTGGAACTAAGAGATTTGGTGATTTAAAAGTTGGTGATAGAATAATTGGTTCTAATGGTAAACCGTGTAATATTATAGGTGTTTATCCGCAAGGTGAAAAAGACTTATATAAAGTAACATTTAATGATGGGTATAGTATTTTATGTTGTAAGGAACATTTATGGACAGTATCTTCATGTAATTCTGGTGAAAATTCTAAAAATAGAGAAAATAGATATATAACACTTAGTACTGAACAAATGTTAGATGAAAACCTAATATTAGAACAAATTGGTACTGGTTGGAATGAAAAACGACCATATAAGTTTAAAACATATTATAAACAAAAAAATGGTGATTCTAAATGGCAAATTCCAATTGTTAAACCAATTGAATTTGAAAATAACGATGTTTTACCGATTGAACCTTACTTATTAGGTGTTGCGTTGGGTGATGGTCATTTTGATAGTAAAAACAATATTAAAATAGGTATACATAAAGAAGATTTTAATGAGATATTTGAAACCTATGATTTTATTGAACGAAAGCCTACTGGAAATATCAGGATAGCTTATTTCAAAATACTAAACCATATAAATAATTTAGGTTTATCTGATACACATTCAGATACTAAATTCATTCCAGAAATTTATAAATATTCTAGTATCGAAAATAGACTTGCGATATTACAAGGTCTTATGGATACTGATGGTCATTGTATGAAATCAAAAAACGGTGAATTCAATGGTACTGAGTATTGTACCGTATCTGAAAGATTAGCTGATGATGTTGCGGATATTGTACATTCTTTGGGTGGTATTGTCAGAAAGAAAAGTAAAATTGGTTCATATAAAAAAGAAGATGGAACAAAAGTTATATGTAAACGTGCCTATAGATTAAATATTAAAATGCCAGAACAATTCAATCCATTCAGATTAAAAAGAAAGGCTAACGATTATAATCCTCCTACAAAATATAAAATTGGTAGATATATTAAAAATATCGAACCTTGTGGTAAAGGTGAATCGGTTTGTATTGCTGTAGATGCACCAGATAAATTATATGTTGTTGAGAATGCGATTGTAACGCATAATACAACTCAATCAATTATTGGTGCTATTGAGAGTGGTGCTGAAAGAATTCTTATTGTTACAACTTCATCAACAAAGATTAACTGGGAACGTGAAATAAAAGTTTTTTGTGATGAAACAACAATTATCGATGGAAAGAAATGGGATGTAAGTAAATTTACTATTATAAATTTTGATATTTTAAAGAATTTTCATACACTACCACCTACTAGAAAATTAAAAGAAGGTGAAGAAGAACCAAATCAAATTAGAGATTTAGTCAACGCTAAATTTGATTTATGTATTGTGGATGAGGCACATAATTTAAAAAACAATGAGAGTATTAGAGGTAAAATAATGGTTGATGTTTGTGTTAAACACAATATACCAAAAGTGTGGTTACTTACTGGTACACCAGTAGCAAATAGACCTATGGATTTCTTTAATCTTTTAAAGTTAATTAAGTCACCTATAGCTAATAATTGGAAACACTACGCTGTTAGATACTGTGATGGTAAACAGTTCTTTAGAACGCTTAAAAATGGTCAAAGAAAGCAAGTATGGATAACTGATGGTGCGTCAAATTTAGAAGAATTATCAAATAAAACAAAAAATTTATTATTAAGGCGTTTAAAAACGGAAGCTATCGACATGCCAGATAAAATAGTAACCCCTATGTACCATCAATTAGATTCTAAGGGGTGGAAGATGTACCATCAATTATGGGATGAATATGTTGAAATGAAAAAGAAATTAGGTAAAAGGACTAATGAGTCACAAAAAGATTTGGTTGAATTAATTTTATTGAGACAATTTATTGCAATTCAAGCAATCCCATACACTATTGAAATGGTTGAAAATGCTTTAGAAATGGGTAGAAAGGTAATTATTTTTACTTCATTTTCAGAAGAACAAGATATAATTGCGAATCATTTTGGTAAATTGGCTGTAAGACATAATGGTTCGTTATCAAATGCTAAAAAACAACATTCAGTTGACCAGTTCCAGAATAACGATAAAATAAAAGTATTTATTGGTAATATAAAGAGTGCTGGTGTTGGAATTACACTTACACAAGCTACTGTTGTAATATTTAATTCATTTGATTGGGTAACTGGTAATAATGAACAAGCTGAAGATAGGTCGTTCAGAATTGGGCAAAAGAACGATGTAAACGTTTATTATCAATTATTTGAAGACACGATTTCAGTTAGGATGTGGGAAACTTTAAAACAAAAAAAACAAGTAATTAACACAATATTAGGTGTTGATAATACATCAAAAGAAGATGAAACTGATTTATTAATTCAAAAAATGTTAGATGGTGAATTATAACTTTTTACGTTTAATTTTATTTCTATTTAGATTACCTTCATAATAAACATCATTAATCACCCTAGTAGTACTCCACATAGGTCTTAAATTTTCCAATGCGTTGACAACACTAGGGTGCTCAGTTGTGTCAAAACTACTTACTGGTTTAATGTGGTCAACATGCCACTCACCATGATTATCCCATGACATACCTTCTGTGAATAACAGCTCAATATGTTTTTTAAATTCTAAGGCAGAGTACCCAAGAAGGTCTATTGTGTAACCTTCTTTTTTAGTGTTTAATCGCCATAGTGACATTTTAAGAACGCTTCTCCACAAACCAACATGTTTATTTTTTAATCTATATTCTCGTCTTTTATCTTGGTTTTTTTGATTGTATTCTTTTTTATAATTATTTTTACATTCTTTACATTGACAATAATAACCATCTTTACCTAATTTATTAACGTGAAATTCAGTAATTGATTTCTCAATATTACATTTAGTACATATTTTACTTTGCATTTGGAATAACTTTAAAATCAATGTTATATGGTGTTGAATCTTCTAAGTAAAATTGAACATAACCATAAGTCATATTATTTTCTTTATTAAATAATATATCTGACACAATGGTTTCAAAACCTAAATTCTCTTTTAATGCATCTTCTAAAACTTTTTTAAGTGTGTCAGTAAATTCGAATAATCCATTGGTTAAAATTTTATTTAAAACCATTTTAGTTAATAATATTCTAATTGATTTTTCTTGTGCTAAATAAACACCATCTTCGATACAATTAATATCATCATTTATAAAATTAACTATTTTATCACTCATTGATAAAGACTCAATTTTGCATTTATTTTTAAACTTATGTTTAAGTTCAGAATTTATTCTAATTTTTATTTCCGTTTCTTTCATTTTAATTAATTTAATTAAATTATTATTTGTGGTAACATTGTACCCACATTAATAAATATATTAATATTTTTAAAAATTAATATATTTACTTTCTTTTTAAAAATATTTATCATTGTAATAACGAACAATCAGAAGATAGGTCGTTCAGAATTGGGCAAAAGAACGATGTAAACGTATATTATCAATTATTTGAAGATACAATATCAACAAGAATGTGGGAAATGCTTAGAAATAAAAAAGATATTATCTCAACCATTATGGGTGAGAAAAAATTAACAGATGATGAAATAACTGATTTACTATCAGAACAATTAATAGAATAAAATATGGTAACAATTTATGGATTTAAAGACTGTCCTTACTGTACTGAATTAAAGGACATATTAACAGCCGAAGGTATCGAGTTCAAAGACGTTGACGTTAACCTTCCAGAGAACGAAGAAGAGTTCAACAAGATTATGGAAATATCAAAAGCGGAAGAAGTTCCAATTGTAAAAGTGGGTAAACAATTACTAGTCCCAAATGTTTCATTTAAATCGATTCAAGAAGCTTACTACTTAACTATCAAATTATTAAGCGACTCAAACACATCTTCAAAATAAGGTATTCGTTTAAGATTTATTTTATTAACTAAACAAAATTTGTTTTTAATTGAGTCATTTTGTTTAGTTAATAAAAACGATTTTTCACCACCAAATCTATTTACTGGTTTATAATGCTGTATACCATCAAATTCAATACATGTGTTATAGTCTGGCAAATAAAAATCAAATTGTAAAACTTGTATATTCTTACAATTTGGAAATGTGTGTTGTTGCTTGAATTTAACACCATTTTTAATTAAATATTCTCTAATTTTCTTCTCCCCTTTTGATTCTTTACAAATAGGGCAACCATTACCTCTTAGATGCATATTAGGTGTTTGTGTAAAAACACCATGTTTCTCACAAACGATTTCTATTTTACTTTTTGAATCTTTATAAACTGTTTTCGAATAATCGTATTTATCACCATGTTCCATTTTAGCGTCTTTAACAAAAGTATCTGTTGTTTTATTTAAACCAATACATTTTGGACAACCTTGCCCATATAAATGAGCATAAGATAGTTGTTCAAAAACACCATGTTCTGGACATATTATTTTAATTTTAGTTTTAGCGTTAACGTATTCAACTAATGAATAATCGTATTTTTTTTCATGAATAAATTCAGCTTTATTTATTAAATCATTATTTGTTTTATGTAAACCATGACACTTACCACATTCTTGACCTTGTAAATGGTTATCTGGTATTTGTTCAAAAACACCATGTTCTGGACATATTATTTTAATTTTAGTTTTAGCGTTAACGTATTCAACTAATGAATAATCGTATTTTTTTTCATGAATAAATTCAGCTTTTTCAATAAATTGTTCATTACTTTTTCTAGTTTTAATAGAAACGGTAAGATATCTGCACTTAGGACAACCTTGTTTTCTAGTAACATGATGATGCGGTGTTTGCTCAAATTCACCATGAATTGGGCACATTATTTTAACTTTATTTTTAATTCCATTATAAGCGATTTTAGAATAATCATATTTATCGTTGTGTATAATTCTTGCTTTGCTTATAAATTTAATTTCTTTTTCCATGTTAATAAATATCTACAATATTGTTAAAAGATATATTTAGTACTTATTCATAAATAACAAAGAAATTTTTGGGTTAATTCTATTTTTTCTTATATTTATAAGAAAAGAAAAATATGGGAATTAGTTTAGACGAAAAAGAAAAGTTGTTCCGTCAATTAAGACATTCATTAGGTGCACCTATACGCCAAATTGAATTAACAGAAGACCAATTATGTACACTACTAGAAATATGTATAGAAGATTACGCACAATATGTTCAAGAATGGTTAATTGAACATCAATGGCAATCTTTGTTAGGTCAAAGTATTGACACTACTGATATGGCTTTCGCCTTGAGTGTAAGAAGTTTTGATTTCATGACTCAATATACCTATGCATATTCAAAACAAGTTGGTTTACAAACCAATGGTCCATGGGAACTTAAAAAAGACTATGTTGAATTAGAAGCTGGTAGACAAGTTTATCAAATCCCAGCTGGACGTGAAGTTAATGAAGTACTTTGGATTACACCACCAGCTACTAGTCAAGCTTTATTAGCTAACTATGGTGGTATTGATTATGGTTTTGGTGGTGGTTTCTCACAAATTGGTGGCGGTGTTGGTACTGGTGGTCAAGGTGGTGCTGCTCGTTCTGGTTATTATATAGCACCAGCTTTTGATATTTTATTAACTGCTGCTGATATGAATTTAAAGAATCGTATTGTTAGAAGTGAACTTGTTTATAAAATAACTGCTGGTCCTAATGGAACAAAACTATTACATTTATTGAGTACACCTGGTTCTAAACTATCATTTGGACAAGGTATTGGTGGAGTTGGTAGTTCAATTAATATGACTGGTTGTCAAGTATGGTATTTTTATTATGATACAACAAATGGTGATGCTGATGCGTGTAAAAAAGACAACCCAGATATTATCAAAATGCCTAATCAAGTTCCTTTATCTAAATTAGATTATGCTGATTTTAATGAACCTACAAAAACACTTATTCGTCAATTATTTATTGCTGAAGGTAAGCGAACACTAGGTAGGGTTAGAGGTAAATTTGGTGGAATTGTTGGTGTGGCTGAAGCAGAAAGAACTATGGATTACGATACATTACTTTCTGAAGGTAACGAAGAAAAAAGAGCTGTATTAGAAAGACTAGACGCTAGGTTAGAAAGATTATCAAGTACAAATCAACTTCAACGTGGTGCAGATGAGGCAACTAATCTAAACACCGCATTACGCTTTAGACCAATGGGGTTCTGGGTATATTAAATAAAAAAAGAGGCTTAATTGCCTCTTTTTTTATTTATTAAAATCCCCATTCATCTTCTGGTTCTTCTTTTTTTGTTTCTACTATTGGTTGTACTTCAGCCTTCCAATAACCAGAAGTTTCTTCTGGCGACATAGGTTCATAATCATCTGGTATTTCACCGAAAGTGTCATCATATTCATCATCCAATCGTAATTCTTCGTCATTCCTAACAACATTACCATTTTCATCTTCTTCTAATTCATCCTCATCTTCATCACCCTCAGAATAAACTCGTTTCTTTTTAACAACAACTTTTTCTTCTATAACTATTTTTTCAGCTTTTTTTACAACTTTTTCAATAACACCATCGATTGGTTGATAAACAACTTCTGTTTCATATTCAGACAACCCTCCTTCATCAACGCTCACAAACATATCATACGTTTGACCAGTCATTATATTACATTCAACAACGTAATCTAACCATTGTTCATATCTATCATCAGAGTTATTATTACCAATCATTTGATAATATTTATCTCTATCTATTGCATTTTTTTCATATTTAAAAATATCTAAAATATGACATAAAGGTTCACCCCACTTTCTAGAAATAAGGGTACCATCACCATTTTCACTAACATCACAAATAATGAAAATATCTTTTTGTAAATCACCAGTTGTTTTAATTAGATTTAACTCTTTAATTTCTAAGTGTTTAAAAATATCATCAAGGGTATCTTTTTCATGTTTAATACCTTCTAATTTAGCTATATGAATACGCTCGTGATAATCAGCTCTAATTTCTTCCCACTCTACTAATTCCATATTGTTTGGAATCTTATTAACCTTATCCCAAAATTTAATCTCTTTATCTTCCATTCTCATAAGGTCTTCATATGAATCTTGGTCTGTTTCTTTAAAAGGTATTCCAGATATTAATTCACATTCACCTTTTGTGAATATAGTTCTTTCTTTTAATTTTTCAGTTGTTTTCTTTGTAATTTTATCCTTTACCTTTACAATATCTAAAACTACTTTAGACCTAACATCTTCATTAAAGCAAACAAGAAGTGGTCTTACCTTTTTGTTAAACGCTTCTAAATAACGAGCAACATTATATTCGTCAGTATATAAACTATTATTTATATCAATAATACGTTCAGTAATTGATATATAACCTTCAGTATCTTTTTCACCATTTTCTTCCATAACTATAAGTGCTTTTTTAAGTACTTCTAATTCTTTTATATTTTCAAAGTCTTTCTCAATAGTTTCTGGATTAATCAATTTACAATTCAATTGAACTTCTCTAGTTACATTAGGTGGTACCCTATCTAATCCATTGTTAATATACCATTTTTCAAGTTGTTTGTTAGTCATTTTGTTATGGTAAATTGTTTTCAAATCACCATGAGATTTAGAAGTTCCAGTATTGATATAAAATAAAGTATCACCCAAGGTAACATCTAAACCTTCTCTCATTGCTAACTCCATATGAGCTTGTTTAGGCATTGGATTACCAGCTTTATTCTTCATTAGAGCCTTCTTTTTATACTCGGTTATAGTTGTCTTAATTTTAGCTTTTGAAGCCATCTTAACAAGCGGAATTTGATAATTATAAATCTTATCAACATAATCATAATAATGATTAACAAACGAATAACCATCACCATCTAATAACATCCTAATACCTTTACCTAAAAATTCCTCAATATAAACTGACATTTTTTTAGATTTAACAGAGTTACCAACCAACTTGATTTTACCACCAATATCATTTGCATAGTTTTTACGAGCAAAGTTAATTGTTGAGTTACAAATATCATCGATATCTAAACCCATACGACCCTCCATAAATGTTTCGTTGAATTCAGCCAATACCGCATCTAAACCAGTTAATTCTCTCCCACCATCTTCACTAGTTTTCCAATGTGAACCTTTAGCTAAATATTTTATTTCATCTATATTATCTGGTGATGCGAAGTTTGCCCCGTCAGTATCCATAACTAATGCTCTAAACCCATATTTTTCCGTAAAGTGCTTAATCATAAGTCGCAAATATTGACGACCACGACATGTTGTTTCCTCCGCAGAGTCAGTATCACCCCAGTTAAAAATATATGGTGCACCATATGAACCAAACCATGAGTTAGCTAGAATTTTAAGAGGTAATTGTTTCTTATCGTACAAGTTAGCTAAAGCTTTGTGTTCAATAATTTCTTTTTTGGTTGAATCAATTTCTTCTGTTGTTAAAACTTCACCATCTTTTAATTTAGCTTCTAATTTTTTAGCTTTTTTCTTTTCAGTTCCAGTCAAGAATTTAAACTTATCACGTGTATCAACAACGTATGTCAACATTCCTTCCATTACACCAGAAATATCCAAGTCTGGGAAAATCAAGTGAGTTAACTGAATCTTTGGGTAAAGTGCGGCAAAGTCTAACTTAACAACACCTCTTGCATAACCAACCTCTAATAAACGTGATAAACCACCAGTAAAATCTCTTTTAGGTAATCCAGCTGGTATTGCTAAACCATTTTCATAAGACCATGCAGCCATAATAAGTTTCCATTGACCAGCAGTACCCATTGTAGAACTACGCATAAAGGTAGTAGGTAACATTTTAGCAATAAGGAAAGATGCTTGGTTAAATATATTATCAATTTGTTCAGTTTCCCATAAGTCATCACAAAGATATCTCTGAACAATATAATCACCTTTAACTATTTTATAACCATCTTTTAATGGTTTTTTATCGGTAATAATATACCAATCACCATCAGTATTATTAAATGCGTATTGATTTTTTTTATCAGACCATGTTGTGTTTATTTTATCGCCAGGAACATACACACGATTTGGTTTTGCAATCTCTGAATATTGAGTTATATATTTCAAACCCCAAGATTTAATTTCAGAGTTGATTGCCATTGCTCTACGAACAGCATGTGAAATATCCATAATATTATAACCAAACATATGTGTTTGTTTATATTGTTCAGTTTCACCACCTAATTTAAGTGATGCGTCTTTTCTTTTAATTTTAGATATTCTATTAAGTGTAATTGCTAATTCAGTAATTGGTATTGAAAGTCTTTCAGCACGTTCAAATAAGAAAGGCCAGTCAAAGTTCTCAGAATTATAACCAGTTATAATATCTGGTTGCACCGCATCGATGATTTTAAAGAACTTTTCTATATTTTCCCTCTCACTATTACGTTTATCTATAGATGTATCACCTATAGTCTCTAAAACACCCTCCAATCCTTTATTATCACGAACACCAATCTGAAATATTGCGTTTTTACTAGCAAATAACCCCTCAGTCTCTAAGTCAAATTGAAATCTATGAACATCATCGTAATCATCCATTCCATTAAACAATCTTTTACCACTTTGGATAAGGTATTGTTCAGTAGGGCTAAACATAACAAATAAACTTCTATACATAGGTGATTTATCGTCATTTGGGTTTATATGTTTATCACTAAACACATCAACACCACCATCTTTAAAAAATTTTAATAAATTATTATAAGAATGTTTACATGTAGCCATGTATTTATACCCATTTTCCATACGGTCTGGTGTATATCCTTCTTCATTACTAGTGATAAGTTTTGTGATTTTAATACCATACTCTTTACATGCTTCCATGATTTTAAGTCGTTTACCACCATAAATCATTGAAGTAACGTCTTCTTTAAACCAAAGGAATGGTTTATAAATATCATCATATAAGTATTTACCCTTTTCTGGGTCGTTAATAACTAATGTAACTTTTGGTTCGTTATAATTTGATTCAATTGCTACAATGTATTTCTCTGGATTAGAACCCTGTAAAAAGGATTCAATAACTTCATTACTTACTTTTGTTTTTGATTTACTCATTTTAATTTATTTATTTAATACAAATGTACGAAATAAATAAATTAAAACAAGCAAAATAACTAAATAAAATTTAACTTTGTATATTACAAAGTTACTTTATTTTTTTTTAATGTGTCAATATAAATATTATTTTTTTATTGACCCATCTAATACATTCACATATAATTCCTCTCTAATAGGTACTATAAGAGTACCAGAACCATCTAAAAAATCTATTTCAAATTTAGCAACGTATCTACCAGCAACTGATGTTTCTTTTTGTGTGAATTGATATACTAAATAATATTCTTCACAAAGACAATTATCTTTAGGTAAGACTTCTTCAATGCCAGCTGCTTTACATGCAATTTTTTTAACACCTGTATCTATGTCAGTCATAGTAAATGTTATAACAGCATTTTGAATTTTATCGTGAAATTTATGAAAATCATTCCTTCCATCTTGGATTAATTCAAGTTTTAATTTATTTAATGTTGCGTTTTTATTTATAAAAAATTCCATATTTCTGATATTTTAATTTATTACTAAAAATTTTATTGTTGTTGTTTCTGTTGGTGCAACATAGTTAATTGTAAACGAACCAGTTTCCTCAACAACTGAATTAATTCTACAAGTCGCATCATTAGTCCCTAACTGACAAATAACTATACTATTTTCTGTTACCGAGTTATTTGTTACTACAAGTGATGTCGAACCAGCTAACACATTTACTTTACCACTAGTTTCATAATTAACCGCAGTTAATTGCGTAGCTATTTCAGATTTTAAAAAACCAAATGTAAAATTCTTCCATAAAGAATTAGCTACATCTTTAACCATTAACTTATCACCATCTTTTATCATATTGTAATTAACATCTAAATAATCGTGAATTTGAGCCATTTGATACCCGTTCTGAACTTTAACGAATATTTCACCAACAGTGGAACTAACCCTTGTAACTACACCAATATAAACAGAATGTAATGGAGATAAAGGTTCAGCACCATAAACTAAATTTCCATTAACACCAAGCCATACTGACCCACCTACTACACCACTAGAAGTGTTTAACCCACTAAACAATCCGTTTGTCACCACATCAACCTTATCGTTAACACTACCTGTTTTTTCAATTAACCCAAGCGTTTTACTTGAAGTAGTTTCACTTGTATTTGATGCTTTACCAGCCAATATATTTGTACCATTCGCACCAGTAACATAAACAGCTTGACCCTTGTTAATATTTTCAGATAATTTAACAGTTAATCTGTTAGTTAAATTTATATTAATATCGTTTATTTTTGCTATCTCTTCTTTTTCACTAGGTGATAATAAACCAGAATTCGTTGTTGTAGCTAGTGGTATGGTTGTACCACTTCCACTACTACTTTCTAATAAACCATCTGTCGGACTTGCAGTGTAAGTTAAATCTGTTGAACCTGTTAAACCTGTTGAACTTAATGTTGATAGGTCAATTTCTGATATATCACCATTTGATTCTCTTGATAATACCTTCGTTAGTGAATTATTTATTAGAGGTGTTGTGTTAATATTTAAATTTGAAACATAAGTGGTGTGTTGTTTTAAACCTGTTATATTTGAACCCAATACTATTGTAGTATTACCACTTGCGACACTATTCAACCCATGAACAAATGAATAATCACCATTAGCTATGGTTAATTTACCGCTAGATAAAGATGATTTACCATTAGCTAGTGTTGAATCACCTATAGCAAACGCATAATCAGCGGTTGCGTCAGTTGTCGTTGAATTATTAATCCTTATAGATTCATTACCACCATTTCCAATAATAAAAAGATTTACTTGTTTCGGTGTTGAATCACCAAAATAACAAAATAAATCATCACTATTCTCGCTAATAAAAAAACCATTATTAACACCATCATCTGGTAATTCTGTTATTTTACCTACATAAACAATATTACCTACTTGTTTTATTCCCATAATTATGTTACTGTTGTTATAGTTGTTACACTTGTTATATTATTTACATCTATGTTTTGATAAATTAAATGTTTACGTTGATTAAAATTATTTACGTATGTATCAGATATAGCAACATCGAAATCATAAATATAACCCCAAAAACCCTTATTAGGTATTTGATTTACGAATGTTTTTAAATTTATTTCAGAACCATACATTGTATTTGCGTTTTTAAATAAAGTAAGAAATGTATTACCACCAATTACAGAACTACCAGCTATTTTATTTATAAGTATATTTTGAGATGACATAAAATTAGTTAGATTTATACCATCATTTCTAAGTCCACCCACAATAGTATCAAGTAATGATGAATTACTATCTATATTTAACTGAAGAAATTCATTTGTACCACTAATAAAACCTTGACCGAACGAAGAATTTATAATAACACCGTAATTAGCTATATCTGTATAACCTAAATTATTAGAGTTAAATATTTTACCATTGTTAATTAAAGATATGTTATCTATTGATATAAAATTATTCATACTACCTTTATTAATTATATTAGCACTAGACATAACTGAGGTGTTATAAATATAACCATCATTAGAATCAATGAAAATAACCCCAGCAACACCATATCTTTGTGAATAATCTAAAAACACACTATTATTTAAATTATTAACCTTAAAAGTAGATACTAATTCTTTTGGTTCCCCAGAAATAATAGGTATAATATGAAAATCTTTAGCTAAAGTAGTACCTGTTAACCCACTCAAAGGTAATGATACATTTACTGAAAAATTACTTATATGGTCTATCAACGGTAATCTATTCCCAACAGTAACAGTTGGTGCTGAAGTAGTACCACTAATAAATGGATTTGATACTGATTTAGCGAAATCGGTATAAAAATTATTAATTATTGGTTCAGACATAATATATCTATGGTTAAGACTTATTGTTGGGTTATTGTTCGTACAATAATTAACATTTAATATCTTATAAATAGTACTACCGCTAGTCCCACTAAGTTCACTAAATTCCTTTTTATGTAAAAAACCATTCCAGTTAAAATCATCCATTTGGAATCTTCTATATCTTTGTACTCTCCAATCTTTATCAACAGAGATATTACCATAAACATTTTCCCTTTTTAATATAAAACCATTTCTATTAGCTTTAAAATTACCATTATCGTCATTGATTATTGTATCATTAAAATCATATTCTAATTTATCACCAATAAATGTTAAACTTTCAGCGTTTATTGAGAAATTCGAACTATCAATAGCTGTTAATGATATTTGTTCAATAAATGGAGCTGGGTTTTCAATACCAGACATTGACATGTAAGGTAACCCATCATGTACTTCAGTATTTAAAACACCAGTTGGTTTAAATACTGGTTTACCGTTAACATCATTAATAATTATATTATTTGGTATATTAGAATATCTTTGTTTTTCGAATCTAAGTTGGACACCTATATTTTGAGCACCAGTAAGTAGTGGTGAAAATTGTATATAACCAACATTAAAATAATTAACAATTGTAAATGTTTGTCCAGTTGTAACCGTAGAACCACTAGGTGCAAATACAACAGTAACAACATCACCATTAGCCGCAATAGTATTAGGTACGTTATTAAATTGAGTAAAATTAGAAGCTGAACCAATAACAGTATGAATTTGTTGTCTAGTACTACTATCAGAACCATTTACAATATATTTCGTTTGATAATCAGTCAAGATATATTTATTACCAGTTATTAATTTTTTTTCATTTTTTAAAACATTTAAAGTAGCATGGGTTCCACTATATATGGTATTTAAAGACGATAATTCAATTTCTGACACACTACCGTTTGATTCCCTAGACAATACTTTTGTTAGTGAATTATTTATTTCTGGTGTAGTGTTAATATTTAAATTAGCAACATATGCGGTATCATCCATTGTTGCAAATATATTACTACCACCTAATATTATACTTCTAGATACAGAACTATTAAATACATTATTGTTTCCTCCAACAATAGCGGAATTTGTATTTTCATTTAAATAATTTCCTTGACCACCAATAATTACTGAGTTATTTGAATCGCTTATTGAATTCCCCTCACCAATAAAAATACCAGATTCTTCAGAATTATCTACACTATTAATAATACCACCAATAATCGCTGAATTTTTAGAAGCGTCAATAACACTAGTATTACCGCCTAATATAGATGAATTATCACTACCAATATGTATTTTATGTTTACCACCACCTAAAATAGTTGATGATGTACCACTAGCACCATATACACCATCATTAGGTATAAAGTTAGTATCGCCACTAAAATGAACAAATGATAATTTTCCATAAGCAGTAACACCAACACCACCAGCACTTGAAATGTATCCACTGGCAACCGTACTATGACCTTTTGAATTTGAAAGCCCACCACTAGCAATTGTATTTCTTCCACTAGCTCTATCACCGTAAGAACTAGCCACAGTATTTGAACCGAAAGCACTTGAAAAATCACCACTAGCAACAGTATCCCTACCACTAGAAAATGATGCTCTACCTTCAGCTATAGCTCCTTCACCAATAGCTATTGAATAATCACCAGTCGCATCAACATTGGTATCATTTATAGTTTTCAATGAATGATTACCAGTAGAACCAGAATTCCAATAACCACCTTCTATTATTGTACCACCACTATAAGTCGGTAATGTAATTGAAATATCACCACCATTATATTTTTTTAATGTTAATACGTTATTATTAGTTATTGCTGTATATATAGAATCACCCTTTAAGATAATAAAATTACTATCAAGTTCACCCTGACTCAACACACTACCTTTATTTATATCACCATATGGTGAATTAGTTATCCTAAGTATTAAATTTTCCATATTTTATCGATGCTTTTTATTTATAAATATCTAATACATTTTAATAAAGTTAGAAAACGTTATGTGTTAACAATATTTATTTATCTTTTTTTAATTATATTTTTATAAGGTACCCAAATTATTCCAATAAAAAATAAGGATATAAATCTACCAGTTCTATATCCTTTACCTAATCGTGCCATACCTTTTAAATACTCCATATCAGCTTCCCATTTTGAAATAAAATTTAGTGATGCGTTTTCAACTAAATATCTATAATCATGCAGCATCGCATTCAAATCTAAATTAGGTATATCATCTAAATCTTTAACAATTGTAGCACCATCAAAGTCTTTTGTGTTTTTACAAAAATATCGGTATGCTTTAACGTAATTGTTAATTTCTTTTTCTGGTACTTCTTTTATTTTAAGTAAAGTCACAACTTTAGTTAATTTATTAAGCAACACAACTTGTGGTTGTTTAAAGAAACCATTTCGACTAAAAAACATTACTCTGTAATTGTAAATTGAACACCAACAGGTTCTTCATTCATTATTAATTTATTTAACAAAAAACCTATTGCCAACGGCTCACTTATTGTTATTTCAGGGTTATCTAGTGTACCTCCATTAAAATACCCCATTACTTTTTCATATGTCGGGTAACCATAATCAACTATTGTAAAATCACTTGGCATAACACCATTATTAGATTCTAGATAACCAAACATCGGTACTGTAATTCTTTCCTCTGAACCTTCTAATTGTGAATCATAATCAGGATTTGGTATTGACATTAGAGTAGTTTGATTTGACGACACAATATCATCTTCCATTCCCATAAACATCATTTCTTTAATAGATATGATAACTTTTTTATTGTTTTTAATACAACTCATTTCAAATCTTATTGAAAGAAATTTATCTAACCTCCTATGAGTTATTGCGACATCTTGTATAATTACATTATCAAAAGAACCTTGATTTTCTAAAGGTGATTCGTATTTTTGTGCTGTTAATTTCATATTTAATTTTTATTTATTTATTATTTTATATTAAGTTATAGTTATTGTTCTAGTTATACCACTAAGTCTTATTTTTAAACCAGTAAGTGTATTTGATTCTAACCAAACATCACCATCATTTGGTGCCGTTGGAGCTGAACCAACTCTTAATCTCATTAATGCTGATAATGTTGTTGACGGTGCTATATCTAAATTAGCCGTAGGTGTAGATACCCCAACACCAATCTTTCCACTTGTAGTTGCACCAGTTAACGGGTTACCCGTAACCGTACCATAAGTACCTGTACCAAACAAAACACCACCTAGATTTAATGAATTTACAGTATTATTAGGTAAACTAATATTTGTACCAATTATAATGTTATTTGGGTTAGTATTAGCATTGGTCATCCCATAACCAACCCTAAATCCAATAAAATTAGAATATGTGTTACCAGATGATTGAAAACCAGTATTAAAACCAATAAAATTACTTGCTCTATTATTAATTGAATAACCACCTGATGTATTACCTATAAAATTACTATTAAGTGCGTCATTTGCTTGAATACCAGCGTTATTACCGATAAAATTTGAACCCGTTACACCTGTCACACTATTACCAGCGTAATTACCAATAAAATTTGAAGTTGAAGCATTCCTTGAATTCTGACCAGCATTATTACCAATGAAGTTTGAGTTACTAGAACTTGTTGCACCAGAACCAGATTGTTGACCTAAAAAATTTGAGTTACTAGCACCTATCGCACCAAAACCAGCTTGATTACCTAAAAAATTTGAGTTATTAGCGGTTGTTGCACCGCTACCAGCTTGATAACCCATAAAATTTGAGTTATTAGCTGTTGTCGCACCCCTACCAGCTTGATAACCCATAAAGTTTGAGTTATTAGCGTTTGTCGCTTGCCAACCAGTATCATAACCCATAAAGTTTGAATTACTTGCAGTTGTTGCATTTTGACCAGCATTCTGACCAATAAAATTTGATGTACTAGCACTAGTTGCACCATTACCAGCATATTCACCAAAGAAATTTGAATTATTAGCATTTCTTGCGTTTGCACCAGCACGTTGACCAAAAAAGTTTGAATTACTAGCACCTGTCGCACTCACACCAGCAAAATAACCCAAGAAATTTGAATAACTTGCAGTTGTTGCATTTTGACCAGCATTCTGACCAATAAGATTTGAGTTACTAGCACTTGTTGCATTTCTACCAGCATAATTACCTAAGAAATTTGAGTTACTAGCATTTGTTGCTTGATAACCAGCAAAATTACCCAAGAAATTTGATAATGAAGCGTTTGTTGCTCCACCACCAGCATAATAACCAATGAAGTTTGAAGTATTAGCAAGAGTAGCATTTTCACCAGAATTATACCCCATGAAATTCGAGTCATAAGCACCTGTTGCACCATAACCAGCACCCCATCCCATGAAATTCGAGTTATAAGCACCTGTCGCATTATAACCAACATTAAACCCGAAGAAATTCGACCTACTAGCATTTGTTGCGCCATAACCAGCATTCCAACCAAAAAAGTTTGAATTACTAGCACCTATTGCTTGATAACCAGCACTCTCACCAAAGAAATTTGAATTGTTAGCACTAGCTGAACCCCTACCAGCTTGATGACCCATAAAATTTGAGTTATCAGCGTTTGTAGCATCTTTACCAGCTAATCTACCAATGAAATTTGAGTCACTAGCATATGCCGCATATTCACCAGCACTTGGACCAAAGAAATTAGAAAAAGTAGCACCTATTGCTTGATAACCAGCTCTCTCACCAAAGAAATTTGAGTTACTAGCATTTGTTGCACCATAACCAGCATAATAACCCATGAAATTTGATAATGAAGCGTTTGTTGCACCATAACCAGCTTGACTACCTAAAAAATTTGAGTTACCAGCGTTTGTCGCCACAAAACCAGCTTGACTACCTAAAAAATTTGAATTACCAGCGTTTGTTGCGTTCCTACCAGCCTGATAACCTAAAAAATTTGAATTAGAAGCGTTCCCTACACCATAACCAGTTTGATAACCAAAAAAGTTTGAATTAGAAGCACCGAACCCCCCATAAGCAACTTGATAACCCATGAAATTTGAATTATTATTAGAACCAGCATAAGCACCAGCACTAGTACCATAAACAAACATATTACCACTATCAGCCACCGCACCATCACCCAATGCAATAGAACCACTACCATTAGCTGATGGTGGATTTAATGGTGGTGTTGCATTTTCAGAATAGTATTTTGGTTTTGAATCAATATCTATAGCAACATAACTAACATAACTATCACCAGTTAATAAAAGCGTATTTGTTGACGCTGAAAAATATCCACCAGTAACAAACGGTGGTAAAAACCTCTTAGGTACAATACCAGCATCCTCACCACTTTGGCCTAAAGGAGTATAACCACCAATCTTACCTTTATTTAACTTACTTTCAAGCATAATTTAATTTTTTTTATAATCTTACAGCTTCAATTGTGTAAGTTGTTTCATTATAGTATAGATAGGTATTACCAACAACAGCCCCTAAAGCTTCTGTAATTGCAACAATAGCTGTAGCTCTATCTAGATAAGTAGGTAATGAAGAATTTGAGAATACAGTCATTCCATCCAAACTTCCACCAACATTAACTTGAGCACCAAAAGCATTAACATTACTAGCTGTTGAATTAGCACAAGCACTCTCACCAAAAGCGTTAACATTATTACCAGTTACACCCTTACCAGCATTCTCACCAAAGAAATTTGAATAAGTAGAATTAATTGCACCATAACCAGCACTTGAACCAAAGAAATTTGAGTTATAAGCGTTTTTTGCACCATAACCAGCACTCTGACCTATAAAATTTGAATTTCTAGCATCTGTTGCTTCATAACCAGCCTGATTACCAAAGAAATTTGAGTTATCAGCGTTTGTAGCACCAGCACCAGCTTGAGGGCCCATGAAATTTGAGTTATAAGCACTTGTTGCGTACCTACCAGCACTTGGACCAAAGAAATTTGAATCACTAGCATCATCTGCACCCTCACCAGCACTATCACCAAAGAAAATTGAATTACTAGGTGAGAACGTATTATTAGTTCCAAGACCAGTTGATAATAACGAAGTTCCATTAACAACAGTTATAGGTGAACTTACTATACCGTTTACAGTATATGTAGTGTTATTATTATATGTAAATATTATAGAATCACCACTATATGTAGCACCAGTGGTGTATATACTATAATAATAGTTTCCATCATCATCTTTAACTTTTATTGTTTTATTTTCAGTATCTAAAAATAAATTAAAATTACCAACGTTAGATGTTGGTACTGATGAAGCATTTTGTGCTTGTAATTGAATGTATTGCATAGTTTTTTATTTTAAAATTCCTGTTCCTATTATTGTTGAGTTTCCACTAAATATTATCGCACCAGCAATATCGATTAAACCATTATTAATAATATTGCTATTTAATAATAATAAATTACCACCGATATAAATTTTAGCGTATTTATCAAATGTTATACTACCTATTGTTATTTCTGTATCTTTTTGTAATTCTAAATTGGTATCGACTAAAACATAATCACCAGCTATTGTAATGGTTTCATCACTTGTTATTATTTTTGTGTTGTTTTCTTCCCAATGCTTTATGTTAATATATGGAGCAATAAAATCGGTTAAACCACTTAAACTAATTTTTTTAGTAATTCCATTATTAACTATAGGTAAAACATCATCAATACTAGGATTAATGTTAAAGTCAAACTGAATTATTTTTTTATTTGGCATGATTTATTTAGTTTATTATAAATATGTAATTTTAATTTAAAATATTAATATTTTCATTATTTACCAATTAATTCCATACCCATCTTCTTGTAGTATAAAACCATTATCTTCTGTAATAATTAAATTGTCATCTTTTAAGCCATAATTAGGTGCTTCAGTAACATAATTATTACGTATTTGACATAATGACATATCGCAAATATTAAATTTAAACTGAGAAATCCCACCAATAAAGGTACCACCAAAATTTTGTTCAATCGGTAACCCTCTATCCGATAAATCTAACCCACCAAAAGTTTGACTATCTATTAAACCCTGACTACCACCACCTAAACTGAAATTAAATGGTACACCAACTTGTTTTGATTTGTATTCATCTAATCGTCTAGCTATAAATTCATCAAAATCTTTTACAGTAAATTTAAGATAACCATTTATATAAAATTTAAGATTACCCTTTCTACCTTTAATATTTTTTAATTCACAATCAGTCTTGTAATCGGTTTCAAATTTTATTACAACATATTGCCAATCTTCTTGATTTATCAATCCAGCTTCAGAATACTCCTCAGTTATAGTTACACCACTAACATATTTACTTTCAACACCAGTTGTTATACATGAACCAGTAACTGTTAATAATCTATAACCAATACTACCATCTGGTTTTATTCTAAAACCTAATGCATTATCAATAATATCTAAATTATAATCAATACTAGTTTCATCACTAGTAATACCACTAAAACAAGGAACCATTGCACTACCCAAACCATCATTAGGTCCCTCACAACATGTATCACCAGAACTTATAATTCCAGAACCCCTACCATAGATTAAAAATGGGTTTTGAGTGTTTGTAACTGTTTGTCTAACACTAGAAACAGCTATACCTTCACCATCATAACAACACGCTGTTTGAGAGCCTAAACCATTATACCTATCTATACCAATACCAGAATTGTTATTTATTGTTGTTGCTGAATTGTAAATTGTTACACCAGTTAATGGTTCTGGTCTACCATCATATGTTCTACCATATATTAGAAAACCATTTGTTATCAAATCAATTTCAGTTCTTGGTGGAGCTAAAGAAATTCCCAAACCATAATCACCGACAATAGTTATTTCTGTTTCTTTAGGTATCGTACACCATTCACTAACATCTTCAGTACAACCAGTAACACAATCACGAGTACAACCAGTATCACTACCACTCCATTGATTCCAAAACTTATTTTCAGCTCTAGTACCCATATAAAAGAAAAATCCTTCATTATTTGGATAAACGTCATTAAGTGTTTGTCCACTAGTTATTGAAAACCTTTTATTTTTCAACCAAAATTCAGCAACCCAAGCTTGGTTAACTCTAGTTGGTAATACCTCATAAGTCGAACCATCTATTTTATAATAACCTTGATAAAAACCACCGTAAAGATTTACGAAATTACCAACTGTTGGTATGTTTGGGTCAATCATTATCTCATATGGGTAAACATAATTACCAGTTGTACCACTAACTGCATGCATATTCAATCTAGTATCACCAGAATTAATAACTAGTGTTGTACCAGTTAACGCAGATAATAAAGCTTGATTAGACGTGTCACCACTTTGTTTGTCAAATAAAATTAAACCATTATCTATACCTGTTAAACCAATAGTATTAAAGGTATAACCAGTATTTACTGCACCACTCCATGAAACAAGACTATAAATATTATCACCATTAATTGAAGTAGGTGTACTATTGTTGTATATATTTTGGTTATTAAAATCATACCAAACAACAAAACACTCACCTTCAGTTAACTGACCGCAATACGGTGTAGGTCCTTCATCATTTGCTAAATAAAAATCCCAATAATCACTATTTGATAGTTTAAGGTCTAGTTTATTAAAGTTAAAGTTTTTTATATTTCCCATTAAAAAATTTCTAAATTAGTTCTTCTCCAACCTGTACTAGTTTTAATGTACATGAAGTTATCATCTCTCGTTATATTCCCTTCACTACCAGTACTATCACTTGACGAGGTTGGTGTGTATAAAGGAATCGTTAATGCGTTAGGTTTAAAATCATTATTTGTTATGAAATTACCATCAGAATCAGTTATTAAATCAGCTGATTTGTTTATACCTTTTGCGTGTAATATACTTAACCCACCACCTATCGCTGTTTGTTGTGTACCATTAAAGTTTAATTCAACGTTATTATCTTCAGCTAAAATTGTTTGTGTTTCTAAATGCGTATTATTTGATGTGGTCATACCAGAAGCTAATTCTTTAACCGCTTCAACTAATATTGGTACTATTTCGTTATAATTTAAAGATAGCATTCCATCACCTTTTGCTCTAGTTCTAACTATATCTGGTACATAATTTTGAACTTCTTGAGCGATAAAACCATATTTAATACCACCACCCATCTCAGATTCTGGTGTATATTCAAATGAAACACCTCTAAGATTCTTAATTATATCTAGTGAGTTATCTAAATCATTTATATTTTGTTTAAGTCTAGCATCTGAAGCACCAGCAACTATTTTACCAATTGCATTTGTTGCTATTGGGTCAGTTGATGTTAACCCATCAATTATTAAGTCTGGAACATATACAGCATTACCAGTATTAGCTGTAATATTTTGACCACCAATTATTACAGTGTTACCAACATTTATTATTTTATTATTTTGACCACCAATTATTGCTGACTCATCAGCATTATCAATAATATTTAATTTACCACCAGCAATTATATTATTACCGTCAAAAGTAGGGCTAGTTAATATATGATTACTACCACCAAGTATTATTGAATCAAAATTATTAGTTATTTTATGATTAATTCCACCAATAATACTTGACCAAGTTGAATTATCAACACTACCTGAATATGTATTCAAGACTAACGAATTAATTGACGAATTACTAATATTGGATAATTGACTACCAATTGACGATGATTGTACAGAATTTTCAATTATTGAGTTATTTTCACCACCAATAATTAAACCATTATCTGAATCATATATTGAATTATAGCTACCATTAATTACTGTAGAATAATCACTATTACCTGTTGAACCAGTAATATTTTGATATTCACCACCAATAATAATACTTGAGGTGATTAGAGCACCACCTTTAATTTTAGAAGCATAAGTATTCAATAACATACATTGATAACCACTATCAATTGTTGATTGCTCACCACCAATAATTGTTGATGCGTTAATGTTATTTGTTGTACAATTATCACTACCAATCATGGTTGATAAAGATGTCAAACCGAACATATTAGATTGATAATTGGTAATCATAGTATTAAACGTATTTGCGCCAATCATATTCATTTCTGAACCACCAATCATTATTGAATTATTAAAACCAACAACCGATGTGTTATAATATGTTGAACCACCACCACCTAACATTATAGTATTAGCTTCACCAGTATAATAATCAGATGTCATTACATGGTTAACACCACCTATTATTGATGAATAATCCATATTTTTAGATATGGTTGAATTTAATGAGGTGATTATAGATGAATTAGAATCATAAATATTATTACCACCACCACCAATTATAGAAAAATAATTCGTTTTACCAGTCACAACATTATTTTCACCACCAATTATAGAACCCCACCCATAATTATTATCACAATTTATCGTATTATTTTGACCACCTAAAATACTAGAAAAAAATGTAGTACTTATGTTATTAAGTTCACCACCTAAAATAGTTGAATAAGAAGAAAAGAAATCAATAGTAGAATCATGTGAATAAACAAATGAATTTAAAGCATTCGCTATTGTATATGTACCACCAGCTAGTGAATAATCACCGTTTGATTCGGTATACGAACCTTGAGATATAGCTCCTACACCACCAGCAAGACTATTATTCTGATTTTCATTTAAAATTGCCGAATAAAGACCTTGACCATCTGACCATAAGGAATAAGTACTACCACTACCTGAACTCACTAACCACTCACCTTTACCTTCAGAATCAATACATGTCCACACATAACCAACTTGTGCCTTATCCTTAATTATAAGTCTATCCGTTCTAGTTATCCCAGAAACATCAACCCAAATAGTTCTACCAGTAAAATCTAAACCAGTAGCGTCTAAATAATCAACAGATACTGTAAATAATTCACCACTATAATTTCCACCACCTAAGTCAATCATATCAACAACATCAACATTATAACTTACACCAGTATAATGTGTATATCCAGTGTTTCCATCTACATTAAAATAAGAACTAACGTCTGGAACATAAAAACTACCAGAAGATTGAGTATCGGCAGAATTTGAGGGTGTTATAGCTGAAAATACTGAATCAGCTATACTCATATTACTATCACCCCATGTAAATATAGTAGTTGTGTTGTTTCCAGAAAAAGTACTATCAACATTAAATATCGTTTGTGTAATAGAACTTAATACTGGGTTAGGACCAGTTGGTAAATCGCTATATGGTAGACCAAAAGTAGTCGCACCAGATAGATTAGTAGTTGTATTAATTCGTTGTTTTGCTTGTCTATTATCAGAAAAGTCTAATTTTGTTCTAAATATACCCATTTTATAGCTTTTATTATAAATATTCCGTATTTCTAATATATTTATAATAAAACTTAATTTATGGCAACATTTAAAAAGAAAGATTTACAAGAATTGGTTGGTGGTGATTTTACATCTGCTGGAGGTGATAGAAATGTAACAAATAATAGTGAGATAGAAACTGGTCCAGTTCAAAAAGATTTTAAAGATGATTCATCTTTTGAAAAAGGTGTTTCAACCACAACAGATAAAGTATTTGGTCGTTATAGACAAAATATTCCATGGTTTGCTGTGTATAGTTTTGGTGGTTCTAGAACTGGTGGTTTACCAGTTAACTACGGTATTAATGAAGAAAATAAAAACACTATTATCACTAAAAAAAGTGTTGAAGAAAAAATTGAAGATTTAGTTAAAAAAAGTAAATCATCTGATATTAATTCAAAAGACTATAATCCTAAAGTTGAAAAAGTTTTAGATGAAATTTCCGATTTGGATTTATCTGAAAAACAAATTGAAGAATTACTAAAAGCACTTGAATATAAAAAGAATAACCCTTCTAAAACTAGAAATATATAATGAAAACCAATTTAGATAACACAAATTTCAATCACGACAATAAACAATTGGATGGTGAAGCACTAAAAATGCGTGAAACTAGGTTAAATAAAGAATTGAAAGACGGAACTATAACACCAGATGGTGAAAAAGAGTTAGAAGAAATTAAAAAGAAATTATTTCACGCTAGAGACATAATTAATAAAGGTAAAGAAATCACCAAAGATACAGATTATAGAAATACTTTTAGAGACGAAGAAAATGTTATGAAAGTTGGTACTGCTAATTTATCCAAAAAAAGTGATAAATCGGGTCCAACTAGTAATATATTATCAAATAAACAAGCAATGAATGAAGAAATTTCTTCAATTAGATATTTAATAGAATATATGAATAACAATAACAAAAAACAAAAAATATAAATTATGCCAACTCCTTACAATGGTGGTCAATCACCACTAGAAAATTATGCAATAAATGGAAACCCATTATATCCTGGTACTGGTAGATTAGCTATTATCGGTCAAACAAAAATTGGTACAACTAAATATGCTTTTAATGGACCTTATAAAAACCCAGAAATTACAGGTAGTCCAAGTTCACAATATGGTTTAACTCACACAAACGCAATTGCTGATAGTGTAAGTAAATACAATGGTAGAGGTACTGGTGATGGTGTATCACAAGGTGTTTATGGTGCCATAACTAATTATAATGGTGGTAATGTTGAAGATATAAACGGTGTTTTATCACAACCAGGCTCTGGTCGTAATTCACAAGTAACATTAAATGCTGGTACTTGGGGTTATGGACCAAAACCAATTGCTGGTAGTAATTATGTTGCACCTAATATGGCTGGTAACACTGGACAAGTAATTATTTAATTTTACATGAAACTTTACAATTTATATCAAAACATTATATTAGAAGATATTATTAGGTTAACACAACTAAATGAAGATGTATCACCTAATGATGTTGATGGAGTTTTAAATGGTGATAACGGAAAATTTTACCATGTTTCATTTCTTTATAAAGATGAAAAAGGTAACCTATCTAATAGGTGGGTTCAATTATACCAAAGAAATATATCAACAGCTAATAATGGTTTAATTGATGCGTTTCAAGTTTCTAGAGATGGAAAAACAAGTGGTTTAAATAGTAGAACTGGTAAAGAAGAAAACTTTACTGGTTGGAGAAAATTTAGACTAGATAGAATAAGTGACTTTAAAGTTTCTAAAGTCCCATTCTATCAACCACAAGGTGGTTTTAATAAAACAGGTAATAATTCACCAACAGTTCAAAGTACACAAAAAATAGCATCAGTTGGTTCTTATCAATATGCTGATTCTACTTTGAAAAACAATAAATATGTAGGTAAAAAAGTTCAAAAATTAAATAAACCAGAACCAGATGTTAAAAAACCAATGGTTAATAAATTAAATAAAAAAGAACCTGTATCACAACAACCAATGGTTAATAAAGTAAATAAAAATGAACCAATTGTTCCATTACAACAAAATAATCAACAACCAGAAATGGATGATGATTTAGAAAATAAAGATGAAATAAACAAATAAAATATGGATTCACCAGCACCAGTAAATTTAGCGGCATTAAAAGGTATTTTAGCCAACGCTAAAAAAGTTATGAATAAAGTAGAGGAAACAAATCCTAAAGGTAGTAAACAACCAGTAAGAGAAAGTTATGACGATGGTTATTCTAATCAACCGATGTATAACGAAATAGACGAGAGAGAACCAGTATATGAAAATTTTACACCTACCACTCCATCCCGAATGCAACCTCAAATGTATACATCTGAACAAGTTATGGCATCAAATTTACCGTTAGCGGTAAAAGAAGCAATGATTAAAAGTCCAATACCACAATTACAAGGACCACCATCTAAATTTAGTTTAGAAGATTTAGGTGATTTAATAGAAAAACCTAAAAATAAGTATAATTCACCTGGTGTTCCAATACATGAATCTAGTGGTAATTACAAACAACAAATATCTATTGACCCTAATATGTTAAAAGATATGATTAAAGAAGCAGTTGCTGAGTATTTTAAAGAATCTCACGATAAACAGATTACCGAACAAGCAATTAAAAAAACAATAAATGTTTTAATAAAAGAAGGTAAAATACAAACAAAAAAATAAAAACAATCAAAAAGGGCTTTTTAGTCCTTTTTTTATTTACTAATATTTTAAATTAATTATATTTGAATATTAATAAAAAGTTTTTAAATAAAAATTTATGAAAAAATTAAAAGTACTAGTAGTACCTAGTGACAGAACTGGTGTTGGAGCATTTCGCTCTATAAACCCACATTTAGCTTTAGAAAAAAATTACTCAGATGAATTTATGGTACACATAGATTATGAACCTCAAATAGATAATGATGAATGGTTAAAACAATACGACATTATTCATTACCATAGAACACTAGGTCATTACAATCAAATGCCTCAATTATTAGAAAGAACCAAAAAATTAGGTATTGTGACTATTATGGATTTGGATGATTATTGGTCACCTGGTCCACATCACCCAGCTTATTATCTAATAAAAGAAGCTGGAATTGATAAGATGATTTTAGATAATATTAAAATTGCTGAAAATGTAACAACAACAACAACCTTATTCGCAGAAGAGATTAAAAAATACAATAAAAATGTTCATGTGTTAGCTAATGCTATTGACCCAAGTGAAAAACAATTTACACCTAATTTAGAACCATCAAATGGTCGTATTAGAATTGGATGGTTAGGTGGTTCTTGTATGAGCCCAGACACTGAGATTTTAACTAATCAAGGTTGGAAACGATTTGATGCGTTAGACCAAAGTGAAACTGTTGCGACATTAAATCCTAGCACAAATAAATTAGAATATCATAAACCAACTGGGTATATATGTGAACCATTTGAGGGTGAATTAAACTGTGCTAAAAATGGTTTAGTTGAATATGAAGTCACACCAAACCATAATATGTATGCTTCAGTTGCTAAATCATTAACACATAAAAAATTAAATTTAGAATTAATTCAATCTGAAAAAATACATGGTAAAAATTTCCATGTTAAAAAAGATGCATTATGGATTGGTAAAGAAGAAGAATATTTTGTTTTACCTATGTTAAATGAATACACTGAACTAGAAGAAAACGAAAGTTACATTGATAGATTAATTTCTAAAAAACGTTATAATGGATTATCTGAAAAATATGGTTCTGATAAGCGTATTGACATGGATAATTGGTTAGCGTTTTTTGGGTTTTGGATGGCTGAGGGTTGGACAACTAAAACAAATGGTTTACACCAAGTAGGTATAGCACAAACAAAAGATAATGGATACCTATCACATATGTATGAATTATTAGTTAACATGGGTTTCAACCCAACATACACAAAAGATAAACAACAAGTTAGAGTTTTTGATAAACAATTATGGGATTATTTATCAAATTTTGGTGGTGCTCATGATAAATTTATACCTCAAGAAGTTTTAGAATTATCTCCAAGACAATTAACAATATTTTTAGAATGGTTCATTAAAGGTGATGGTCATATTGAAAATAATAAATATACTAGAACTAGAGCATTTACTTGTTCACCTTCATTAGCAAATAACTTACAAGAAATTGCGTTAAAAATTGGTATTTCAGCTACAATAACAAATAGAGGAAAAAGAACTAGTGAAATTAAAGGTAGAGTAATTAAATCACAATATGACTCTTTAGTAATTAATTTTACTAAACACCATAGTGTTAGTAAACATAATAAAAACACACCATTAATCAAAACTGAAGACCAATATAATAAATACTATAAAGGTAATGTTTATTGTGTTGAAGTTCAAAATCATATTATTTATGTTAGAAGAAACGGTAAAGCTATGTGGATTGGTAATTCCCATTTAAAAGATTTACAGATACTTAATGGTGTTGTTGGTAAACTTAGAGGTGATGGTTTATTAGACAAAGTACAGTTTGTGTTATGTGGTTTTGATACTAGAGGTACACATACCGAAATTGACCAAAAAACTGGACAACAAAAAACTAGACAAATCAAACCTATTGAAAGTGTTTGGTATCAATATGAAAAAATATTTACTGATGATTATAAAACGATTAGTTCAGAATATAAAGATTTTCTAATGAAATTTACACCAAATTCTGAATATGAAAATGTTTCTAACGAACCTTATAGACGTGTTTGGACAAAATCAATCTCCACTTACGCATCAAATTATAATTTATTTGATATATCATTAGCACCAATTGAAGACAACATCTTCAACAAAGTTAAAAGTCAATTAAAAGTTATTGAAGCTGGTTTCCACAATAAAGCTATTATTGCTCAAGATTTCGGTCCATATCAGATTGACGTTAAAAATGCTGTTAAGTTTGGTGGTGGGTTTGATTTAGAGGCTAATGGAATTCTGGTTGACCCTAAAAAAAACAATAAGGACTGGTATACAGCTATTAAAAAATTAATTCAAAATCCAGACGTAGTTACAACCCTACAAGAAAATTTACATAATACAGTAAAAGATACTTATTCAATCAATAAAGTAACTGAACAAAGAAGAGAATTGTATTTGGATTTATATAAAAAATTAAAAAAATAAAGGTTGATTTATTGGTTTTTTGTTAGTATATTTGTATTAATAATAATAAACAAAAAACCAATATAATGCCTTTAGAACAAGAAAAAATTGTTGCAAATACTAAGAAGTATTTCGACACAACTACAAAACTTGGGTTTATGACTGAAGACCTAATCAAATTTTTAGGTGAATCTTTTATCAAAGCTCCAGCTTCAACTATGACAGACCTATACAACGCTTTTGAGGGTGGTCTTATCGACCATCTATTAAGAGTTACTTCTTATGCTGTTAAATTTAATAACGCCTTACCAGAAGAAGAAAAGGTAGACCAAAACTCATTAATAAAAGTTTGTCTTTTACACCAAATCGGTAAAGCTAATCTTTACAAACCATGTGAATCAGAATGGCATAGAAAAAACCAAGGTAAAATGTATGAATTTAATTCCGATGTCTCATCTATGAGAGTAGGTGAGAGAAGTGTATATTACGCTATGTCTCATGGTGTTAAATTTACCGAAGAAGAATATAGTGCTATTTTAAATTTTGATAAAAATGATGATAAAATGTCGGAGTATCATAACTCAACTGTTGGTGATTTATTAAAAACGGCTGCGTTGTTTGCTATTAAAAATGAAAAAAATAAAAAATAATATGGATTTATTAGATAAAATGAGAGAAAAAGTCTTATTATTAGCAGACTTAGAAAGTGGTTACACACAAGAAGACTTCGATAAAGAATTCAACACAATTAATGTTGACGATTATTCACATAAAATTAAATTAGCTTTTAAAAATGAATCAAATAATCCAGACCCAGAATACGCAACCGCTGGGTCATCTGGGTTTGATTTGAGAGCTAATCTAGAATCACCTATTGTACTAGAAAGTGGTGAATATAAATTAATTAAAACTGGTCTTTATTTTGAAATTCCAAACAATATGGAGATAACAATCAGGTCACGTAGTGGTTTAGCATATAAACATGGTATTGCCGTTCTTAATGGGATTGGTACTATTGACAGTGATTACACAGGTGAAATAGGTGTTTTATTAATAAACCACGGCAAAGAAAATTTTATAATTGAACACGGTGATAGAATTGCTCAAGGTGTTTTATCTAGCGTTATTGGTAAAAATTTAATTAATCTAAAAAAAATAGATAATATTAATGAAAACACTGAACGTGGTTCTGGTGGGTTTGGTAGTTCGGGGGTTAAATAAATTAAACCTTTTAGTTTTTATGTTGTATTTATTACTATAACATAAGATAAAACAATAATTATGAGTTACGGTCAATGGGTAGTAAACGAAGAAATGACATTTAATGAATTTGGTTATAATTCTAATGAATTAAGTGATGGTAGTAATAAACCAGTAAAGTGTGTGTGTTCTGAATGTGGTGTAATTGGGAATAAAATATATAGACGTTCAACAGCTAAACATAGGTGTAAAACGATAATAGATGGTAAAAAGAAATGTTTTAAGTGTAAAAACTTTAAAAATGTTGAAGAGTTTTCTAAAAATAAATCAACATTTGATGGTTATCAAAAATGTTGTAAAGATTGTTTTAGTAATTATAGTTCAGTTAAAAACGGGTATATAAAAAAAACTATAAAATATAAAACTAATTTATATACTTACTTTCAAACAAAAACATCTCAACTTAAATCAAAATCTATTTTTAAAAATATGGACTTTGATTTAACAAGTGGTTTTTTATTAGAATTATACGAAAAACAAAATAAAAAATGTTTTTTTACTAATATAGAAATTAAACATAATACTGGGTGTCATCAATATGATAGTATAAGCGTAGAACGTTTAGACCCTAATAAAGGTTATACTAAAGATAATGTTGTATTAGCGGCTTTTAACATAAATTCATTTAAAGGTATGATGAATGAAGTTGAATTTAAGGAATATTTAGATATTATCATCCCAAAATTGATAGAATATAAAAATAATTAAAATTAAAATAAAATATGATTACAGTAATATATTGTACAAGACAATCAAACCCAGAACATAGAGAACATCTCATAAAGTCATCTGGTCTTCATAAACACATTTTTGATGGAATGCGACATTATAAAAGTGTCAAACATTTCGGTGGTGATAAAATATTTGTTGAGCAGCAATTAAAAGATAAAATTAAATCAGATTATTGTATTAAAAATAATATTAAACTGATTAAAATAAAAGAAAAAATAAAATAACGAAATATTAAAAAAAGAATTAAACTTATGATAACAGTTATTTTTAGCACTAGGGAACCTAACCCAAAACATGTTGAACACATTAAAAAAAGTTCTGGTTTACACAATAAAATTGAAGTCTTGGAATTCATCAATAATAACGACCCTAATTCAAAATATTATAATGGTGGTGAATCATTAACGAAATTATATAATCGTGGTTTGAAACAAGCCAAAAACGATATCGTAGTTTTTTGTCATGATGATATAAAAATTAAAAGTAAGAATTGGGGTGTTAGATTGATAAACCATTTCAATGATACTGATTATGGTATTTTAGGTGTTGCTGGTACGACTCATTTAAGTAATAGTGGTAGATGGTGGGATAACCCACAATTTATGGTTGGTAATGTTGAACACAGACACGAAGGTAAAACATGGTTATCTAAATATTCTAAAAATGTTGGTGAGAATGTAATAAAAACTGTTATAGTTGATGGTTTATTTTTTGCTGTTAATAAAAATAAGTTAAAACATAATTTTGATGAAACAGTTTCTGGTTTTCACTTTTATGATGTTGATTTTTCTTTTAGGAACCATATAGAAGGTGTTAAAGTTGGTGTAGTTTCTAACATAAGAATATTGCATAAATCAATAGGTGTAACAAATGAAGAATGGGAAAAAAATAGAATTTCATTTAGTGCTAAATGGTCTGATAAATTACCCACAGCTATACAAGGCGACATTTTTTATGAAGATATTAAAATACAAATTAAAAACCAACCAAAATTAGGTATAATAATATTAAATAAATCTAATAATTATTTGTTATTTAAATGCCTTTCTTCAATAATTGATAAAACTAAGTATGAAAATTATAAAATATACATTGGGGATACTGGTTCAACTGAAGACGAACTAAAAGAAATTAATAAATTTATCGGTGATAATAATAAAATTTCATTGTATAACATAGGTATTTATAATTTTGGTCGTAATAATAATAAAATAGTAAAAAATATAATAGATAAAGATACTGAATTAATTTTGTTTTCAAATAACGACATTGAATTAATTAATGATTCAATATCTATTATGGTTCAAAAATATATATTAACTAAAAATATAGTAGGAACTATAGGTTGTAGGTTATACTACCCAAATAAATTAATTCAACATGCTGGTATCAGTATGATGGTTAATAAGAGGAATCAATTTTTTCTTTCACATGTTGGTATAAATACATATTATCGTTATGGTGAAGATGAAGAAGTGGTTGGTTCTACTGGTGCTTTTTTAATGATATCTAAAAATTTATTTAATAATATTGGTGGGTTTAATGAAAACTATTTAGAATGTTTTGAGGATGTAGAATTAAATATCAACACGTTAATATTAAATAAAAAAAACTACATTATGACATCAGCAGTTTGTTATCATCATGAAAGTGTTACTAGAAATAAAGATGAATATAAAAACAAAAAAATGAGTGAAGATATGTCAATTAGATTATTACCACACTTAGAAAAAAATAAAGAAAAAATAAAGAAGTTTATTAATGTAATTGATTAATGGAAAAAATAAATATTTTAATTGGCTGTTTATCGTTTAAGGAATTAACTGGTTCTGAATTATATGTTTTTGAATTGGCTAAAGGATTAAAAAAAATAGGACATAACGTTAGTATAATATCACCAATTATTGGTAATCCTTTAATTGATATGGCTAATGAATTATACATCCCTGTTTATAATATTAATTACCCACCAAACGAAAAATTTGATTTAATCCATTGTCAACATAAAAGTGTTACAACAAATCTAATATCAATATACCCAGATATAAAAAAAATATGTAGTATACACTCTGAAGTAACAGTTGAAGAATACCCAGTAATTCATGAATCTATTCATAAATATATTGCTATTCGACCATCTATTAAAGATATGTTAATAAATACCTTTAATATTAATGAAAAAATAATAGAATCTATATATAACCCAATTGATATTGATAGATTTAATTTAAATGATACTAAAAACTTAGGGTATGTTTTGTTTGTTGGTAGCTTAGAACATTTAAGAGAAAAATCATTATTCGACATTAGTGAATATTGTATAGAAAACAATAAAGAATTATGGATTGTTGGTAAAAATCATAGTAATTATTTGCAACTTCTGTTATCGCAAAAACATGTTAAATATTTCACTGAAACTAATGAAATAGAAAAATTTGTTAAGGAGTGTGATGAAACAGCTGGTATACTTTTAGGTAGAACAACTATTGAAGGATGGATGTGTGGTAAAAAAGGTTGGATTTATAATGTTGATTCATCTGGTAATATTTTAAGTAAACAATTACACGATATTCCAGAAGACATTGATAAATTTAAAAGTGATAATGTTGTTAAAGAAATCATACAACAATACATTTCAATTATAGAATAACTATGAGAAAAATAAAAAATTGGGTTACAAATAAAATCGCTACTATTTCATTAGCCACGGCTAACGTTGAAAAAAATGCGTTAAGTCAAGTAGGTGAATCATTAGGTACTGATGTAAACCATTCACAAAGACACACACAAGGTCAACTAGCTGACTCTTTAATAAATGGTGAACTAACACAAGAGGTTCTTAACCTTCGTTGGAGAACATATAAAATAATGCGTGAATCTGAAGGTGTTACATCCGAAATTATTGGTTATGATGAAGAAAACAGACCGATAGTTGAAACTCGCAAAATAAACGTAAAAGCTGGTCTTGAAAAAATTAAATTAGATACATTTGATTATTACCCTTTAGAAATGGTTATTGATAACTATGACATAACTCTAGGTGTTAATCAAGCGATGGATAATGATAATATAACTATATTTGATGAAGTAATTATAAACCAAAATACTGAACAAATAAGTATGACTGGACCAATTGGTCCAGATGGTCAAAAAGATATTGTTGTTGAACCAAGTAAAGTTGAATTTTCAGCATCTCATGGTTCAATCAGTGGTACTGATTATTTTACCACCAACAAATCTGAACGACCAATTATGATTATTAGGAATCAAATACCTAAATTTAGATTGGAAACATATACAAAAAAACTAAACATTAGAAAAATAAACGAAACAGAACGTTTATTAGAATTTTATGTTAGTAAGTATGCAGACGAATACAATCGAACCAGCAGATTATTCCTTAGTGATTTAAAGAAAGCTATGATTGAACCAGAAAAATCCACTATAATTGAATTTGAAGGTGTCAATTTCATCACATATAAATCAATGGGTGCTAATGATTTTTTAGAATTTGAATATGATAATATATCATATGATAAAATTATTGAATACAATGGGTTTTATGTTGTTAAATTTATTGGAACAGTTAAAATTGACGGTAGAGATATTTTAGATGAACATAGAATGGTTGAGCTAGATAAAAAATATGAAAATAAAGAAAAAAAATGAGTATATTAAGTAAATATTTTGATAAGGTTTATTGTGTTAATCTTAATCGAAGACCAGATAGATGGCAGAAAGTAACTGAAGAATTTAAAAAATTAGGGTTTGATGAAGTTGAAAGATATGAAGCTATTGATGGTAAAGAATTTGATTGGTCAACAATAAAATATAACCCAACTTTATTGGTTGGTGAATTAGGTTTAATTGAAACTCATATCAACTTAATAAAAGAAGCTGCTGAAAATAAATATAAATCAGTTTTGATTATGGAAGATGATGTTTATTTCACTCCAGAAATACAAAAATTAGATGAGTATATGGAAGCATTACCCAAAGATTGGGATATAGTATATATTGGTGGAAACCATTCTTATGGTCAAACACCAACAAAAGTTAATGATAAGATTTTAAAGTTAAATAAAACATATACAACACATTGTATTGTGATTAAAGATACTTTATTTGAAACAATCATTGCTATGACAGAAGGTCGTAAAAAACAAATAGATGTTTATTATGCTGATTTACAAAATGTTTATAATGTTTATGGTTTTACACCAAATATGGCTTTACAAACAATTGATTTCAGTGATATTCAAAATAGACAAGTAAATTATAACGGTTATTTTAATCAGTAATTATGTTAGAAAATAAATTAATAATTGTTGTTACATCATACAATGTTGGTAAGTATATTGAAAGATGTTTAGAATCAATAAAAAATCAAACATATGAAAATTTTAAATGTTACATCACAGATGATTTATCGACAGATGATAGTGTTGAAAAGATTAAAAAAATTATATCACAAGATAATAGATTCTTTCTTATAGAAAATAAAGAAAAAAGATATCAGTGTGGTAATTATGATTTAATTTGTCGTGAAACAGAAAAAATAGATGATGAAGATATTGTTATTGAAGTTGATGGTGATGATTACCTTTCATCAGACGATGTTTTTAACAGAATAGTTGATTATTACAAATACAATAACATTTGGATAGCTAATGGTAGTTTTATTTTTGAAAGTGGTGGTAAAGGTTTTACCAAAGAAATTACTGATTTAACAAAAATAAGAGTAGAACCATTCACCGCATCACATATTAGAACATGGAAAGTTTTTTTATGGAGAGCAATTGATGTTAATGATTTAAAAGATGAAAATGGAAATTGGTGGACCGCTGGTGGTGATTTAATCTTTATGTATGATATGTTGGAAATGGCTGGGTTAGAACATTACAAACATATGTATGAAGTTAATTACGTTTACAACGATTCAAATCCAATAAGTGATGGTAGAATACATTTAGAATACGTTAACAAGTTAAACACGTTAATAAATAATAAAAAACCTAAAGAAAGATTAATTAGATGAACGAACTTAAAGAAATAATTGAAAAAAACACAAAAGTTGATTTTTATTTTCCATTTTTGAAAAAAAAACAACCTAAAAAAAACTTCATATCTGTAATAATCCCAGTTATGGGTAGAACTAATTTTTTAAAGCCACTTATTAAAACAATTAAAAAAGGAATTAAAAATACTGATAAAAAAATAAACATTACTATTGTAGAACATTCAGCTGAACCTTTATTTAAAAATGGTTGTGAAGAATTAAATATTGATTATTTTTGGATAGGTAAAAATATAGATGAACCATTCAATAAGTCACTTTGTCATAATATTGGGGCTATGTTAAATAGAAATAGTGATAATTATCTTTTTCATGATTTAGATTGTTTAGTTTTTGATGATTTTTTCATTAACATTATAAAAGAATTAGAATCTGGTTCAACAGCTCTACAAACATTTAGAGATAGAAGATTATATTATTTACCAGATGAATTAACAGAAAAAATCGTTAAAAATGAAATAGATATTAGCGATATTGATATTACAGATGAAACAATTGTTTTAGGTGACACTGGTGCACCAGGTGGTTCAATATGTTTAAATAAAAATCTTTTTATTGAAATAGGTGGTTATGACCCAGAATTATTTCATGGTTATTCACCAGAAGATATGTTTTTTTGGAAAAAAATGGAAACATTCACAAACATTATTTCAGTAAATAATGAAATATTACATATGTCACATGAACGTTTAAATAACACAAATAAATATATTAAAGAAATGATAAAATACGTTCAAATATTTAATGGATTAGATAATCATAACAAGTTAGAATTTCTAAATTACAAGAAAGAAATAATAGAAAAAATTTTTTAATATGATATATTGTAAATTAAAAGGTGGTTTAGGTAATATGTTATTCCAAATAGCGGCAGCAAAATCTTTAGCTATTGATAATAATACTGATTGTTATTTCCCTAATTTATTAGAACATTTAAAATATTTGGATATTGATAAAACACATAACCCAGAACTTAATCATAGTAACGAATATATTCAAATATTAAAAAAATTAAAAGTTAATTCTTTACCACAAAATAGAACTAGTTTAATAACGTATCCTTTTGATTTTATTGAAACACCTACAATAAAAGAAAACACAATAATAGATGGTTTTTTTCAAAGTGAAAAATATTTTTCACATAATAGAAATGAAATATTAAAATTTTTAAATTTTGATTTTATTGAAAAAGAATCAATCGAAAAAAAATATGAATTTATTTTTTCAAAACGTTGTACATCAATACACATTAGAAGAGGTGACTATTTAAAATACCCAAATCATCATCCAGTTCAAACATCTAAGTATTATTTAGATGCGATTGAAATTTTAAATAAAGATACTGATTTATTTATTGTTTTTAGTGATGATATAAATTGGTGTAAAGAAAACCTAAAACTAGATAACATCATTTACATTGAAGGTGAAAAAGATTATATTGAACTATATTTGATGAAAAATTGTCATAATAATATCACATCAAACTCATCCTTTTCATGGTGGGGTGCTTGGTTAAATGAAAATCCAAGTAAAAAAGTTGTTGGACCATTAATATGGTTTGGTAATGCGATAAAACATAACACTGGGGATATATTACCCGAAAAATGGATTAAAATTTAATATGGAAAAAATTTATTCAAAAGTAGAAGAAGGAAAACTATTACACATCATCAATAGATTAAGTGAAATAGAAGGTAGAACTGAAGCAGTTCCAGAAGATAACTTCATTCAATGTGCTACATTGAAAATGGAAAAAGGAAAAACATTCCCACCTCACAAACACATAACAAAAGATAGACACTACCCAGAACAAATAGCCCAAGAATCATGGGTTGTAATCAAAGGAAGTGTTAAATGTATCTTTTACGATATTGACAACACAATCATCGCCACACCGATATTAGAAGCTGGTGATGCTAGTTTTACGCTTTATGGTGGTCATACCTATGAAATATTAGAAGATGATACTATTGTTTATGAATATAAAACTGGACCTTATGAAGGTCAAAAGTTAGACAAAACATTTTTATAACAAATACGATATGACTATTAACGATTACAAGTATGTAACGAATCAAATTTTCCCACATGGTGGTGGAACTAGGATTAGCTTTTTACTAAACGCCATCATGTTCTCAAAACTTGAAAACAAAGAATTTATAGTAACGCCTTTATCTTATGAGACAGAAAAAAAAGAATTCGATACAAACCCAATAACAAAAACTTTTGATTACCCTAGTTACTGTAAAAGATGGGATAGTGTTTTAAATCTAGATGGTAAAAAAATATATGATTTACCCAAAGAAGAATTTGAAAAAGTTTTACAGTTATGTTTTGCAACGTTTAATAATACACCACCATCGGACTCTATTATAAATGATAAAATCAGAGAATTAAAAACTGAAATTAAAAACGAATATTTTAAAATACCAAAAAAAGATAAAAATGGTAAACTTAAATTATCAGTACACATTAGACGCAGTGATGCGATATCATGGCCTCACAGATATGTACCAAACGAGTATTATGTAAACACTATTAATATAGTTAAAGAATTCTTATCAAATCATAATATCGATTATGATTTAAAAATTTACACAGAAAGAATCGGCTTCAACAATAAAGGCTTTGAGGGGTATAAAATTTATTTTGATGATGAAGTGCTAGATACAGATGTTTGGGTTGATTTAATTAATTCTGACATAATAATTGGTAGTAAAAGTGCGTTTAGCACTAGTGCTGGTATGTTAACAGATGGTATGTACATACACCCAGAAAAGGTAGACCAACTATTAGTAAGTGATTGGCTATATAGTTGTGAATTAGATAACGACAAACTAAAAAAAAGATTCGATGAAATCAAATGAGGTAGAAATTAGAAAATGGTTTAGTGATAGAGGTGACTATACACATAATATAACATATGATTTAACAGAAGACTCTATAATCATTGATTTAGGTGGTTATACTGGTGTATGGGTTGAGCAAATGATAAACAAATACAATCCTAACGTTTACATAATAGAACCAATTGAACAATTTTATAACATTATTGTTGATAAATTTAAAAACAATGATAAGGTAAATGTTTTAAAGGTTGGTATTAGTAATGAAGATAAAGACGGTGTGATTTATTTACATGGTGATGCGACATCCGCTAATTTATCTAACGGAACATCTGTAAGTGTTAAATTTAATAAAATGAAAACACTTCTAGATAAATGGAACCTAGAATCAGTTGATTTAATTCAAATCAACATAGAAGGTGACGAATACGAACTTTTAGAAGACATGTTAAAAACGGGCATCATCAACACATTTAAAAATATTCAAGTACAATTTCACTATGGGATTGATGATGATATTAAAAGAAGAGAAAATATCCATAATGGGTTAAAAAGTAACGGTTACGAAATAAAATTTAATTACCCATTTGTATGGGAGTCTTGGTATAAAAATAATTAATCATGGTATATCTTATTGGTGATAGCCACACACAGTCTTTTGATAGTAATTTTAAAACAATATGGTTAGAAGCACCTACTGCCTATCAAAATATAAAAAAAATAGGTCAAATTGATAGCAAATTAAACTTGTTAAATATTAACAAAGACACTGATTATTTGTTTTTTTCTTTTGGGGAAATAGATGTAAGATGTCATTTAGGTTTTATTTCCGATAATAATAACAGAAGCAACGAAGATGTCGTTTCCGAATGTTCAAATAGGTATTTATCATTCTTAGAATATTATATTAATTGTGGTTACAAAGTTGGTGTTTATGGTGCCGTACCATCTGGCCCCTACGATGGGCTACAAGGTAACGGCATGGCTAGTTATAAAACACACGTTGAACGAAATAAACTAACCGAGATGTTCAACCAACAATTAAAAAATATATGTGAAAATAAAAACATATTATTCAAATCAATATTCTACGAAATTGTTGGTAAAGATAATTATTTTGATTATTTTAGCGTTGATGGGATTCATTTAAACGGTGGATTATTTAAAACAAAAAACGATGGCGTTAATTGTGAAGTTTTATTAAATGATTTATTTAAAGATTTGTTATGATAAAAGCATTAGGGAGTGATATAATTATTGATGAAGATGTTGTTGCTAAACAAGATTTAGTGATAAACGGTTCGCACGTTTCAATAGATAAAGGGTTTTATTGTACAACAAACACCACTATAGGTAATTATGTACATATCGGACCTTATGTGACTATAATAGGTGGAAAAGAAGGAATGTTCACAGCAAAAGGTTTTAACAACATAATGGCTGGGGCAAGAATTGTATGTGGTTCAGATAGATTTGATGATAGCGGTTTATTTGGTGCTATGATTCCAAAAGAATTAAAAGGAACTCAAATAATCGAACCAGTAATCATGGAAGAATTTTCAAACATTGGTACAAACGCCATTGTCTTACCAGGTTCAATACTTAGACGAGGTGTTTTACTAACTGCTGGAAGTTTATTAATAGGTGATACAGAAGAATGGGGGGTTTATAAAGGAAACCCAGCGGTGTTAATTAAAAAAATTGACCCAACAAAAATAATTGAAAATGCTAAAAAATTAGGTTATATTGAGAGCTAAAATAAATATGATAGGTGGTGGTTTTAACCACAGCGTATCAACCAACGACATGGAACCTAAATTTATCCAATGGGTTAAAGATGGTTCAGCACCGATTTCTATATATATTGACAATGGGTTACATATACCAACAAACCCAAAAACTAAAAATTATGGATGGTTATGTGAATCTAAAACAATAATACCAACACATTATGAATGGTGTAAAAGAAATATTAAAACTTTAAAAAATAAATTTATAAAGGTTTTTACACATGATGTTGAATTAGCAAAAATATCAGATATATTCCAACTCACTCAATGTAGTGCAAAGTCTTATTTTGCTCATGGTGAAATGTATCCAAAAAATAAATTGATTTCAATGATTGCTTCAAATAAAGTAAGATGTGTTGAACACGTTTATAGACAAAAAATGATTCTAAAATTTTCTAATAAATGTGACCACTTTGGTCGAGGATTTAGACCAATAGCAAACAAAGAAGATGGATTAAAAGATTATTGTTTTTCTATTGTAATGGAAAATGCAACATACGCAAACATGTTTACTGAAAAAATTACAGACTGTTTTATGACTGGGACTATACCAATTTATTACGGTATTTCAAATATTGGTGATTATTTTGATACAAATGGTATTATAATTTTAAATGATGATTTTAAAATTGAAGATTTATCATTTGAACTATATGAATCAAAAATTGAATCAGTTAAAAAAAATCTACAATTATCTATTGATTTATTGGTTGCAGAAGATTATATTTATAAAAACTTTATTGAAATAACAAAATAATTAAATAAAAAATATGTCATTTGAAATTATTACTGAATTTGAACAATCAATAGCTAAATTTTTTGGTTCACCTTATGCTGTAGCTGTAGATAGTTGTACACACGGTATTGAATTATGTTTAAGATATACCAAAGAAACAAAAATAAGTGTTCCCAAAAGAACATATTTGTCGGTACCATTTTTAGCTGAAAAAATGAATTTAGAAAGAGAATGGAGAGATGAAGAATGGGAAGATTATTATACGCTTAACTATGGTGATAAAAAAATAATCGATGCGGCTGTTCTTTGGAAAAAAGACAGCTATATACCAAACACTTTCATGTGTGTTAGTTTTCAATATCAAAAACACCTTTCATTAGGTAGGGGTGGTATTATTTTACTAGATAATGAAGAAGACTTTATAACACTAAAAAAAATGTCTTATGATGGTAGATTACCAAATATACCTTGGAGGGAACAAGATATTGACACTGTTGGATTTCATTATTATATGACACCAGAAACAGCTAAATTAGGTTTAGAAAAATTACCTGAAGCTATAAAAACTGAGCCAAAGAAATGGGTTGTTACCGATTGGCCAGATTTAACAAAAATTAAAATATTTAGTGAAAAATAATTATATGGAAAATAAAACAAAAAAAGGTATTTATGAAGGGCGTAAGGCTTTTCTTACAGGAATTAATGGACAGGACGGGAGTTACTTAGCAGAATATTTATTAGACTTAGGTTACGAAGTACATGGAATTATAAGAAGAAACTCCAGCGTTGAATCGCAACAAAGTAGATTTTCAGATGAGGTAAGAAGCAAAGTTAATATTCACTATGGTGATTTATTAGACCAAGGTGGTTTAGAAAAATTGTTAGACCAAATTCAACCAGATGAGATTTATAATCTTGCCGCTCAAAGCCACGTAAGGATTAGTTTTGATATACCACAATTTACAGTACAAACAAACGCTATTGGAATTCTAAATATTCTTGAAGCCTATAGACGTTCATGTCCAACAGCTAAGTTTTATCAAGCGTCTTCATCTGAAATGTTTGGTAACTCAGTAGATTCTGATGGTTTCCAAAGAGAAACAACACCAATGACTCCAGTAAGCCCTTACGGTTGTTCTAAAGTATTTGGTTATAATATTGTTAGGAACTATAGAAATGCTTATAAACTTCACGCATGTAATGGAATTTTATTCAATCACGAATCACCTAGACGAGCATCTAACTTTGTAACTAATAAAGTTGTAAAAACAGCTGTTGAAATAAAATTAGGTTTAACTGATAAATTAGTTTTAGGTAATATGGATTCTTATAGAGATTGGGGTCATTCAAAAGATTACGTAAAAGCTATGCACTTGATTCTAAATCATGACACACCAGATGATTTTGTTGTATCAACAATGACAACACACTCAGTTAGAGAAATGGTTGAATATGTGTTTAAAAAATTAGATTTAGATTACTCCAAGTATGTTTCACAAGATGCTAAATTTCTTAGAGCTGAAGAATTAAAATATTTAAAAGGAGATTCAACTAAAATTAGAGAAAAACTAGGTTGGAAACCAGAATATACTTTCGAAACGTTAATGGATGATATGATTGACGGTTGGTTAGATAAATTAACTAATAAATAAACTATGATAAAAAAACCCTTACCATCAGCGACTACTAGAAAACCTAGAGTTAAAAAAGCTACAACTAATGTAGCTGAAGAAAAAAATCCTTCATCAGATTTATTATCCCAAATAAGGATAGATATTAAACATAAAAATGAAACACAAAAAAAATTAACACAAGCAATCAAACAAAATGATGTAACTATTTGCACTGGTTCTGCTGGGACTGGTAAAACGTTATTAAGTGTTTCAGAAGCGTTATTATTATTGAAAAATAAAAGTGATGTTTACCATGAAATTAAATTAGTTAAATCGATAACTGAATTAAAGGGTGAAAGTATAGGTACCTTACCTGGGGATGCTAACGAGAAAATGTTACATATAATGATGTCATATTTAGATGCTTTTTATAAACTTATAGGTGAAGAATTAACAACTAAATTAATTGAAGCTGGATATATTAAAATGGAAGTTTTTGCTGCAATTCGTGGTCGTTCATTTAGTAATTGTATTATATTAGTAGATGAATTCCAAAATATAACACACGATAACGCTAAAACACTTCTAACTAGATTTTCAGATAATACAAAATTAGTTATATTAGGTGATACAGGTCAAATAGATATTAGAAATAAAACAGAAAGCTCATTAGATAGCTTAGCTAATAATGTGAATGCAAATCCAATTGATGGAGTATCAGTTATCAATTTTACAGATAAAGATATTGTAAGGCATCGTTTAACCAGCTATTTTATCGGTCTTTTTTCCGACAATCAAACAAAAACAACTAAACCTAAATTGTTACTCGAAAATAAAATCGAAGAAAAACCAAAAGATAAAGAAGAAACAAATTTATTAGTCAAAAGGTTTTCTTTTTTCAGATAAAAATAGTAATTAATAAAAAACCGTTGATATATCAACGGTTTTTCTTTTTTATTATAGTTTATTATTTACAAATTAATTATATTAATTATAATTGTTTATAATAAAATATAACATAAAAATATAATAATTAAATTATGGCTAAAATTTCGATTTCCTTAAATGAAGTACTTAGGGATTATGTTAGTCAACTAGCTTACACTTACGACAAATACATGGGTGAAAGTGGTGTAAAAGAACATGATATAACAAACTTTAATCTAATTGAATTTTTTAAATTTGATGATATCAACAAATTTAATACGTTTCTTTATTTAGAAGCACCACTAGAGATATTTGGTCATGCTGACCAAATGTCAGACGGTTTAATGAATCATTTTAATACTTTTTTAATGGATATTAAAGATGATGAAGAACACGAAATTGAACTTGTTAGTCGTGAAGTTGATAAAAGTATACCATCAACGTATTTCTTTTTATCTAAGACTGGTTGTAGAGCAGATAAAGTAAGGTTCGTTAAGGATTATGTTAGTGAATGGGATGGTGCTGATATACTAATTACAGCTAACCCACAAGCACTAGAATCAAAACCATCTGGTAAAATTAGTGTTAAAGTTAAAACAACTTACAATGAAAACACACCTTCAGATTATGAAATTGATTCAATATTAGATTTCATTAACGATGAAGAACTTAGAAATAAAATATTAAATACAAAAATAACAACTTACGAAGAAATTGACTAATATGATTGAATTCGGTGGAAGCATCTATTATATTGACTTAGATGCATTAGAAAAAACAATTTTACCAGTTGGAGTCAAACCAACAGATAAAATAATTGAACGTGAAGAAAAAATTCATGTTGACTCAGATAATAATGTTGTACATACAGATATTACTGAAGTTAGTAAAGAAAGAGGTAGAGAAATCGATGGAGCCAAATACGAAATGGTTAGACTAATGTTGGAAATATTAATGGATGATATGGAAGAAGCTGATGACGCAACTTTAGGTGCTGAGAGAGCTTTAGAAAAAACATCATTATCATATAAAATAGCATTCAATACATTATATCATTATGGTATATTAAAAGAACAAGAATAATATAAAAAATAAAATAAAATAAAAATGGAAGAACAAAAAAATCAAGTGGTAGAACAAATCAAACAAGTAAAAGAGGTTCTAGCTAAATTAGAATCTAAAGATTTTAACTTATACTTTTTTACCTTAGACACTAAAGGTAACCCAACAGCTGGTATTGCTAATATTTACGAACATGTTAAAATTTTAAATGATTTAGGATATAGAGCGAGTATATTACATGAAAAAAATGATTACAAATTAAGAGGTGACCAAGAAGGTAATGGTATCGCTGATTGGTTAGGTGAGGAATACGCTTTATTACCACATTCATCAATTGAAGGGCAGCAATTAAATGTTAGTCCAGCTGATTTTATTATCATACCAGAAATATTCGCTAATATAATGGACCAAGTAAAAGGTTTCCCATGTAAAAAAGTTGTTTTCTCCCAAAGTTATGATTATTTACTAGAATTATTACCAATTGGTAAAAGATGGAATGTTGATTACGGTTTTACCGATGTAATCACGACAACTGAGAGACAATCAAATTACTTAAAGACAATGTTCCCATCAATCAAAACACATGTTATACCAGTATCTATACCATCTTATTTTAAAGATAGTGATAAACCAAAAATTCCAGTTGTAAGTATTTTAACTAGAAATCAAGGGGATGCTGCTAAAATCGCTAAATCTTTTTATCTTCAATACCCAATTTATAAATGGATTACATTTAAAGAATTAAGAGGTTTATCTAGAGAAGAATTCGCTACAGAATTAGGTAAATCATGTTTAGCTGTTTGGGTTGATGAACAATCTGGTTTTGGTACTTTCCCATTAGAAGCTATTGAGTGTAATACACCAGTAATTGGTAAAATACCAAATATGATTCCAGAATGGATGGAAAATGTTGATGAAGAAGGTAATATTTCTATTAAACAAAACGGTATTTGGACAAATACAACACTTAATATCCCAGAATTAATCGCAACTTATTTAAAAGTCTGGTTAGAGGATTCAATCCCATCTGATTTAACTGAAAATATTAATGAAACAAAAGGTTCTTATACTTCAGAAAAACAAGTATCTATAGCTAGTAAAGTTTACACAACATTACATGAAAATAGAATCTCTGAATTAAAAATAACTTTAGAAACATTGGAGAATACTGAAAAAGAATTAACTACAACTAACGCTTAATAAAAACTATAAATATGAAAAATACAAATAATATTAGTGTTGTACTACCTGTGCACGAATTGAATGAAGAAACAAAAGTTTTATTTACAAACGCAGTACAAAGCGTTATAGACCAAACAATCAGACCAGACGAATTAATTATTGTTGTTCCAAAAGGTAGCGATGTTGTTAAAACCGTTAAAAAAGTTGATTACGGTGATTATAAAAATTCAGTTAGAATTGTTGAAAATGATGGCGAAACTGATTTCGCATCACAAGTTAATTACGGGGTTTCAGTTTGTAAAACCGAATGGTTTTCAATCTTGGAATTGGATGATGAATACGCTAAAATTTGGTTCAAAAATGTTATTGAACATAGAGAAAAACACTCAAATGTTGATATCTTCATGCCAATTATCATTGATGTTGATAATGGTGGTCAATTTATTGGATTTACAAATGAAGCAGTATGGGCTCAAAGTTTTTCAGATGAATTAGGTGTTTTAGACAATAATGCATTGTTAACATATCAAAACTTTAATATCGATGGAATGGTGATTAGAAAATCAGTTTATGATGATTTTGGTGGTTTTAAACCTAGTATCAAATTAACTTTTATCTATGAATTTTTACTACGTATGACTTTTAAAGATGCAAAGGTATTTGTTATTCCTAGATTTGGGTACAAACACTTAAACCAAAGGCCAGGTTCTCTATTCTCAACATATAAAGAAACCTTAGACCCAGTAGAAGCTAGATGGTGGTTATCAACAGCTAAAAAAGAATATTACTTCCCAGCTGATAGAAAAATAACATACGAAATTGAAAATTAATGAATGGTAACTAAACGAGGACGCAAGAGAAAAAATGATATGTATTTTGGTCCAGAAGAAGAAGAAGCCGTTATTAATTTTTTAGAATCAACAAACGAAATAGAAAGGAACCTCATTTTTAACGAGTGGTTGAAAGAACCACTCGATAAAATGATTGAATCCATAATTAGAAGGTATAAACTGTACAGAAAAGGAGAAACTTTTGAAGAGTTGCATAGCGACACCGTATCTTTTCTAATGACAAAAGTACATAAGTTTGAAAGTGGTAGAGGGAAAAAAGCTTATTCATATTTTGGGACTATAAGTAAAAATTATATTCTTGGTTTGTTAATCAAGGATGAAAAAAACATAAAACAAATGGCTTCATACGAAGAGATGTCTGAAACTATTGAAGAACGTGAAGATTTAACATATATTATTGATGATGATAATTTTTTAATGGATGAATTTATCAAAAAATTATCTAATGGTATTAAAGAAGAATTAAACAATGAAACACTACCTATTAAAAAAAGGTTAAACGAAAATGAAAAAAAAGTTGGTCTAGCTTTAATTGAAATTTTAGAGAATTGGGAAACAGCTTTTGAATCTATGGATGGTGGTTCTAAATATAATAAAAATTCAGTGTTAGAGACGATGAGAAATTATACCAACCTATCAACAAAAGATATTAGATTAGCAATGAAAAGATATAAAGAACTTTATGAATTATTAAAACATCATGGGTTGTAAAAAATTGTTATAAAATTATTTTATTATCTATTTATATTAAATAACAATATAATTAAAACATAGAAATTTTGCCAAGAAAACAAAAACAAGTAATTAAAACAAATAGTGATGATTCATTATCTGGTCTTATGCAAGAAACGTATAATGATGCGTGTTTACAAATAAATGACGCACAAAAAACAATTAATGAATTATCAGCTAGTGCAACACCAGCAGATGTTGATGATTTAACTAAAATCGCTAAAGAAAAAGGTGGTCTTTTAAAAATAAAAGACTCCGCAATCAGAATCAAATTAGAGTTAGCTAAATTACAAAGTGATATAATTAAAAATCGTGGAGATATTGAAACTACTATAAATGAAAGAAGTCATGGAACGGCATCAATATCTGATTTTAAATCAATTAGAGAGATGCTAAAGAATGATAATAAAAATAATTTTTTAGGTGATGAAAACGAATAACTATGTCATTATTAGAAAAAAAACAAAAAGTTTTTGGTGAAATAGCAGCCGCTAGAACATTAACCGAAGGAATGCCAAAGATGTACAAAAATTCATCTTTCCCTTCGATTAATAATAAAGGTGACACTATCACATTTTTAACTGATTTAATACAATCTTTAATTGGGTATATAGCTTTAATTAATGTTATTGTAGATATATTAACCCATCAGCTAGAAAAAATTGAAAGAGAAATTAAAAAAGCTCTTAAAACTGAATTAAAATCAATTGTAAGTTGTGGTGTTGACCCTAGTTTACCTAGCTTCATTAAATCTAAAGGTATAATAATCGAAGTTAAAAAAATTGATTTTTTAAATCTTTTTAAAATAGATGCAACAACTAAAGTTGGTGGTTTACTATATAATGACGTAACAACACCATTAGTTGATTCTTCTGATTTTAATACATTTCTTTACGGTGTAATACAAGGAGATGGGGCAACATATACTTGGAAAGATAAAAATGGTGTTGGATTATTTGATATAACTTTTAACTCTATCGGTGATTCTACTAGACCAAACAATTCTTTAACTATTAAATCAAATGCAGATTATAATTCAAAAACACTTAGCGATTTAAATAATAATTTTATCGATTCACTTACATTGTTTAATTCAGCTAATATCCTAAGTAGAATTATCGACACCATTTTCGGTTCAATTTCTTTTCAAATTAAAAAACCTAGACTCCAATTAGAAATGGAAGAAAAGGTAAATAAAATTGTTGATAAATTGGTAGATGAAGATATAAACGCAAAAGAAAGTGATTCTAATGATGACACTTTTTTTACTTTTAGTAATGACGAAATATCAATTATTGAAAGACGTTCTAGTGAAAGACAAAGAGGTGTTATCAAGATAAAAACATCAGAAACAATTGATGGTTCTATCCCAGTATCTACACTCACCAATTTTAATGATTCATTATCTACAACTACAACAATACAAGAAAAAAAATACGTAATATCAACTAGTCTAGATAACATGGCTAATCAAAGTACCAGTAATGTTAAATTAAATGTAGATAAAGGTTCTGTTAAATTAAATTTTTTCCAATTAATTATTACGAATATTATTAAATCTATTGTGGGTGTTATCCTATCACCTAAAGTTGTTTTTATTTTTTTAATAAATTATAACATAATTTACGGACCAGATGTTAAATTTAATGATTCAGTTGATTTTATTAAAAAGTGTAAAAACTTATTCAAACAAATAATTAAAAGAATTTCTGGGTTGATAATTAAAATACTATTATCAATTGCTTTACAAAAAATAGCAAAACTAGTGGGTGATGCCGTAGCTAAAAAAAACACGGAAAAAATAAAAAATAAAAAATCTCAGTTATTAAGTCTTGTTGGTGTATCACAAGATATTTTGAGAACAATTAAAGGATTAACATAATGTTAGAAATAAATACACTTAGTAATATATTAAATTTAATTTTATCAGCATTCGCAATCCCAGATGAACCAGTTGCACCACTACCACCACCATTAATTGTTGTGGGGGCTCAACTAAGACCAGGCATGTCATCGCAAGCAATTGCAGCTAGAATTATTTCCAGACAATCAGAATCTGGTAGACAAGTTGGTGATGTATTTGCTGATGGACCAAATGTAGATGAAACTATGGAATTAATTAGAGTAGAAGAAATATTAAATTCGTTATTAACAGAATCGGTTGTTAATATTGCAATACCACCTGGGATTTCAGTTACAACAGTAGGTGTTGGTAATTTAGGTGCACCAGTTATTTCACAAGGTGTTACAACAACTATTGCAGTTGGGAATGGAATAATTAGATAAATTTTTATTATGGAAGAAAAAAAAGATAATTTAGAGTCAAAAACAAACAATGAAATATTATTCCACATCAAACAATTAGAATCAGACCATGAAGCTATTAAATTGAGAATGATATTAGATTTTGACAAATTAGTTGAAATAGAAAAAAGCTTTGACCAAGCAAATAGAATAATTTTAAAAAGATTAAAAGGAGAATAATATGTATTTTATAGGAAACGGTACGAATAAAGTTTTCATGACAAACAGTGAATACAACCAAGACAATTTTAAATATTTAAAATATGGTGTTGTTGATTCGATTGAAGATGAAAATGGAATGGGTAGAATTAAAGTCAGAATCAACGGTTCACCAACTGTAGGTGGCGATGGTGATTTACCTACAAAAGAACTACCATGGGCTTTTCCGTTGTTACCAAAACACCTTTCAACAATCCCAAAAGTAGGTGAAGTTGTATGGATTTTTATAATGGGTAAAACTTCGCAACACGCTGATAGACTTTATATCGGACCAATTATTTCTCAATTAGATAAATTAGAAAATGATAAAGCATCAGCTTTAACACCTTTAAGACCTTTTACGTTTGGACAACTAACATCTGGACCTCCAGTGTTAAGCGACAACACAACAAATAAAATTATACCAGAATTAATTGGTGTTTTCCCTAAATCTGATGAAATTTCAATACAAGGTAGATATAATACAGATATAACCCAAAAAAATAATGAAGTTGTAATTAGAGCTGGAAAATTTGAATCATCTAATTCCAATCAATTTAAAATTGCTTTTAATAGTAAAACACAGGGGTTTATTCAAATAAAAAATGGTGTTAAAATTCCAATATCAGATGATGATGAAACAACAGAAACTGGTACTGTTATTAATATAGTTTCAAGTAAAATTAATTTATTAACACATAAAAACGGGTCACCAAATATAACCTTAAACCAAGAGAACCTTATTAGTGATGAGGAATTAACCAATATTTTAAAAGATGCACACCAATTACCATTTGGTGATATTTTATTAGATTATTTACGATTACTTAAAGACGCAATTTGTTCACATGTACACAACGGAAATGGTAACCCAGCCACTGACTTAACAGCTTCTGGAAATATACAAGCGATAGCCGCTTTAAAATCAAAAGCTGAAGATTTAGAAAAAAGAATGTTAAGTAAGAATATTCGTATTAATTAATATTTTTATATATAAGTTAACATTTCTATATTAAATGATATTTATATATAAAATATAATCAATGGTAATTAGAACCTTTTTCGATAAGAATAACACAATAGTTTACAATTCAAATGTAAATACTGGGTTAAACCCTATAACTGAACTATTTTATGGTGGTCCAGCTGGAAATAACAACTACAGTAGGTTTTTATTTTATTTTGATGAAACAAGAATTAAATCACTTTATAGTGGTGGTACATTCACTGATTTATCCAAACTAAAACATACTCTTAGAATGACAAATACAGGTTCTTTTGATAAGGAATTGTTAAATTCAACAATAGGTTCAAAAGACAGAACAGCATCATTTAATCTAATATTATTTAAAATCGACCAACCATGGGATAATGGTGTTGGGTATGATTATGAAATCCCATTATTAACTTTTGGTGACTCAGCTTACTATGTGGGTGCGTCAAACTGGGTTAGAGCTCAAACTGGTATTGAGTGGAATGGCGGAGCAGGTGTTTATTCTGGTTCACCAGCTTCTATCACTATAGCTTCACAACATTTTGATAAAGGTAATGAAAATATAGAAATGGATATTACTGATTATGTTAATGGTGTGTTAACTGGTGATACTAATTATGGTTTAGGTATAGCATATGATAGAAGTTATGAATTATTAAATACAACAGCACCACAATATGTTGGTTTCTTCACAAATAACACACAAACATTCTACGAACCGTATATTGAAACAATATATGATAACCATATAAAAGATGATAGAAATAATTTTTATTTAGATAAAAATAATAAATTATATCTGTATGTTAATTTAGGTGGTAACCCAACAAACTTAGATTCTATACCAATAGTTGAAATATACGACTATACCGATACATTGTTTTCATCATTCACTCAATCACAAGTAACACACGTAACAAAAGGTGTTTATTCTATTGATTTAATTATCCCATCAAATGGTTCAAATGATTGCGTTATGTATAATGATATTTGGAAAAATATAGTAATTAATGGAATAACTAGACCAGATATTTCTTTAGATTTTGCAATGAAAGATTCTACGGAATATTACAATATAGGAACATCTGATAACCTACCTAAGAAAACTGCCGTAAGTGTTTCTGGTGTACAAAACAATGAGAAAATAAAACGTGGTGATGTTAGAAAAATAATTGTTTCTGCTAGAATACCCTATACGGTAGAACAATCTCAACTTATTGATGATATAAAATATAGGTTATATGTTACTGAAGGTAAATCAGAATTAACTGTAATTGATTTTCAACAAATTGAAATGAGTAATAATCACTATTACTTATTATTAGATACTGCTAGTCTTATACCAAATACATATTATTTGGATATACTAGTTACATCTAATTTAGAGGTAACAACACTAAAAAATGTATTACAATTTGATATTATTAATCAAGTTGATATGCGTAAATCACAATAGATAGAAAACATGAAAAATCTTTTAAATTTTACATTACCAATAATTCCACTAGATAAAGCAAATCATTTTATTTATGGTTTTATTATTTTTATAATCTCAAGTTTTATAATAACAATAGCAACAAATCAAAACTCTAATTATACCACTTTAAATACAAATGTAATTTCATTGTTAATAACAACGTTATTTGCATTATTTAAAGAAATTAAAGACCAAATAATTTATAAAGGTTTTTGTTGGCCTGATTTATTAACAACTATTATTCCTAGTATTTTGATAACGTTATTGGATTACTTAAACATGGTTTAAATATGAAAAAACTTATAAAAAAATTACTTAGAGAAGGTTATAATCATGTTAGTTTAGATTACGTTAAAAATAAAAAACCTAAATTAGATAGATATAAAAATTTTAAACAAAAAAATATTGGTGATTTTGTTTTAATTTCCGACATGTATAGTGAAGATGAAATTAAACGCTTTGGTCTTTTAGGTCAAATTTTAGTTTTTGATAAAAACGATAATACCGAAATAGGTAATTCTTCTTTTGGGTTTAATGAAGAAGGTATCTTAAAAGCTAGTATTGATGTAAGACCAGATTTTAGACGAAAAGGTGTAGGTACTCAAATGTATTTATATATTGAAGAATTAACTGGACTAAAAATAACACCTTCACCTAAACATTCATCTGATGCTGAAAAATTCTGGAATCAATCAAATAGACCATTTGGTTTAGATGAAGCCATTTCAGACCCCACATTCAACGAAAACTTCAATAGATGGTTTGATGGTAGTAAAGTTGTAGATGAAGCTGGAAAACCTCTTATATGTTATCATGGTAGTAGTAAAAACATAACAACATTCAATACTAAACGTTCAGCTCAAGGTGTATTTTGGTTTACAACAGATAAAAATAAAATATTATCTGGTGAATCTGGAGCCGCAGCCACCAATAAAATAATACCTGTATTTATCTCAGCAAAAAAAATAGCTGGTTGGGATGAATATGAGAAATTAGGTCTCGGTCAAATAGAAGATATGGGTTATGACGCAATAAAATTAGATAATGATTATATTGTTTTTGACCCAAGAAAAATAAAGTCAATAAAAAATAAAGGTGATTGGGGTATAAATAATAAAAATATTTTTAAATAGATTATGAAAAGCTTTATAAAAAAATTACTTAGGGAGCAAATGATTGATGGACAAAACATGAATTCAGCTATGCAAACTATGTGTAATAAAATTAGTGTTAATTCTTATCAAGAAGTTTTAAATTATGTAGAAACAGCACTTAAAGACGTTAGTGAAGAAACTAGACATAAAGTTATGCAAAAAATACATGTACCATTAGAAAATTTAAAGAACGAAGAAAATAAAATCACAGATGAAATTAAAACAACTCATATGTCTGGAGATAGTATTCCAGATGAAGCCAACACGTATTGGCATCAGATTCAATCAACAATTTGTGAAATGGGTCCCGATTTTCAATAAAAATTAAATATAGTTAAGTAAATATATTTAATACATAATTACTAATCTCGTTTAACAAATTTCATCTAAGTAATTTTTTTATTCTATTTTTAATATTTTATATATCAAATAAAGTTGGGTGTAAATCAACTGAAACACCAGTTAACGCTCTAGGGTTTTTTAATGTTCCATCATCTATTAATTTAGGTAATGCTTTTCTAGTATCTTTAGATTGCAACCTAATCGACACACTATCAATATTATTATTTTTTAATGTTTGAATTAAATTCCTTAAAAAACCACGTCTTTTTAAATTTTCATCGTAATTACCAATTGGTTGACTATTCATTTGAGTTATTGAAGCAACTTTTTTATTATTAAGTATTTTAATATCACCAAATGCTCTACCACCGTAATTGTCGGTATATTCCCAACTATAATATTTCTCTTCACCAATTTTTTCATCGGTGATATCATCTAATATATCTTTAACTTTTGGGTTAATAGTTAATTTATTTTCATTTATTATATTTTCATTTAATAAACTATATTTAATATAATTTTGTAGTTCTCTCCAATCTAAATCACTAATACCCTTATATCCTTTATCTTTAAATAATTTATTAAGTTCTTCTCTAGATAAATCTTTAATGTTAGTAACATAATTATTCACAAAGTTATTGGATAAATCTTTAGTTATTTTAACAACTGGCATTATATTACAACCTAATTTCATAGCTGATGATGCTCTATGTCTACCCTCTTGGTCAGATTTACCATCAACATAATAACCTATTGGTGCTTTACTACCATTCTTCATCATTAAACTATATTTTTCAGCTTTCTCATCACTATAAGCACCACCCAATACATCAGCATATGATAAACCAAAACCATTAGCTATCTTATAAAGATATTGTTTTGGTTTTAAATATTCAATTTCTTGTAACTCCCTTTTACTAATAATATAATAAAGTGGGTGTTCTAAACCACCATAATTTTCCAAACTTTTCATATCAAAATATCTACAACAATCACAATTTTGATTTGAATTAATTGAATTTAACATCACATCAATATCATGGATATTTAATTCTTCTCTTAATAATTTCTTAATTACCTTTTTCATATCTATAAATATCTACAAACCTATAAAAGTTTCGTACCCTTGCTTAAATTATCTGGTCCCCATAATGGTTGAAGATTGCTTAATTTCCAACAATCTTTAAATCCAATATCATCAGTACTCTCAAATTGAAAACTATTCATCGGTATCTTATGGTCAACATGCCATTCACCATAATTATCCCATGTCATTCCAACAGTAAATAACGCTTCCAAATGTATCATCAGTTCTTCTATAGAATAACCTAATAAGATAAAAGTAGATGATTTTTTCTTAACGTTACGTTCTTTTAAACAAGTTGAAACTGATGTACGTGTCCTAGCGGTTAAACGATATTTTGGGTCTTCTCGTCTACGATTTCTTTCATAATCTCTAGCCCATTTTCTAACTTTATCTCTATTTTCATTACGCCATTCAGTATGTTTAGCTCTTAAAGTATCACGATTTGTAATTGACCAATCTTTATGGTATTCACTTAATTTTTCTTTATTTTTTTCAGCGTATTTTTTATCAGCAACAGCTTTACCACCAATATTTCTTCTTCCAGATGGTCCAAATTCAACACCATTTTCTTTAAGTGTTCTAATAACAATTGTTTTATGTATTCCCATACGTTCACTTATTGATGGTGAACCCATTAATTCTTCATTATATAACCTTAGACACTCTAAGGTTTGTTCCTGTGTTAATTCTATTTTCTTTGACATGTTTATATTTTATACAAAGATACGAAATATATCTCAATAAGTCAACCATAAAACCGATTATTTATAAATAAAAAAGTCTAACCTTTCGATTAGACTTTTTTATTTATATAAGAAATTTGATTATCTTAATTCATTAATGTTGAAAGTTGGAACACCATCAACCATTACATGGCCGTAAAATCTGTTGTTGACAACCTTTTTAGCATATCTCGTCATAATCCCCTTCACTGGAGCGAAGTTAAATGGGTTATACATAGTTGGAGTTAATTGCAACGGTACGTATGGAGCATAGATGTAACCAGTATCAAGCAATGATTTACCTTTGTGACCGATGATTACAGAGAAAGCTGGAGCATAAGGGTCACGGTACACTTGGTAACGTCCGCTTAAAGAACCGATTCTTTCAATACCCATGTTGTATTGGTCTTGCTCTGGGTTAGCGTCACTTACGTGGAAGTATTCTAAATCGTCAAAAATAGCAGAGATTTCAGAAGAAACTACGATAAAGTTAGCACCACCTCTAAGAGTAGATTTATGGATTTGAGCAGAAACTTGGTTTAATTTAGTAATTAAAGTTTGGTTCCATTCTTTTTGAGTATATGGGTTAGCAGATGTAGCAGCTTTTCTCCATCCATTATAATCCCATCTCAATTGCCAAGCAGCAGCTTTACGGATATCTCTAAGGATTTCACGGTCAATCTCAGCAGCAACTTGTTCAGATAACATTGCAGTTAACTCAGCTTCAGCATCGATGTTGTGGAATGCACTAACGTCTTGTGCTAACTCTGGAGACCATGTAGCTCTTAATTTTCTTTCTTCAACAGATACAACAACTTCGTCTAATCTGAAAGATACTTCTCCCATTTCAGTTTCAAGTTCTAATGAAGCGTATTCAGCCCATGCAGAAGTAAAAGTGAAAGCAGATACAGTTGTAGCAGATGCACCAACATAACCATCATAAGTAGCAGTACCAGGAGTTACAACAGCACCAGCAGCAGTTGTTCCAACAGGGTGACGTAAATCTAACTCTACATAACAAGTACCAGTACCATCAGTTAAATTACTAGAACTAGACGTAACGATACCTTTACCGTATTGTTGAGTAACCAAACGGAAAGGAACTTCTTTACCAGCAGCGATAACAGCATTTCCATCTCTATCCAAGATAGCATTAGTAGTTACAACACGTAATGAAGCTAAGAAAGATTCAGTATCTGTATTGTTACCATTAGCACCAGTCATTTTTTCTCTACCATTTCCAATAACGTTTTTAGAGAAACCAGTGATTCCTAAGATAATACCTCTTAATGAACCATCAGTTGCAGTTGGTCCAGCAGACATTGCTCCAGTAGCTACAGTATAAACACCATCATTACCTAAAGTAAATACAGCATTACCACCAACTTGGATTGTAAGAGTACCTTTAGAGTTATCAAATAAACCATCATTGTAGAATGCATCATAAAGATTTTTACCTACGAATGGTGTTACAACACAACCACCAGAATTAATACAAGATGGTAAAGCAGCTCCAACTGGAGTACCGTTGTTAAGACCACCTAAACCAGTGTGTGCAGAGAATTGTTGGTTTGTTGTTAAACTACCATCATTCGCATATGGAGAACCAGCGTTTCCAGCAGCATCAACACGAGAAGATGTTTGTGGAACGAAGAAGAACAATTTACCGATTGGCATGTTCATAGCTTGTACAGATACGATATCGTTAGCTAATAATTTAGAGAAAACTCTACGTACAATTGGAAAAACTACAGTTTCGAAAGAACCAGAGTTAGTTGCAGTAGTTGCTTCAGTCAATAAAGAAGACGCTTGGTTTTCATATAATTGAGCAATGTTTTCTTTTACGTGTCCTCTAAGACCGTCTAGGAATCCTAATGAATCCCATTTTGTTTGAGTTTCCAAACGAATAGCTTTCATGTGGTTTAAACCGATGTTACCTACTTGTCCAGATGTTAATAAATGTGACATAATTTGTTTTTTATTTTTTTGTTAGGGTTATTATTTTATTTTTTTTTATCTTTTTTCAACTCTGCTAATCAAATCCATGATTCTTTTTGTTGATGGGTCAACATATGCTGTACTTTCATTTAATTGTTTTGAAGTACTAGTAGATGCTTCTTTAATAATTTTACGTTCTACTGATTCGTTGATTGGTTTTCTTGTTTCCAATTCATTAACAATATTTTTGTAAAGTTTTTTAGATTCAACAAGATTGGAAACCTCATCAAATCTTTTAATGATATTTTGTTTTTCAGATTTTGTTGTTGAATGTTCTTGTAAGATTCTTACAACATATGTAAGATTACTATTAAAAACAACAGTTTCAACTAATTTAGTTCTAAATTCTCTAAGAGCAGTTCTAAACTCATCATTCTCAGATTTTAATTTTTTAGCTTCAGTTAGTAGAGTATTGTATTTTTTAGCTGTTTCAGAAACGATTTGTCTAGCTTTAATGGTTTCATCAAGTTTTTCACCATCAACACTTTTTTTACCGAAACCTAAATGAGATGAACCAGAACGTCTTTGTCCTTGGTGACCAGCTTTACCATTTACATTTGCAATATTTTCTTCAATTTCTTCTTCTTCAGTTTCTTCCTCATCACCAAATTCAGAATCACCTTCTTCAGATTCTACAGCTTCTTCGTCACCGAACTCACTTTCTTCTTCTTCAGTTTCTTCATCATCATCACCCATTTCAATGTCATACTCAACATCAGTAGATTCCTCCTCATCATCACCCATTTCAATAGGTTCTTCATCAAAGTTTTCTTCATCAGCCAAATCAGTATCACCTTGTAGTGAATCTAGTTTTACAACATATTCACCTGGTTCTGTAATGTTTAAGCGAAGTTCATCACCAACAATTTCGATTTCATCTTCACCACTCATTTTTTTGTAAATTGCGATTACGTCTTCATCACTTGCTCCAGTCATATCAAGTTCTTCAGATGATTCCTCATCTTCCATTCCCATTGCATCCATAGCTGGTAATTCCATTTCTGAACCTCCCATTTCTGAATCTACATCTTCCATACCACCTTCTGCGTCAAATTCGTTTTCGTCTTCCTCTCCAGCTTCACCAGCTAAAGGGTCAACATCTTCTTCTTCATAAGTCATTTCTTCCAAGGACTCTTTCACTACACTATCAATTTCTTCTTTAGCTACGCTACGAAGTATTTCTTTTGTGTTTGCATTGAGAGCTGATTGAATGTTTTTAATATCCAATAAAGCTTCTTCAAGTATTGATTTTTTTTCTGCCATTTTATCTTTTTTTTATTTCTTCTTTTTATTAGATAAGCACGAGATGTTATCTCATTTGTTAATAAATATATGTGTTTTTAACAAAAAACATTTTTTATTTAAAAAAATATTATTTTTTTATTATTCGAATAAAAATTTATCTAAATCATTTAATAAATTTTCTTTTATTAATGGTTTTTTAGTTTCCACGTTTTCCACATAAGGTGTCATTTCTTCTCTGCTACGACCTATCCAAGCATCTGGAGTAGATGGTGCTGTAACAACATCCCAACAAATTATTTCAAAATCTTCTTGAACAATTTGCTCACCATTCTTACCTTCTTTAAGTGAACCTACACCTCTAGAAGAAACACCAATCTTAATTCTATTTCTTAATAAGTTCGCTACTTCATCACCTTTTGTTGATACGATACCATAATTTATAAACCCAGGTGTCATTAATATTTCCATTTTACCCATAAGCGTATGACCTTCCCACCACGTTTCAACAATGTTATGTGAAATCCTATCACCAGCTATAACGCTTGATTCTGGGTGGTCTAATTCACCTACAGCTCTACGTTCACGTATAGCTTCTTGATATAACCTATCTTGTGATTTAAGAATTGATTCTGGGTATATTCTACCATTACGATTAAGAATACCGTATTTTTGTAGTACAACATAAACGATAAGTGGCTCAACGATGCTGATTCTACTACCGCTATCTATTTTTTTTATTTCATTTATGAAAGGTTGGTTCCTAGGTTCATCAGGCGAAATAAATCCAGCGTCATGTTCAATTAGAACTCCTGTACCGCTACAACCTCTTTTAATTACTTTTATATCTTTATCCATAGTATTGTTTATAGATATAAATATGTTAATTAAACAAAAAAACCCTAATCAAATGATTAGGGTTTTATATTTAATTTTTTTTATTCTTAAAATTAAAAAATTTATTATTTTCAAAATTATTATTTATAATTTTTTCGGTAAATAATTCTAACTTATTTTTTATATCATCAGAAGTTATCGATATTTCTGTGTGTAGAAATAGTGTTAATTCACAACACATAAAACTACTTTTACCATATCTAATACCAGATTCCCTAATATCTAAATCTACAATAGTCCTATATCCATCAAATAAAGAATCTTTATCATCTTTAAAAAGGTTGAATAAACTTTGTCTTACATTCTTATTCAAATTTCGTATTACTTGGTTATAATTTACATTTTCTTCTTCTAGAGGTTTAACCCATGAAGATATCGTTATATAAATCGCTTTTGGATTCTTATTATTCACACTACCAAAGACTACGTTATAGTTTTTAAATTTATTTGTTTTAATTTCTTTCCCAGTTTTCATATCTAATATTTTATTCAAATATAAATAAAATCCAGGAATTAGTCAATAGGTTTAAATAGATATTATTTTTTTAAAGAACTTCTTAATTCAACCAATTTAGAAATATTTTTAATGTAATCTTCATTTATTTCTTTTTTATCATTCAACAATTTATCTTTAACTCGTAATAATTTATCTTTAGCTTCTAAATTAGATTCCTCAAGTCGTTCATCGATTAAATCAATGCACTCTCTAAGTGTTTTTGAATAAACTTCTTTTTTCTTTGTGTCATCAGATTCAATAAGCGTTTTTAACACTTCTTTGTCAGCCTCATTTAAATCAGCATACCTCTCATTATATTTATCAACCATAATTGCAGACAACATACTATTTGGTAGTTCAACGCTTTCACTTACTTCTTTTTCTTTGTTATTAATAATGTAATCAACAATAAATGATTTAGCCTCTAGAATTGCATCAATATTTCTAGGTGTTTTAGGTGTGAATATCAAAGTAGTTATATTCTCATGTAATTCTTTTTTATCATAATCATAGTCTTTTTCAAATACGATATTCTCAATTAATTTGTTATTAACAATTAAAATATCTTTTGTGTCATATTTTGAAATTATACTCATACATTCATCAACAAAACACTTTGCTTTTGATTCATTGATTTCTACTTTATTTTCAATGATATTATAAACCAAGAATTGATTCTTCAAAGCTTCGTTTTCTTTGATTATTTTTACATAAGATTTAAATAAATCTTTTTTAACCTTGTTTTTAGTGACAACGCTTTCAACCAATATTTCGTTGTAAGCGTTTTTAATTTTACCAAAGTTTTGAACCGTTTTTGTAATATCTATTTTAGTCATTTTGTTTTTTAATTATAAATATCTTATTTTACATATAAAACTATTATTCATCCAACATTTTATCAATATCACCAATCATACCATCGATGTCTTTGTTTATTTTTAAATTTTTATTGTAAATTTTAATATTAGAAACCTTTTTAGTTTTGTCTGGTTTAATTGTTTCAACTAAAGCATCAACAAATCTATTTTTATACTTATTTGTTCTTTTATTTAAATCCCCAACCAATACTTCTTTTCTTTCAGTTAATAATTTTTCTACTTTTTTTAGAGACTCAGCAACTGTTTCAGGTTCTGCATCTATATCTAAACCACCTTCAGTATCTATCGCACCTTCTTCTGGTACACCTTCTTCACCTTCAGCATCAGATTCATCACCGAAATCTAGGTCTTCACCACCCATTCCTCCACCTCCGAAACCTCCACCACTACCACCAGCACCAGAATCACCGCCTTCTTCACCTTCACCAGAACCACCACCATTTAACGCAACATCAAAGTCGCCATAAATTCTATCAACACTATCAAACATGCCAGTATGTTTAATAACAGCAGCAGTATTCGCCAATTCAGCAGAAGCAGCTTTCTCCATACGTTGTTCTAGTAAATCTTGTTTTATTTCATCATCAGACCAACCCATAATTTCTCTGTGTGCTCGTGTCCATGACATAACACCAAACCCAGTTCCAATATCAGACACAGCATCTTTAAGAAGACTAACTTTAAGTTGTAAATGTTCAACTTTTAACATTTCAGCTTGTGTTGATGGATTGTTAAGTGTAAGTGTGAAATTATCTAAATCATCCTCAAAACCTAAAAGATATAAGTGTATGATAGCTATCTTGTTTAATTCTTGAAGAATTGATTGTTGAATTCTATTTATTGTTCTAGAAAAACGAATATCTTGAATAGCTAAATTTTTACCATCACCAGTAGCATCATCAAAACCTAAAAACGGTTTAGGGACACGTAATGCTGTAAATAAATTACTTCTTAGGTATTCAATATCAGCAATTTGGTCTAAGTTTGATGCACCTGGCAAAGTATCTATTGGATTCGGTGCATTTTCATCCCTTACTGGTATAAAGAAATCTTGGTCATTTGCTAATTGATTATAACGTAAATCAATTTGACCAGTTTGCGGGTCAACGATAGGCATACGTTTGAATCTATCAGCAATAGCGTTCACATATGGTTCAACATCAGCATCATCAATATTACCTACAAATATTTTATATACACGTCTTTCTGGGGCTCTAGTTACACGATAAACAAGCATACTATCCTCTGATAGCAATAACTGTTTCCAAATACGTCTAGCTTTCTCTAAAACACTGGTTCCATATGGTAACCTTCTATCATCACCTAGTAATCTAAAGTGAGCAATTTGCCATGAGTTGAATTCAACATCACGACCTCTCCAGAAGAATTTAACTTTATCACCAGAAGAAACTTCTTCATCTGGTAATTCTCTACCAGAAATCATATCAAATAATCCAGATTCTCTTCTTTCCATTTCGTAGTTAGGCATCTGTTTAGAACCAATAACACCATTGGTTGCGTCTATATTTAAATAAATGAAATTATCACCGTATTTGCATGTGTTCCTAGTCCACATTGGTCCAGAAGTATGGAAATCTAATCTATTGAAAAATAAATCTTCTAATATTGTTTTAACACGTTTACTATCAGAATAGATATTAAGCATTTTACCTTGGTCATTTAGAGTTGTACAATTATGTGATATAATCATACCCGATTCACATTTTATAGCAAAATTAGAATCTACCGATGAATTTAATAAATCATAAACTTTGTTTTTACCTAAATATTCTACACTAACAACTCTATGGTTCCCAATTGTAGAAACCATATCAGTCCAATTTTTATAACCTTTTTTAATTAAAAATGATGTTAACTTAAATGAATCAATATTATATTTTTTACAATATATTTTGACTGAACGCACTGGGTTGGTTTGTGTTGATATGAATTCTTTTATTGTTTTAATGTTAAAACCATTATTAAATATAAAATCCAAATCTTCAATTCTTGTTAAATTATATTTTTTACATAATAATTTATTGTAAGATATTACAGTACTTTTATTTAAATTAAATTTTAACATCGCTAATTTTCGTCTATTACCTTTTTTATTAATTAAATAAGTAATATATTCACTCTCATTAATATCGTTAATGTGTTTAGTTGTGTTATCGTAATTAGGGTTAGTTTCTCCAAATCTACTAACACCGTACATTGGGTTATTTTCCCCAGCATTATTAAAAAATTCTTTTCTCTCTAATTCAGTTAAATTTTTTAATTTATTGTTAAGACCATCTTGTAATTGTTTTATTTTTAAATTTTTATCACAATTGTCCCATGTTTTTTTACCATTTTCGCTAAAAATTTTTTTCATCTTATTTGAAAATTCAATATTACCCCAACGTTCTTTATTTAAATCTGTGTGTAATTTTTGATGGTCATCCCAAAACATATATTCTAACTGTGAAGGGTCATTATTTAATTTATTAAATGATTTATGGTGAACAACTATTTTTTCAGTTCTAGCTCTATCGTTTAATAATAAATTTTCTTTATTCTTTATTAATTCACTTTCAGCGACAATAACGTGAGTTAGTTTTGACCCACCATTAAAATTTGTTAAACTAACTTTCTCGTATCCTTTATAATCTAATCGTTTAGTTATAGATTTTAATGAATCGCCATAAATTAAATCTTTGGTTTCTACCCATTTATTATCATAAGACAACCATTTATGATTATCAGTACAAACTATTTCGCTACCATCATCTAAAGTTATTTTATATGTGTCTTTAACACCTTTTAAAATAACTTTATCAACCATAGATGGTTTTATTTTATCACCATTAATATCAACAGCATATACCCAAAAATTAGTTATGTTGTTTTCATACAATGATTCAATTGTATGTTCAGTACCATTTAAAAGGGGTATTATAGTTTCGCCACCCAAACATTCTTCCATCATCACGTCTAATGCGGCAGCAATTGTTGGGTAAAACTCCATAGCCTCAAAATCGGCATAAGAACCAATACGAGTTGTTTCATAGTTGATTGATTGTTGGAACAAACCGTTTTCAACTTTTTTCCAAACAGAACCTAAGTATTTGTTTTGTTGTGCTTGTAATTTAGCTGTTTCATATTCAGCTTTATTATCTGTTTTCAATAACTCACCACTACCAATATTGTAACGTTGTGTTGATGGTTGTTGTTGTTTTGGTTTTATCCCGTCAGGACTAATAACTTGTCCTAATTTTTGAAATATAGTTAAATTTTTATTTGCCATAATTTTTATTTTAAATATAATGTTTTGATTAATAAATTAAATAGTTATTCAACATAATCACACTCCACATATGCAAAATGAGTTTGTTGTGAATTTACAACTTTTAAATCATATACATATGTAGTTATCCAATCTTGACCTTGCGAACCAGAAATTGCATCACAATAAAATGGTCGTGAATTTTGCTTGTTATTTGATTTATTTTTTGAAAAAATATTAGGTGTTGGTGACCATTTATATAACAACCCACCAACACTTTTTTGTATAAATACTTTTTTACCTAATGCCATTATTTTATTTTTTTTTATCTTTTTCCAAACAACCAAGCATATTCACCCCTAGGGTCTTGAACATTTTTGTATGCACTATGATTTGGATTTATCTTTTTCTCAACTTGCTTTGTTTCTGGGTTTATAGTTGTTACCGTTGATGATGGGTTTGATGTTGATAACCAACTAGACAATATTGCCTTTGTTTGTTTTTCTAATCTTTCTAAATTTTTAAAAGAATGTTCCATTACCCATAAAGCCATCCCCAACGACATAATTAAATCATCATGATAGCCTTCCATGTGGTCTGGTCTACCATTCTTATATATAAATGTTTTCATTTCAGAAATCAATCTACTAGAACGTATCTTAATACCATTTGTTCTAATTTTATATTCTAGATTAGAAATCATTGGTAAACGTACATTGGTCGCATGAAACCCAGGTATTTTATTTTGTTTATTATATGAAGTTAATTCTCTTTGTCTAGCAGAAAGAATTTTACCATTTGTGTCATCATAATGCAAGTGTTTATATTCAAATTCAAGTAGTTTCAACACAGTAGAAACACCCATACCACCAGTAACATCGACTACTGAATAAGCTTTATATAAATTACCGTACTCCTCAACTATCTGAGCTAATAAATCTGGTTGAATTTTACCTTGATATTCCATTACTTGTTCCATAGTAGTGAAATCCACAATAACAATAGTTGAAGAATCTTCACCATCACCCCTTGAAACGTCAATTCCAGCAATGTACTGATGCCCCTCTTGCGGTTCTTCCCAAACCCATATCTCTTGTTCTAAACCAGCTGTATATTTAGGTTCTTTTACATTGTTCTTTTCGTGAAATTCAATATATTCTTCATTTATTACGTTACCCCCAGAACCAATAAACGATACGTCAAGCTCTTGAGCAATCATTTTGGCATCGTTATTCATACCCATACACATCTGTTCATACCATGTAGATGTAGGTTTCCAACCATCTTCAATTTTTTTAGTATAAGATTCGAAAGTAAATTCGTATTCTCTTTCTACTTGGTCGTCTTTTAACCAACTTAAATCTTTATTATAACGTAAATCTTCATACCATTTCATTTCAACAATGTTGAAGTTATTCTTTTTATTTTTAGCTTGGTCATAAGTTTTATAATACAAACTATCCATTCCATTTGGTGTTTGGTGACCTAAAATTCCATTATATATTACTGAATGACACCAAAAATCAGTTTCATCATTTGGTAATGAGAAATCATACGTTTTATTTTTTGAGTGACTTATATTTTTTATTTTTTCCCATTTTCCATTTAATAATAGTATTTTATCAATATTATATTGACTCAAATCAAGTAATAATACATTTTCAAAATAGTTGATAAACTTTATAAATTTATTTTTATTTAAATCATATGTTTTGTTTTTTAAAGATAAATGTAAATCATTAACTTTTAACCCAGTCCCAGATAATTTTCTAACTAAATTGAAATCGTCAATAATCTCTCTAATAATTCGTTTACCATTTGGTATAAATTCAGATTGGTTATCATTATTAAAAATAGGTAGAGATAAACTTTTATTTTGTTTTCTCTTAAACCTAAAACCAATTAAATTGTAATATTTTTTTGCATTATTTGATATAGCTGAAATCCTATAAAAATTACTAGTAACTTTAACTTTTTTAGTTATAGGTGTTACACCTTCATTATAATCTGTCAAAATACCAAAATTAAGGAATAACATTCTTATCTGCTCAACCAATCGTTTAGAAGACATATTAATACCTATCCTACCACGAACAGAATCACTATAACCATCGCCATCCATAATACCTTGTAACATAGCGATTATATTCTCTCTAGACATTTTTAATAATCTACTTGGTATTATTTTTTCATTTGCTTTTTTGGTTAAATCAAAACCTAAATGTTCTAACAAACTACCTAAATATTTTGAACCAATAGTGTAGTGTAAATTATCATGAGATGAATACTTAAAACCACAGTTAGTTATTGCTTCGCTAACATCGTCACCACAAGTTATTGTTATACTAGTACCTATATGGTTATTATTTTTATCTATTGTTTTATAAACAGAACCTTCAGAAATATATAACCCAATCAAATAAGCTAAATCAGTAGTTATTTTATTGAATTTATCCTTTGGTATATTGTGCTCTTTATTTGATTCTTTATATTCAAAACCAATTTCATCATAATTACCCCATAACTCAAAACCAGATTGTATGTTAATGTAATCACCTTCATTTAACTGTGACATTTCATACCAATCAAATTTGTTATCAATTTTAGAATAACACCATAATTTATGTGTGTGTGTACCCTCTATACTACCAGAAGTTGATTCTAATTTAATAGTTTCTTGTAACCCATTATTAACAAATAAATTAGAAGTTCTTGTTTTAAATAACCCTTGAATTGAATAATCTTGAATATTATAACCTAAGTTTGGGTTATCACCCTTAGATTCATCAATGAATTCAGAAACTTCTTTAACACCTTCATTAGTAAAAACAAACGTATCTTTTGTTACACATGAAATAAGAGTTGCTCGACCACCAGTATTATGGCTAACTACGCCATTTGATATGAATGAATTAGTTTCTGGTACGTGTAAATCATACGTATAATCTTCCCCATTATTTATTTCAATTATTTCATCAATATAATATTTCTCGTTATTTTTTATTTGTTCATACAATCCCAATAAATCCATATCGTTAGGTATTTCAATCATCAAACGATTCAATGATTCATAACTTAATCGCTCATATTTTGAAACCCAAAAACGCTCTAAGAATCTAAATTTAGATTTAGTTAACCCATTTTTATCTAAAATCTTTAGTATTGTTTTTTGAGGTACATCTATGAATCTACTATTTAATTTTTTACCAATTAAATATTGTTTATTTTTTTGTTTTCTATCTAATCTAAAACCTATCTCATCATAAAATTTAATAGCATGGTCAGAATAAATTTTTAAATTATATATCGTACAAACATGGTCTTTATTAGTTATTATTGACGACTCCGAAGTTTTTCGTATTTCTTTTTTTACGTGTGAAATAATTCCAAAATTTAAAAGTAATGTTTGTAAAGTTTTAATTAATTTTTTTGATGTACTAGAATATTTAATATCTTTTATTGTTGACATTCCATCCCCATCAAACATACCTTGTAAAAAATTAACGATAACTTCTTTAGACATTTTGAGTATTGATAGCGGTATCTCTTTATCTCTAGCGTTATGTTTTTTAAGTCCAAACTCTTCAAACCATTGTACCAATTCAGTTGAGTGATACATATAATGCCTATCATCTACTTTCTTAAACCCATTACCTAATTTAGCTATATCATTTATTAAAAAATTAGTTATCTGCGCATCAACATTAGTTATCGTTATACCTCTACTGGTAAAATTACCCTCAGCAACAAATAAACCTAACAAATAACAAAAATCTAAATTATCTGATAAGTTTAATGGTATATTAATGTTTTTTTGGTTGTAATTAACTCTATCAAATGAAAAATCAAATTTACTATCTTGCCCAAAATAATTTTGGTTATAATTAATAATTGGTTTATCACCGACAACTAATTCATTCATTCGTACCCAAACTTCTTCACCATTTCTATTAATTAATAACGGATGTTTCCAACTACCCTCTAACTCTATACCTAATTTTGTTTTTATTTTAAAGGTTTCACCATACTCACTTACAAATGTTTGAGTTGCTGGTGTTAAAACACCATCTTTATTACAAACCATGTGTGGTACGTCTAAATCAGTAAACCCTAATTTATCTTTTTCAGTAACCAATTCATCCAACTCAACTAAACCGTTTTCGGTTAATATTAACGAGTCTTTAGTTAAACAACCTAACGCAGTAAGTGCAGCACCAAATACTTCAGCACCATTATCAATATATGCAGCCTCATCCATGATAAGGAATGTAGGTGTAAATCCCCTCAAAGCATCTTTAGATGTTGCTACTGCTTTTACACGACTACCGTTAGGTAATTTAATCTCTTTCTTTGAATCTGTAAGGAAAATTGATTTACCTTCGTTTTTAGGGTTACCATAATATTCATGACCCCATACCCATCTAGGTAATTGATTTAGAAAATCTTTAATCTTAGCCAAGAACTCAAAAGCTAACTCTTGTTTATTGGCAATAATCAGAATGTTTTCTGGGTTATCAGAATCAGCAAAACCAACCTTTATTGACATATACGCAGCTGTTGTTGTTGATACCCCAGCCTGTCTAGGTTTTGTTACAATATTAAAACGGTTTTTTTCGTATGCTGTGATAATCTCTCTCTGTCTAGGGAATAATCTAAATGGTACAAAACCCTCTTGAGTTTTATCAAACGTTTCCAAATAGGTTTCAATTGCATAAGTCGGTTGAGTTAGACATCTAGCGTATTCTTTAAATATCTCGTTAGTTGTAAGCATATTCTTTTTAGTAATAAATATGCAGAAATCAACTAAAAACATTTAATCAAATAATAAAGACCCCAAATGGGGCCTTTATCTATTATTATGTTGTTTAAAATTAAAATAATTCATCAATATCAAAACCATCTTCTTGGTCTTCATTATCACTATGACTATCTGTGTTATCAATTGTTGTACCACCCATAAGTTCATCAAAATCAAAACCTAATTCATTTGAGACTTCTCCATCATTATATTTAGCACTTTTATTTATAGCTTCATTAAATTCTTCTGTTTTAATATCATTACTAACTTCATTTACAATATCTTTAATAATTTTCTTCCCTTCATTAGTGTTTGCCATTACTTCTCTCATTTTTACATTGAATTCGTCTACTGGTAATGCGGCCATCTCACTATAAATGTGGTGTTTCATATGGAAATCATCTGGTTCTATTGCATTCGTGAATCTAGACCAAAGACCTGGACCCATACGCATATCCCATGGTTCAGCAGCTAAAAAGTCAGCTTTATTTATAACAAATTCACCAGTTTTTTTATCTTTAGGTAAACCATGTGCTGACATTAATTCCATAACACCTTTTACTAATTCATGGATAAGAACTGGGAAAACCATAGCTTGTACATGAATAACAGCTTTTGGGTTATCCTTACATGGAAACATAACCCTAACAACACCACCATTTACACCATTTTCCATATTAGGTATAATATAGTACATGTAATCAGCTGCTGCCATCATTTTAGAATATTTATTAGATAAACGAGGTTCAATGTCGGTTAATTCATCATCAACCATGTGAAACATATGATTACATTTTTTAGCTGCACCTTGTGTCATTGCGTTAAGAAATCTTCTTTTATAAACTTCTTTATTTGCGTTCTCCATTGATTCATGACTATCAAATTCCATTTGAACCTCCATAGGTTTAGGGTTCTTTTTTGTTCCTTCCATATTTATTCTATCGGTTAGTTCTGCATGTATTTCAACAACATCTTCACCCATATCATATTCTTCACGAATCATTTTTATCGCCAAGTCAACTAATTTTTTTTTGTTTTTTGATTCTAATTCCATAGTTTCAATAACCAGTGGCATCATGTTACTCATAACTTCAGAATTATCAATTGAATCACAATCAAAAGCTCGCTTATATCTTTTTGCTACTTCACTAAATCTTTCCCCCATGATTGTTTCCTCAAAACTATTTTCATGACCTTCTGGTAATACTGGACTACCACTTAAAGAGTGTCTTTTCTCTCTCAAATCAGCTTCAAGTTCTGGGTTCATTCTTTCAGTTAAACCTTCTGGGTATAGAATACTTTCATTTAAAGGTTTAGACTTACTAACTTGTTTACCTAATTTAGACTTTCTTAGTGCTTCTTCAGCTATTTTTCTGTAATCACTCATTATTTTATGTCTTTTACTTTTAATATTTTTATTACATTTCTTTTTTTGTTTAACCCTCCAAATAGTTCTTTTTTCTTAATAATTCTACCCTCATTTGTTGGTGATGGTTTATCACCAGTTAAAGGTGCTTCTGATGGGTCATCTTTTGCTAAATCTTTATATGAAGAAATTATTTGCGGTAATTTTTCAATTGGTACGTTTATTAATTGTCCCATTTTTGCTAAAAAAACCGATTGTTCCATTGGTGTATCTAATTTGGCAAAATATTTACCAAACATATTCGTCATCTTATCAACCAATATCTTTACATCACCTTTTAGTTTATCAATGTTTATTTCTTCATCTAAACCACCTTCACTCTTTCTTTCAAAACCTTCTTTGAAATATTTACCAGCCCTAAAGGCTTTTAATTGTCTAATACCCATATAATCCTCTTCTGGACCCAATTTACTACCAGACCTCATCATCTCTTTGTAGTTTTTGAATTTACCAACAACTTGACCAGAATTTATATTAACGAAGAAATGTTTATAACCACCCAAATCATTTAGATTTAAATGATTCATTAAACCTCCTTTATCAAAATCATTTTCTTCAACTGGTCGCTTATTAGATATTTCTTTTTCCATAACTGGTTTAACTATATTTTCCTCAAAAAAATCGACAGAATATATAACGTTTTGACCATTATCATCTGTTTCATCATGTGAAAAAACAGCCATAACTATCTGGTTATCAGAACCTAAACCTCTAACCATTTGATATTTTTGTACACCTATAGTAAAAGGTTGTGAAACTTTACCAGTTTTATCATCTTTTATATTTGATAGATATTTTATAGTTTCTTTATCTTTAGGTGCTATAACTGCTTCTGGTTCCAACATATTTAATTCCTCATCAACAATGTTAATGTTAAAATTTTTACCTAATTTTTTTAAATCATTAGAAACAGATGATAAATCTTGTTTTTTAACGTTAATACTTGATTTTGAATTTGAACTACTTGAACTATTAGAGCTACCAAACATAGTTTCTTGTATTGTATTTTTATTTTTCATTGTTTTATTTTTTAAATTGCAATATTAGGTCGTTTTCATATAGTTTAGCTTCAACTGATTCACTAGTCTCACCAAATTTAAAACAAAGTCTTTTTTCTGGGTAAGAGTCATAAGCATTTATATTCTCCCAAGCCAAAGCTATAACACCATCGATTGCATCCCAAACAGCAAATGTATCACTATCTTGGATTACATCTAAGTTTAATTCCGATTCTAGTCTACCTACTTTTTTTATAAAGTTATCGTGTGGTGGTGAAGGTCTTCCAGAAGCTGGAAAAGTATCCCAATCATCACCGTCAATATTTTTATTTGTATCTGAAAAGATAAATTCATAAATGAAATTACCCTTGTAATCTTTACCAACTCTATTTACATATATTAAAAACAATTCTTTCATTAGTTAATGTACATATTTAATTCATAATTACCACTATCCATACGATAGATTTGAGCGTGGAAACCTTTTCGTTGTGGTTTTCCGTTTAATGTAAGTTCTTTATTATATCTTTGTGTTTGACCATAAGCAACATGTTGAGGGTCAGATAATTCAAATTCGATTGGTTCGTATCCTCTTGTAATTACATATCTTTCAGCTTCAGAAAAACAACTAGCAAGTGTTTTATGATAAACCTCATAATCAAATTTACCCTCATTCATTGCTTTTGGGTCTGGTGTTACTTCTGGGCTTGGTAAAAAAGGTTTATTTTTTCTACTTGGCACTATATTAGGTTGTATTTTATCTGGTGCTGGTTTAATTTGTGGTTGAACTGTTGGTTCAACATCATGATTAAATGTTTCTTGTACTTTCATCTTTAAATAATTTTTATCAAAGGTACTGTTTTTTTTATCAGAAATCAAACCCTCACCAACAATTTTAGAAACTGGTTTTGATGACCACATTTTACATGACCAATACTTAGGTGTTGTTTTATCTTTTGCTTGTGCACATTTATGTCTTGCTCTGAAAGATTTTCTCCTCTCTGGGTTATCTCTTTTTATTTCCATATTAGGGTCACCAAAATTAACCTTTATAACATTACCTTTTTTATTTTTAACATAAACTTTGAATTTTTTTACATCACCAGAACTAGGTTTCCCTAATTTAACTTCTTTCCCATGATATTCAGCTTCATTTAAATTAACGTTTTCAACAGAACCATATTCATCAGTATAACCACCTTCGGTTTCACCATCATACTCATTTAAATTACCTTCAAAAAAGTGGTACACTTCTTCAATATCATCAGCAGATGAACTTATATGGTCAACAGCCCATGCATGTCCATTTGCACACATTTCATCAATTTGTTGTCGGTTCATTTCTAATAACTCCCCAGATGCGTGGTGTATCGTTTTAAGGTTTTGCCAAAACATATAATTAAGTGACTCATTATCGTTTATCACTTCATGGTTTTCGTTAATTGGGACACAATTAGGTACTTGTTTACCATTTTTTTCTTTCATACCTATTTGTTTATAACCTTTCCAACATGACTCATTTAGTTTATCATTTGAACCTGGTTGGAACATGTTGTTTTTCTTAGGTTTATCCAAGAATAAATTATCCATTTCATATAATGAATATTCTTGTAAACCTTCTTCATCTCCAGATTCATCAGAACTTATTTCATCATTAGAAATATCACTAGTTTCATCACTAGAATTATCTTCACCATTATTACCAGCTGAATTAATTTTTTTAATTATATCTTTTTTATCGTTTTCGTCCATTTCAGAAGTGTGTGTTGCTGAAATTAAAGAGTTTATCGCAAATTTTTCTAAGTCAAAGTCAGGTTGACCTTGAGTTTCAGTGTATTTTCTTAAAGATTGACCCAGTTTACCTGTAAGTTGTTCAATAAATTTTTTAGGGTCTGTTTCTTCATCTGCATCAACACCAGCATCAAATGGTTCATCATCAAATGGTTTATCATCAGATACTGGTTCTTCACTACCACTTTCACTATCCCCAAAATCACCAAAACCAGCTTCATCAGCTGGTTCGGAAATAGGTTCCGCTGGGGCTGGTGCTGGAGCCGCTGGGGCTGGTGCATCAATCTTCAGCTTATATTTTACTTCGTTTACTTTTTCGTTACTACTTTTTTTTTTACAGTACCTTCAGTTAATGAAGTAATCATTTTATCTAATTTTTTCACACTTTCTTCCATAGCTCTCAAAGAAGCCAAATCCATTGCATCGATATCACCATCACCACCTTCTGGTTCAACATCTAATCTTTGTTGACCACCATGTAATTCTTCATTTGTTTGTGATAAAATAGAAGAAATTTTTTCTAAGTCAGTTATTGTTCCACCTGGATACGCTAACGATACTATTGAAATATTCTCTGGTGTAACATCAACACCTCTTTCAACTAATTTTGATTTTAAAAATTCAACTAAATCATATGCTTCATGGTCAACACCCTCAGAAGCATTTTCTGGAATATTTATTTCTCTTGGTGGGTTAGGTAATTGATTAGGGTCGTTTTTTCTTCCCATTTGATAATCAACGTATTCTTCCTCTTCATTTCTAGCCATCATTTCTTCAATAGCTTGTTCAAATTCATTTAATTCTTCTTCTAACGTTTCTTCTTCATACACTTCTTCTTTGTACATTTCTTCATTTCCATGTAAATTACCAGCACCAGAAAATCCGTTACTAGAACCACTAGAAAAACCAGCAATACCACTTTCAGATAACAAATTATCATCTTCAAATACATTTATATCACCACCTTTATTAAAAGCTTCAGCCAATGATTTAAACTTAAAATTTAATTGCTTTATTGCACGAGCATAAGATGGATACGCTTCTTCTTTTTTGTTTTGTAAACCACCGATATATTTGAAATCCTCTAACACTAAACCAGTTGTTTTAGTTGTTTTTTTGATATAATATTCATGGTTTTCTCTAACAATAGCATATGCACTACCATCTGGTCCAATTTTAGTTAATTCAACAGCTGAATTTGTTTTATTTTCATTTTCATTTATTGGTTTCATTCCCATAAGAGATAATTGACGTTCAAGAATTTCTTTACCTTTAAGACCAATCGGACTAATTAATTGTTTATTTTTCATAATTTATTACTTTTTATTTTGTTATAAGTTTGGGCTACCTAAATATACATCCCTATTTTCACCTAATAGGTAACACCCAGTACCACCAGATACTGACCTTACCCATAATGAGATATTAGAAGACGGTGCAACGTTAATTGATACATTATTAACTAGAATTACACAACCAGCGGTTCCACCATATATTTCGCTATAAGTATGGGCTGTTAAATTAGCATTAGCTGCTAGTACTATAATACTATGTATATCATTTATTTTTGGCATAACTTTTTTGTTTTTATTATAAATATGTTAATATTTTAATTTGTTCTAAATATGTATTTTTTTATTTAATTTGGTAAATTAGATGCACAACAATCACCATCACAACCAAAACCACAAAAATCATTTGGTGTTAATTCAATATTGTTTTTACTAAAATATTGTCCAAAAAATATTAACCTCTCATTTAATTCAATTTCTGAATCAAAAAACTCTAAAAATGGTTGTCCACTTTCAATTATTTGATTATCTTTTAATTCCCCATAAAGGAAAACATCTAATTCATTATGTGTAAAAAAATATCTCATTATATTATCCCTCCATCTATTATTGTCCAATTGTTAGGTGCTGATATTAAAACAGCTCTAGCTGATAACGCAGCGTTTGTGTATTTAATAGTTCCAAAATTAATAACTAAATTTGGTTTAACTGGTCTAGATGCCCAACCTATTAATAAAGAATCATAATTTGTTGTTGAGTAATCGTTAAATGTTTTCCCTTCCATAAAATTAGTAGTAGTGGTTGAAAACGAAGTTACTCCACTAACAACCCAATTATTAATTGGTTGGTCAAAACCAGTTGCGTAATAAAAACAACTTGACATACCAGAAACTGATTTTGTATCCCATGAGTTTATTGGTTGGTTAAAATTATTTTGGTTAAAATAAATGGAATTTATGTTAGTCACCTTACTTGTATTCCAGTTTTTAATACTATCTGAACCACCATTATTAAAACTACCATAATCAAATTTAACACCAAACATAAACGACATACTAGTAACATTTGAGGTACTCCACGCACTATATGTAACACCACTAATTGTAACTAACTTAGTTCCAATATCTTGATTGAAATTATTACAACCATAAAACATTGTTTGCATTGTTGTCACCTTACTTGTATTCCAGTTTTTAATACTATCTGAACCACCATTATTAAAACTACCAATCATATTAAGGTTATTACTAAACATAAACGACATACTAGTAACATTTGAGGTACTCCACGCACTATATGTAACACCACTAATAGTAACCATCTTGGTTCCAATATCTTGATTGAAATTTGGTTGACTTTGGAACATCGTTTGCATTGTTGTTACTTTACTTGTATTCCAATTTTTAATACTATCTGAACCACCATTATTAAAACTACCATTAGTTGTAGACCCACCATTAAACATAGTTGACATATTAGTGACATTACCCACATCCCATGCACTATATGTAACACCACTAATTGTAACTAACTTAGTTCCAATATCTTGATTGAATTTTGGTTGATTTTGAAACATTGTTTGTGTTGTTGTTACTTTACTTGTGTTCCAATTTCCAATATTTTGGTTAAAATTACCTATATTTGTTGTTGTATTAGCAAATATAAATGCCATACTAGTGACATTAGCCACATCCCAAGCAACATATGTTACATCATTTATACTAACTAATTTAGTTGATAAATCTTGATTGAAATTTACTTGATTTTGGAACATCGTTTGTATTGTTGTTACTTTACTTGTATTCCAATTTCCAATATTTTGGTTAAAAGCACCAAAATTCGGTCCTATAATACCAAACACAAACGCCATACTAGTAACGTTAACAACATCCCAAGCAACATATGTCATACCATTTATTGTAACTAATTTAGTTGATAAATCTTGATTGAAATTTACTTGATTATAAAAAGTACCGTACAGGGTCGTTACTTTAGTTGTGTTCCATTTACTGATATCTTGGTTAAAAAGACCACGACCAGTTGTTATAAAAAAAGTAGCGTTAAGTGTTATAACATTACTTATATTCCAATTACTTATATCTGAATTAAAACTAATACTATCAGAAAATGTTGCGTCTAAACTTGTTATGTTTGAAACATCCCATTCATTACTTCTATTTATTGTAGTTATGGCTAAACAACCTCTAAATGAACCAGCTAGTGTTGTTGTATCAGTTAAATTTAAAACATCACTAACATTATTTAATGTTAAATTAGCACAACCATAAAAATGTTGGTCTGTTGCACCTAATCTAAAACTATTTCCCCATTGAGTTATCGCTATTAATTTTAACCTATCACCAGTGTTAGCAAATCTCCATCCATTACATACCCCAGTTATTTTTATTTGATAAATACCAGGTAAACTATAAGTATGTGTGGTTTCAGCTTGATTCCATGAAGTTATTTTACTACTGGTTCCATCACCCCATTCAACAATAAATCTATAAGTACCTGTCGATATTAATGGTAATCTTATTTGTGTTGCGGTTGAACTACCAGCACTGGTGTTATTAGTTAACCATGTTGATATAAAACTTTTTCCAGATTCAAACCATGGTCTTTCACCACCTAAATAACAACCAGTAGTTGCACTTATTGATTTAACAATAAGTGAAAAACTAGAATATGGTGAAACATTAACTAAAACGTTATTCACGTTCATTGTACAACCAGACGAACCTCCAAGTATTTCAGTGTAATTTAAATCGTATAATTCACCATCTTCAGCTGGAACAACGAAACTATGTGCATTTATATTTGGCATTAATTTATCTTTTATAATAAATATTATAATAAAATAATAAAAGCACTCAATTGAGTGCTTTTATTTAATTGTTGTTTATATTAGTTGATACCTAACCCAAATTTCTGGTTGTTCGGGTAATGTAAATATGGAATGAATAAATAATTTGGTTTTACCTAATTTACCCTTTCTTTCCAAGTAATTTTGGAAATCATTAAAATCTATAAACCTTCGGGTAAATATACTGTATTTTACGCCATCGTGTTCAAAAATGTCAGAAGTTATTTGGTTTATTTCCATATTAATTTATAGTATCAATTACATAAGCCTCCGCTTTGGTTAACATATACTTAACACCATCTATTTCAACTAAAAACCTATGATAACTTGGTGAATTTTGAACATCAACATTTGATAGTTCAATTATCACATCTTCAATACCTGTTGGGTCTAATTTTTTTATACTTATTTTCATAACTAGTTACTTAAAGGTGCCTTTATTGTCGGATGTGATTGATAACCTTCAATTTTAAAATCATCATTATCTAAATGACCAATCAAAGATAAATCATTACCTAACTCTTTAAAGAACTCATCAGTTTTCATAAATACCAGTTTTGGTAATGGAAAAGGTTCTCTTGTTCTTTTTGGTATTTTCAAGGTATCATCAATATAACTCATACCAATACTTGTTTGATGTTTAAGGTTACCATTAATTTCTTCAGCTAAACGTACTCTTTCACTTAGCGTATACTCTCTTCCAATCTGTTCTTTTGCTTGTTCAATATGGTTTGAATACAAATGAACATCACCCAAATTACCAATCAATTCATCTGGAATCATATTAACTGATTTTGCAATGATTTCTAATAACAATCCATAAGATGCAATATTGAATGGTAAACCTAAGAATGTATCTACTGAACGTTGATTCCACATTAATGAGATTGCTCTGGTTGGAATGTTTGCTTCATCAAAATGAAATTGTTTAAAGTTTATTGCTGTTATATGATTTTGTAATACTCTACCTCCAATATTTGAATTTTTATAAATCTCAAATCTTTCATCGTGACTTAACTCTCTTGTATAAACTTGAAACGAAAAATGGCATGGCGGCAACGTCATTTGGTCTAATTCTCCAACATTCCAAGCATTAACCATCAAACGTCTTGAGTCTGGATTTGTTTTAAGTTCGTTGATTAGGTTTTGGATTTGGTCTATTTGTGTTTCATCATATACACCATGAAGATATTTGTGTGGTTTTATGTTTTTCACCTTTCTCCATTGCTTACCATACACGGGACCAAGTTCACCCCACTTCTTAGCAAACTCATCATCTGTTTTGATTTTGTTGATGAACTCTTCTTGCCCCGTTAAAGCAAACTTATAGAGTCTATTTGGATATTTTTCTTTAAGTTTTTTAAACTCAGACATTTCATGCTTATGATAAGCTTTCAGAGCATCACCATTCCAAATATGACAATTATTATCAACCAAATACTTAATATTTGTATCACCTCGTAAGAACCAAAGAAGTTCTGTTACGATTGTTTTGAATGGCATTTTTTTGGTGGTGAGTAATGGAAAATTATTACCATTAAACTTAAACCTAATAGTTCTACCAAATACTGATAGTACCTTGCCGTTTCTAGTTTCCTTCTCAATCCCATTTTCTAATATATCCTTTAATAGGTTTGTGTAATCCTTATCTAGTTTATTCATTTACAATTTCTGTTTTTTTAGTTGTTATTTTTTCAAATGTTGAAATCTTGCCTTTCAATTCACTCAATGAAGTTGTAGTTATGTTACCATTTTTAAAATAGTCACTGATGATATCGCTCATCGTTTGTAGTATTTCTTTTGTTGCAGAATCTGGTGTGATTTCATCTTCAGTTTCAACTTTCAAATCAGCAACTTCTTTTAAAATTTCAGTTGTGTCAATTTTATCCAATTTACTACTAGTATATTTTTTAATGTTTGTGTTTAATACAGAACCTTGACTATCAGCAGTTTCAAAACGCATGTAATCAGTTTTTGCGACATCAGTATATTTGTACTGACCACCATGGTTAAAGATAATTGTTAATTCGTTTGTAATATTGTTGTACACTGAAGCACAAATGTTTGATGAAGAATAAATCGCTTTAATTATACCATCCTTTTCTTTTCTTTTTAAAATCATTTTTCTTTTTTATTTATGTTATTATAATTTACTATAAGTTTTATAAGCACTTATTTCACTTAAATGAAATATTTCACCAATTTCATTAACGTGTTCCAGTGTTTTACCGTATCGTTTAGTTGTTATCACAAAATAATCACCAGTAATAACTAAACTAGCATCTAAAAATTGCAATTTAGTCAAAGAAGGTGATTGTGTATCGTTAATTCTATTTTTAAATAATACTTCAATCTTTGCAAATATTGTTTCGTCATTTGTTTTCATACTTTACTTTTTTATTCAAAAATACTAATATTTATTTTAAAAATCAATGTTGCATTGATAAATAATTTTTAGTACATTTGCTAAATAAACTTTAAAACAAAATTATATGAATAGAGAGATTTATCCAAAAGTTAAAATAATTATGACGAATTCAATTAAAGAAGCCAAAAACTTTGATGATGTAAAAGTTAGACCAGAACATATTATTTTATCTATGTTATTAGATGACGATAATGAATGTGTGAAAACACTTAAAAAACTAAAAATAGATACTACAGAACTTTATGATAAATTATCTGATTACGTTAGAAAAAATGATTTAACACCTAGAGCGTATACCTCAGTAAAACGAACACTACCTTTTTCTGAAGAAACCAAATCAATAATAGCTAAAGGTGTTGATAAAGAATGTGAAGGGTTAAATGATACCATGATTGACACAACACATATCATGTTAGCTATTTTAATAACTAAACAACCAGTTGTTGATTTTTTAAATTCTGTAGGGGTGAATTATAATTTATTTAAAATAACTATGATAGGAAACAAACCAGAAGACATCAAAAACGGTGCATTAGGTGATGACATGAATGAAGAAAATGATTCATTCAAAAAGAAACAAAAACCAATCGACCCAAAAAGTAAAACACCAGTTCTGGATAATTTCTGTAGAGACGTGTCTAAAGCTGTTGAAAAAGGGGAGATTGACCCAGTTGTTGGTAGAACTACCGAAATAAAACGTGTTTCTCAAATCCTTTCTAGAAGAAAGAAAAATAACCCAATCCTTATCGGTGAACCAGGTGTTGGTAAATGTTTTATTGGTGATACTCAGGTAGTTATGAGGAATGATTTAACTGGTGAAGTTTTTAAAGCTACTATAAATGAATTCCTAAAAACGTTTACCGATACCGAAACAACAAATTAAACAATTATTATTTATCTTTCTTGTAAATTCTTTATATTTATAAGAAAGATAAATTTAAAATATGAAAATAAAATATAAAAAAAATGGTAATTTTGAAATAGAGTTTACTGATTATTTCAAAACTATTGATGATTTAAAAGAATTTATTAAAAAAAATAATAAGTTTGTTAATGTTGAAAACATAGAATTAAAAATAATAAATGTATATAACGAATTAGCTAATTTAGATGTTAGTATTAAATCTAGTATTTTAGGTTGGACAGTTATTAAACAATTTAAATTTAAATATGTTAGACCAAACAATATTAATTTCTGGTTAGAAAGGGGTTATGGTATTGATGAATTTAATCAATATAATAATTCATTAATTAATGAATTATGCGATATAAATAACAATAAATTCAAATTTAATAATTTTAAATTTGAAATGATTGGTATACCTAAATGTAAACTTTGTGGGTCTAATTTAAAAATAGAACCATCTATTGGTCGTTATAATATTATTTGTTGTTTGAACAGTGAGTGTGATACTAATAAACATAAAGAAATTGAATCAATTAGTCATTTAAGTTTTTTACCTATTGATATGTTTTTGAATAAAAATAAACGAATAAATATAACTAGCAAAATTAATAAAGAATATTGGTTATTGAATGGTTATACATATCTTGATTCAATCAATAAAGTTAAGGAAATAAAGAATAATTTAAAATTAGTAAATGTTAATAGTTTTGAGTATTACAAAACAACAACAGATAAAACAGATGATGAGATAAGAAAAACAATCAAAGAGATGTCATCATTATGTGTTGAATATTGGTTAGAAAAAGATATAACATTAGAAGAGGCTAAAAATAAAATATCTAACTTACAAAAAATAAATTCAAATAAAATAATCAAAAAAAGAAAAGAAAATCCAGAACAATATTCAGCAACAACTCAAACACAAATTGGTTATTGGTTGAATAAGGGTTTTAGTGAAGAAGAAAGTAAAATAAAATTATCTGAAAGACAAACAACTTTTAGTCTTGAAAAATGTATTCAAAAATATGGTGAAACAAATGGTTTAAAAAGATTTAATGAAAGACAAAAAAAATGGTTATTGAACAATAAAAGAAACAATTTCTCTAAAATATCACAAGATTTATTTTGGGATATTTTAGAATCGGATAAATCAATAAGTGATAATGAGATATATTTTGCGACATATAATAATGGTGAAAAAAACAATAGTGGGAAAAATCATGAATATCGATTAGACGTAATTGAAAGTTATATACTACCAGATTTTTTTGATAAAACAACTGGGAGAATAATCGAATTTGATGGAACTTATTATCATAGGTTAACTCCAGAAAATTCATTAAGAGAGGAAAAAAGAGATAAAATGATAATTAAATCTGGTTATGAAGTGTTACATATTAGTGAATTAGATTATAAAAATAATAAACAAGAAATAATAGACAAATGTGTTGCGTTTCTAAATAAAAAATAATAACTTTACAAAAATAAAAATAAAAATAAATATGATTAACGAATTTAAAAAAATAACAAAATCATTTGATATGAGTGATTTTAGTATCTTAACTGATACTGGTTTTGAAAAATTAGAAAAATTACATGAAACAATTCCATATGATGTATATCATCTTAAATTGGCTGATGGTAAAGAATTAAAATGTGCTGATAATCATATCGTATTTATTCAAGAATATGATGAATCAACAATGGAACCAATCTTTTTAAAAGAAATTTTTGTTAAAGATTTACCTAAACATTCATTTATTATGGTGTCTGATGATAATGGTAATTTAAGTGAATCTGAAGTTGTTGAAATAACCAATTTAGGTTATGAAGAAATCATGTATGATTTTGAATTAACTGAATCATCAAATAGACGTTATTTCACAAACGGAATTTTATCACATAATACATCTATCGTTGAAGGTTTGGCTCAAATAATACACGAAGGTAACGCACCTAGAACACTTATTGGTAAACGTATCTATGCGTTAGACTTATCTAGCATTGTTGCTGGTACAAAATACCGTGGACAATTTGAAGAAAGAATGAAAGCAATTCTAGAAGAATGTAAAGCTAACCCAGATATCGTATTATTTATCGATGAATTACATACAATCATTGGTGCTGGTAACGCTTCTGGTTCTCTGGATGCTGCAAACATCTTCAAACCAGCATTGGCTCGTGGAGAACTTCAAGTAATTGGTGCAACAACACTTGATGAATACAGAGAAAATATTGAAAAAGATGGTGCTCTAGTTAGACGTTTTCAACAAGTGCTTATTGAAGAACCAACATTAGACGAAACAAAAATTATTCTTAATAATATCAAAGAAAAATACGAGAAACATCATAGAGTTAAATATACTGACGAAGCTATTGAAGAATGTGTTAAATTATCAGCTAGATATATAATGGATAGAAGTATGCCAGATAAAGCTATTGATGTTTTAGATGAAGCTGGTGCAACAACTAATATTAGTGTTGAAAAACCAGATAATATCAAAGAATTAGAGAATAAAAGAACTGAAATTAATGAAAAGAAAAAAGAAGTAGTTGTTAAACAGAAATACGAAGAAGCAGCAAAGCTTCGTGATGAAGAGAAAAAGGTTACAATTGAGTTAGAAAAAGCGATGACTGATTGGCAATCTAAATTAGATAATAACGTTACTACCGTAGGTGTTGAAATAATTTCAGAGGTTGTATCTATGATGACTGGAATCCCTCTAACGAAAATATCTACTCAAGAGACAAAAAGACTTATGAGTTTGGATAAAGAACTCATGGGTAAAGTTATTGGACAAGACGATGCAGTTGCCAAGGTTGTAAAAGCAATAAAACGTAATCGTATTGGAATCAAAGATAAAAATAAACCTGTAGGTAGCTTTATTTTCCTAGGTCAAACAGGTGTGGGTAAAACGCTGTTAGCCAAGCTTTTAGCTGAACAAGTATATGGAGATTCTGATTCATTAGTAAGAATGGACATGTCTGAATATATGGAGAAACATTCTGTATCAAGACTTATTGGTCCACCTCCTGGGTATGTTGGGTATGACCAAGGTGGTCAATTAACTGAGAAAGTTAGACGTAAACCACATTGTGTTATTTTATTTGATGAGATTGAAAAAGCACATGACGATGTATTTAACTTGTTATTACAGTTATTAGATGAAGGTATGCTTACAGATGGTCTGGGTCGTAAAGTTAATTTCAAAAACACTCTTATCATTCTAACATCAAATATTGGTGTTAGAGAAGTTAACACTTTTGGTAAAACTATGGGTTTCGAAACAGCTGAAAGTATTGTAAATGAAGAAAACAGAGCTCGTTCAATTATTGAAAAAGCTTTGAAGAAAAAATTCAAACCAGAATTCCTAAACCGTATTGATGAAGCAATTGTATTTAGAAGTTTAACTGAAGAAGATATACATAAAATCATCTATTTAGAAATTGAAAGCTTACAAAAACGTGTAATTGAAATGGGGTATAACCTAACAGTAACAAAAGAAGCTATTGAATTTTTAGGTAAACAAGGTTATGATGAAGCTTATGGTGCTAGACCACTAGCCAGAGCTATCCAACATTATGTTGAAGATAAAGTAGCTGATGAGATACTAAACGAAAACATAAAAGAAGGTGAAACGATAGAAGTTTCATTCGATACTAAAAACGAAGAATTGGTTATTAAACCAATTAAAACTAAAAAAATTAAATAAATAAAAAATCCCACAATTTTTGTGGGATTTTTTTATATTTATAATATATGATAAAGAAACAATTATTAGAAAAATATGGTGAATATTTGGACCAATTAGATATTAGTGAAAATAAAACTAGTATAAAATTATCTATGATTAAAGTTAAACAAGAATATAGGTACAATAAAAATAATTATGGTAATAACCTTAAAATAGGTTCTAAAATTATGTTTGATTTAATCAATTATGCTGATGATAATAAACAAATAGTTACTTTAACACCAGATAATGTAGATGGTGTTGGTGTAAATACATTAATACAATTTTATAAAAAATTTGGTTTTAAAATGAATAAAGGTTATAATAAAAATTTTGAATATAGTGATACAATGATTCGCTACCCAAAATTACAAGGCATGCGTGAAAATATGAAAATAAGAATAAAATCACTTCTTAGGGAAGCGTTAGATAAAACAATTACATGTAATAAATGTGGTTGGAAATGGAAACTTAAAGATGGTGGCGATGACCCTTACGTTTGTCATAAATGTCACCCTGAGAATATAACAAAAGAATCGATTAATGAGGCTTTACTAACTAGGGATAAAAAACACATTAAATCTGTTGCTGATTTTGTAAATTTTGCAAAAGAAAATTTAGGTATTGATGATGATATTAAAGTTGAATTGGCTTTTGAAAGAACCTCAGACTTAAAAACAACAGCTTATTATGACGCTGCTAATAACAAAGTAAAGGTTTATGTTAAAAATAGAGCTATTGTTGATATAATCAGAAGTTTGGCGCACGAACTTGTCCATCACAAACAAAATATAGAAGGGAGAATAACAAACACAGAAATCGATGGAGCTGATGGTAGCGATATAGAAAACGAAGCGAATGCAGTTGCGGGTATACTAATAAGAAAATGGGGTAGACTCCACACAGAAATATATGATTAATATGAAAAATAACTTAAAAGGTGGAAAAGCAGATGAAATGACACCTAAAAAAATTTCGGATAAATTCGATGTTTCAGTGAAAGATGTCAATAAACAAATTGAAAAAGGAAAGAAAGTTGAATCAGAACATACTGATGATGAAGAAAAACAATTAGAAATTGCCTCTGACCATTTAACTGAATTTCCAGATTATTATGATAGAATAGAAAAAATGGAAAAAGAAGCCAAAAAACACTGGGCTAATAAAAAAATAACAAACGAAAGTAAAAAATTTATTAAAAAATTACTTAGAGAAAACTTATAAAAAAAGGACCTATTTTTGGTCCTTTTTTATTTCACCTATAAACTCATAACTCCCACATAATCTTTTATTGTCATAAATATGATTTTTGTATGTATTTTTTTCATTAACATCATACCTATTTTTTTTATGTTTACTAGTATGTTTCCATAATGGTGATTTATCTCTGTAATTAATTAATCTAGGGTGACTAGTTCTAGAGAAAAATCTATGGTCTTGGTTAATATGTATTTGTGCAATTGCGTCAGAAAACCTTACTCCCAACCCCATTCCTTGATAATCTGGAAGTATACAAATACGATGACCACGCCACGCATTTTTAAGCGTACCACTAGGCATTGTTATAGCGGCACCAAATGCAACCACATTACCTTCCCATACCCCAATATAACATCTGGAAGCTTTGTTTATATTTCCATCTAAATAGTGATGGTCTTTAAACATTCCCCAACTATCATAGTTTGTGCGATATATGTCAATTTTGATTTCTGGTCGGGCAAAAAAAAACCGTCCAAGAATTCTCCCGTATCAGTATTTATAACCCAATCTGGTTCTAACCATTCTAAAATGTCACTATGACATGTAGATATGACAATATTTTTTAAATCATTATTATTTATGTACCTAGCTAAAGCCATAGAAGCCGATTTAGCGACAATTCTATCAACGACTGAGGTATACTCATCTATCACCACATTTGATTTAATCTTACGAGCTAAATCAGCTCTAAATTTCTCACCGTTGGATAATACATGATAAGGTTTATACCATGATGGTATAGAATTGAAACCAACTGAACTTAATCTGTTAATCCCATCTTCTGGATTATCAAAATGTGATATTACTGATTTATTTGAATTCCATTCTGGTTGTTCTTCAATACCAAATTGTTTAAGTATTGTAGATTTACCACTACCAGAACTACCGACAATTACACCAATTTTAAAATCTTTAGGTAATTTAGTGGGTAAAGCCCATGGATAAAATGTTGACGTTCCATCGAATATACAATCGAATGCTGTTTCACTTGCTTCTATAAATTCATCACGCTCAACTGACGAGGTTAAAGGTTTTTTTTCTCTTTGTAATTTTTCTATAATTTTTCCCATCTGATATTTATTATAAATATCAGAAAAAAAACAAAAAAAAAAGTTAGGTTGATAAAATTTTATCAACCTAACTTTTTAATATCTTTAAGATAAAAATATTATTTTTTACCTTCAGTTAATGTTTTGAATTTAGCCTCTAACGCAGCAATTTTACCTTCTAAAACAGATGTTTTATTAGTTTGTTTTTTTGCTTGTTCATTAAGCCATTCTTGTTTTTTAACCGCAACAGCTTCATTTACAATGTTATCGATTAAATCTACTAAGTCAGATTCTTTAATTTTAACTGTTTTTTTTGCAACTGGTTTCATGTTTGACATATTTTTAAATTTTATATAAAAGCTTATTTATATATAAATATAGAATAAAATAGAAAAAGTTTATATGTTTATTATTTTTTTGTTGTTTCCACTTTAATTACGTCAAATAAATGTAATAATGTATACCTATCAAAGTTTTTTTTAAAACAAAAAATGTTAATTGCGTCTTCAAAACTATTAGCTGAAATAGTTGTTATCGGTTCCCCCGATTTGTTTAATAATGAAAATTTACTCATGGTTGATTATTATTTAAATTTGTTATTTTATATAAAAGTACTCGGTAATAATTGTTTTAATTTTTTATAGTTTTCAATACCTATATCCTCTTCTTTAATAGCGATTCTATCTAAAGAACCACCGTTTGATTTATCCAAATAAGTGATATCATTAGGTATATCCTTAATTGGGTTACCAATAAGATTCAAAAACTTTAAGTTTTTTAGTAACCCAATCTCTTTTGGTAAAGAGATAATGTCATTTTCAGGTAATGATACCATCTCAAGATTAGTTAACTTACCAATTGAAGGGTGAATTTCAGCCATTTTAGCTTTACAAATAATTAGTTGGTCTAGTTTACTAAACTTACTAATATCTGGCATTTTTGGTATTTCTCGCTTCATAAATATTATTGTTGGTGTTTCCTCATCTATCAAATCAAATAAGCTATCGGTAAAACCAAATTTAATTAAATAATCTAGATATTTGTTGTTATCTAAACCTTTTTTATTTTCTTTAGCCATACCAATTAATTCCTCATAAAAAAAATTGCTGATACCCTCACTTTTAGATAATACCTCATCAATAATGTTAACATTATTACCGTTTTGTTTATTCTTTAATTGGTTTGTCTCAAAGTGAATCTGATATAACTCTTGTGTTTCACCTAAAAATAATTTATTTGGTATTATTATATAAATATCAGATTTTTTTCCGTTTGGTTTTCTATTATCAGTATAACTTTTAAACATACCGTTACCTTTTCTAGCTGTACACCAGTTAGCAAAGTTTTCGAAAATAACACTTGCTTCTGTTGTCTTAGGTATAAATAACGTAAAATTTCTATCCCTAACTGGTATTTCAGCTTGCCCAATATCAACAAATCTACGTAATGTTCTCTCCAAAGCACTTGGTTCCTTTTCAATAAAAGGGTCAACCGAATCAAACAACTGAGATAAAGATTTGTATTGGTTGATATCTGTTGGGTCGGTTACGTCTTTTAAAATGTAACTACCCTTACACAACTCTTTGAATTTTCTTTTTCTTTTATTATCTTCAAAAATAGTCAAGTATTTATTTGCTTGCGGTAAATCTTCAACCACTAATCTAGTTGCTATCTCAATACTATTTTCATCTTTGTTTTTTAATAAACGAACGAATAAGTTTAACATCCATTGAATATACATTTTATTATCACTTGGGTCAGCAGAAATAATATCAGAAAAAACACCAGAACAAATGCTAATCATTTGTAAAACACGTTCCTTTTCATTTACCTTTTCAGACAAAATAGCTAACACAACACCAGTACCAGAGGTTATCACTTTTGGTGAATAACCATTCTCAACTAATGATGATAATTTACTGTCAACATTATTTTCACTATCACATTCAAATACATCGAATGTTTTAGCTAAAAATGTTAACCTATCTTTAATGTTTATTTTCCCCATATTATTTTTGTTACAAATATACTTAAAAAATAACAGTTTATCAATGACTAAATAAAAAATCTATCGAAAAAATCCTCATCAACATACTCTTCAATTCTTTTCTTTAAAAACAATACCAAACCGTCAAGATTATCGCTTTCTCGTTCAATTATATCCAACATAATATAATTTGGGTCTTCACCATCAGTTATCCTATATTTTATCTCTGTTATATAATCAATTTTAGAATCTTCAGTTAATTCTTCAACAACAAGGTTATACGTCTCCCATCTAGATTGTTTCTCTTCATCTAATGTTTCAATCACATTTATAATATGTTTATTATATGCTTTATCTAAAATTGTACGTTTATTATTCGTATGTTTGAATAATATATTTTTAGCTTCCATAGATATAAAATTTATTAAAGTTATCTAACTATAAATATCTGGTTTTCACCCAATATCTACTATTTTTGTTAACTTATTTTAACCATTTAAAATATTGATATTTAATAACTTACTTATAAAATATAGGTATTTAAAAATTAATAATTTTATTATATAACCTTTCTAATTCTGGTGTTTTGGTTTTTAGTGTTTCTATAACCTCGATACAAACTATATTTGGGTCTAAATCGTCTGTTAATTTATATTGCAGTTCTTTAACTTTCAACATATCTTTTAAGTTATTTTTTAATTCTAAAATAACTTGGTTATAAGTTAACCAAGCTCTCTTATTGTCCATATTACCAATAACAAGTTTTTCAGTTAGTTTAATTTCATATTCGTGTTCTAGATTAGTATTAAAGTCACCATAATATTCCTTTAACACTAACTTTATTTTAGTATTTAACTCCATTTTTTTTTACTTAGTTCAACGAAACATTTTTAGATAATGAATAATTATCAGTAATTTTATTAAACATCCAATCTTTTATTACTTGTTTAGTAAAGTCATCACCAGTTTTAAATTTGTATTTCATATATTCATATAAGTCTTTAGGTGAAATAATTTCTTCATCAGCCTTAACCATAATCATAGGTTTTTCAAAATATTCACCACCCTCACGAACAAATTTTTCAGCTGGTTCATAATTATTGTCTAAAAATTCTTTCATTTGTTTTACAATACCACTATAGATATTAGTTTCAGCTATTATTCTTTTGTATTGAGATTCTGTAATAATAAGTTTCTTTTTCATATTTATAAATATCTAAGAACACAAAAAAAGGTCCCAAATAGGACCTTTTTATTTTTTAACATTAGTTGTTAAACTATAATTCATTAATCATTTTCTGTAATTCTTCCTTTGATTTGAAACCTACAAATTTAGCACCATTAACCTCTTTACCATCTTTAAAGAATATTACGGTTGGAATACCCCTAACACCGTATTTTTGTGCTAATTCTTGATTTCCATCTACATTTACCTTACCAATAGTTATATCACTATTTTGTTCATCCGTTGATAATGATTCCATTACTGGTGTCAACATTTTGCAAGGTCCACACCAATCTGCGCTAAATTGTAATACACCTATTTTTGATTGAATAACCTCATTAACATTATTTTCTGTAATTTGTTTTACTTTGCTCATCTTTTTTTTTTTATTATTTTATTATTATTTTATTATTATAAGTATAGTGTTTAAATTTTTAAAATCAATAAAGTTAATTAGTAATTTTAGTAAAACTTTTAAATTGATATTGTAGGTTAAGTTAAAAATTAAAAAATGTTCTAGTCGCAATAACAATTTTTTGAAAATCGACATATCTGTCAGAATCAAAATACTCAGCTATATATTTACCGCATGTTTTATCGTCAAAACCATATATCAAAATTAAATCATTTGTTATCTTTATTACATCATCGATTTCTTTTTTATCTAAATTACCAGATTTTAATGATAAATTTAATGTTCTACAATAACCATAATACGTTGAATATTGTGAAAATTTAAATCTATCTAAAGAAGATTCACAAATAGTTAAAAAAACATAATTATCAAATTTTACCATATTCACTCATATTAATATATTTATAAAACAAGAAACAAAAAAAAATATGGATAAAAATGAAACAAATATGATGATTAAATTTATAGAAAGAAAATATCCAGTATCCAGAATAAAAGATAATATGCGTTTCAAAAGGGCTATAATTTTAGATAACGATACCCATTATTTTTTAGGTAATGAAAATTCCCATAATCAAATAATCTTGCATCTTTGTCAAACTCTTAAAATAATTTTTTATTGTGAGGAAAAAAAGTGTATAGAGATTATAAAAAAATACTTAAATATTTAACTACCACTCCTCAATCTTTTGTAATGTTAATTGTGTCCAATATCTACAGTTAGCACCATTAATACTTCCATACATTTCTTGAATTTGCATATAAACTAATTTGTTGTTATAGTCTAATATTTGACCACTAAAAGGTCTACTACTTCCACCTAATAATTGAGTTGTTGATAAAGGGTGTTCGGTTATCTTACCACCTGAGATATAATATGTTTTTGACATATCCCCGTTTAATATGAAATTACCGTTTCTATAAAATGAATATGTTGTTTCATCTTTAACGATTATTTCGATATCAAATTTATAACCACCATATAATAAACTAGAATTAGTTTTATTATAACCAAAATGTCTATACTTTATTTTTTCACCAGTTTCTTTATTTTCAACATACATTACAGCATCTCTAACTATAAACTTACCAAATAAAGAAATAGATTGTGTTTTATCATTCTCCCATAGATAATAGGATTCTGGGTTACCTTTAGGGTAATCATCACTAGGATAAATAGAATCTTTTTCACAAGAGGTTAGATTTAATAAAATAACCGTAACTATAGATAACTTTATAAGTAAATTTTTCATACTATTTGTTTTTATTTATACAAATTTAGTGAATTTATTTTAATATAACAAATTTTTTAAATATTTTTTGTTTGTATGTCTGAAAATAAATTAGAAATCTTCTTATCTTCTGCTTCTTCATCCCTATCGACAATTCTTTTTATATCATACAACATAGCGTCTAACACACTTACCTTATTATCCAATAAACGTACATTATTCGGCATATCTTGCCAATCATCCCCTAACAAATCATTTAATTTACTTTCAATTTTATAATTAATATTATTAATGTTTTCTAATTCATTTCTATATTTTTCAATTAAAGAGTAATCCATTAATTCTTCCAAGGTTGATGAAATAACAATATTATACATACCATTAACTTTGTTTATTAATTGATTTATGTTTTGAGTTAACGATTCAATATTAACATCTTCTGTTAATATATGCTTTAACATTTTTATTTGTCCTTCTGTTAATTTTATTTTCATATCTTTTTATTATAAATATACTTGATTATTTAAAAATATTTAACTATATTTTTAAATGGCAAATTTAGACTTTATAAGTGATTTAAAACTAGGTAATGAAGGGGAAGAAACCATCATAAAATACCTATTAGATAATGGTTGTAAATACGTTGACTCTAACAATGATAACAAATATGACCTAAAAATGATTAAAAAAGACGTGGAGACAACTTACGAAATAAAAACTGACGTAAAATGTGCACCACTTTTTGATACTGGAAATATTTTTATTGAATTTGAATCCAGAGGTAAAGCATCTGGTATATCAGTAACACAAGCTGATTGGTTTGTAACATATTTTAAATACCTAAAAGAAGCGTGGTTTATTAAATCAGATAAATTAAAAAAATTAATAAATGAAAACGATTTCCAAACATTTAAAGACGCTGGTGATGTCGGAAGTGCAACTCATGGATATTTAATAAAAAGAAAAGACTTTAAAGAATATTTCTATGTGTATAAATTATAACAAACAACTATTAATCGAATTAGTCCCAAAAACATGTCATTTTTCAAACGCAAGAACAATGGTACCCACTAAAGATTGGGATAAAATACGAAGATTATCATACGCTTCAGCAAATAATAAATGTGAAATTTGTGGAGATTCTGGTAAAAATCAAGGTTTTAAACACGCTGTAGAATGTCATGAAATATGGGAATATAACGATGAAAACCATATCCAAAAATTAATCGGTTTAATTTCATTATGTCCTTATTGTCATTTAACCAAACATATAGGTAGAGCGATAGCTATGGGTAAAGAAAAGATTTGTCATGTACAAATGGCAAAGGTGAATAAGTGGACACAACAACAAATACGAGAACACATTCTAACCTCATTTGAACAACATAAAGAACGTTCTAAATATCAATGGGAATTAGATATCACTATATTAGAAAAAGAACCTTACAACATAAAATTAAAAGACTTTGATAAAAGAATATTCGAGGTTAAAAAATATAAGAAAAAGAAGAAAAAGAAAGTTCTTGGTGCACCTAAAAAGATTCACCCAAAAGCTAAGATGGCCGCTGCGTTAAAACCAAAAACAACAAATAAACGACCACCTAAAAGTTAATAATGTATTAATGACCAATTTCCGTCATAATCCTCAACCAACGCTGTGTTCGATTCAACCCAATCACCAGAATTCATATATTCAATTCCATCTATATTTCTAATCTCAGCTTTATGTATATGTCCGCAAATTACACCATCAAAACCTAAAGACTTAGAATGTGACACCATGTGGTTTTCAAAATTACCAATAAAGTTTGTTGCTTCTTTAACACTGGCTTTTATTTTTTGCGATAATGAAAAATATTCTTTACCCATAAATGCTCTATAATTATTATACCATTTATTTAACCAAAGAGCCATATCATAACAAATAGAACCAACCTTAGCCAACCATTTTATTTCATTAATAAAAATATCAAAAATATCTCCATGTAGAACCAAATATTTTTTACCGTTTAAACCATATAGCTCGTGATTTTCCACTATTTCTATATTACCTAAACTAATCGGGATGAAATCATATAAAAAGTCATCATGGTTCCCTCTAACCCATATTACTTTAGTCTTATAAGCTTTTTTCATTATTTTCCTAACACATTTCATATGTTCCCCTGACCAAGAGTTACCCCTTTTTAATGCCCAACCATCAATAATATCCCCATTCAATATTAGTGTTTCACATTTAATTTCACTTAAAAATTTATAGATGTCTTTTGACCTAGAATAAGTCGAACCTAAATGCAAATCTGAAATTATAACTGTTTTGTAATTCATAACCAATAACCAATGTCTTTTTTAAAATATTCTTTATTATTCCTATTTATTGTGTTTTTGATAAAATATTTTATCATTTGTAAAGTACCTAATTTTTTAAAACGTCTATCATCAGTATAAGTGTACTCATTTAAAATAACATACTTTTTAGTATCAATACTTTTACTCAAAAAATAATCCTCACAATGCATTAGTGATTCATCAAAACCACCAATATTTAAAAACGCTCCTTTATTTATCATCATATAAGAACCAACAACAAAAGGTTTATCTAATTTTGATAAATAAAAAATTATATTACAAAAAAAATAAATAATTTTTACCCTTAGATTATTTTCAATGTTTAATAAACAACCCAATAACTCAGCCTTCTTCTCATTGAACATCTCAAAAGAATCTAAAATTAATGTTGTGTTTTTAAAATAAACATCCGAATCCAAAAATAATAAAACATCACCTTCAGCCTCCAAAGCACCCCTGTTTCTACCAACCGAAGGTAAACCACCTTTAATTACTTTTAAATTAGGTAGCAAATTAGTGTAATTACTTATTATTTGTAGTGTGTTGTCTGTTGACTCAGCATCCGCTATTATTATCTCTACATATTTTGGTAATCCCTGTTCAATTAAACAGTCCAACAGAACACCTATATAATTTTCTTCGTTTTTACACGGTATTATAATCGATAGTTTTTTTCTCATAATTATAAATAGATAAAAACCATGTTATACCATGTTAAGAAATTATTATTTTTTTTATTTAATACCATATTTATTAAATAAAAACCAATGAATATAGTACATGTGAAGACTAATAACCAAGAAATAGAATCTTGGTTAGCCTTATTAGATAATGAAGTTATCGGACATATTTTTATGAAAATAGAAAATAATAATAAAATTAAGTTTTTAGATGCTTGGATACATGATGAACATAGAAGAAAAGGTATATATAGAAAACTATGGGAAACTAGATGGAAATATGTAAATGAAAACTATAAAGACTATATAATATACGCTTGGTGTAAAGAAAATAGCTTACCGCTATTATTAGAAAAAGGATTCGTTTCTGGTGAAACTTGTACTTATGTTGAATTTAACAACAATTAATAATATTTATTATAAAAATATATCATGAAATTATTTTTAAATGAAAATACTAAAATAGAAAACTATTCCGAACCATCGACAAAACAATCAATAGATGAAATAGATGATATAGCAAATAGTATTTCTGACAATATATCAAAAGAAATTAAAATACCATCCGATGTGTTAAATAGTTTCACTATAAAATCAGAACTTAACCCTAAAATTTGGGAAAATGATAAAATAAACCCAAGTGTTCGAACAAAATTAGTTAAAATAGCAAACGACTTCTTTAAAGAACTTAACTTACCATCTGAAGTTAAAATGAAAGATATCATATTCACTGGTAGTCTTGCAAATTTTAATTGGTCAAAATATTCCGATATAGATTTACATATAGTATTAGACTTCAGCCAAATAGAAGCAGAAGACCAATTTAAAGAAGATTTTTTCTACGCACAAAAAACACTATGGAACCAAGCACATGATATTACGGTATTTAATTACCCAATAGAATTATATGCCCAAGATATAAAAGCTAAATTGGTCGCATCAGCAGTTTATTCACTAAAAACAGATAAATGGATACTTAAACCTTCTAAAGAAGATTTTAAAGTAAATAAAAAAGTTATCAAACAAAAAGCAGATAGGTTTATAGATAAACTTAAAGATATTAGAAAAGACTACCAAGATAACGAATTACAATCAGTTATCGATAAAGTTAAAAACCTAAAAGATAAAATAAAAAACTATAGAACAAGTGGTCTAGAAGATGGTGGCGAATTCGCAATAGAAAATCTAGTATTCAAAACCCTTAGAAGAACACCTTTTATGGATATACTAGATAGTTACAAAGCTAAAGCTTACGATAAACTTATGTCAGTAAAAGAAAATACAACATTAAATGAAGAAATAATAGAAGAAGGTGAATTGGTCGATAACACAAAATTTAAATTGGTTAAAAATAATGACGAAATATCTTATGTCGCAACATATGAAGGTGAAGTTATTGGTAGCGTTTATATGGATGTAATATATAATTTGGAAAGTTATTTTGAAGGAGATTTTTCAGAAGATGAAATTGATAACCTTTTTACAGATGATAATGTATTCGTAATCGAATGGCTTGAAGTACCCGATGATTTTTATAAAGGTGCAGGTGTCGGTAGAGCACTTATGAATAAAGCAATTCAATTCGCAAAGAAAAATGGTTATAACCAAATATATCTTAATGCAAGCCCAATGGGTGATAGAGGATTAAATGTAAAAGATTTAACAGCTTGGTATAAAACATTCGGATTCTATTCAATTCTAGACCAAGGAAACAATGTTCAAATGTTATTAAATTTAAACCTAAACGAAAATAAATTAATAATTAAAAATATGCTAAGTCTCTTGACCGAAGCAAATAACAGATACGCAACCAAAAGAGATTACTATACAACACTTTTTAAAGTTACAAAAGCTAAACAACTTTATGGAAATGACCCTTATTGGGAAAATGTTCAAGACGGTCAATGGGTAGGAGCGGTTATTGTAAATATATTCGGTAGAATATCAAAAGTATCTACCTATAACGCACCAGCTGGTCAAGTTAGAACAAACGATTTAGGTATGAGAGGTGAAAATCCACATTATATGGAATTTAAAATAATGGCGGGTAGAGGTATAGAACACCCAAATTCAAAATCACCAAACTTAAATCCAGCCAGAACAAGAAAAGGTTTTGATTCAGAAGAATTTGAAAACGAATCCCAATTTACAATGAAATTGCCAGATGGGGTTACCCTAGAAAATGGTGAAACATCAATATCATTTGGAATGCCAAAACCTGGTTCACCAGCATCCGATGCACACATAAAAACTTACCTAATATATGGAGATTTAATACTAGACTTCGTGGAAAATAATTTAAAAGATAAAATAGGTTACGTTGACGGAACTCAAGCCGATGTAGCAAAAGAAAAAACAGCAGATAAAAACCAATACAAATATGATAAATTTGAAAAAGAAAAACAAAGAGCAGCAAATAAAGCCCAAAGACCAATAAGTATTGACACAGATAAACAAACTGAATTCGAAAAAAGACAAGCTGATGCAATCGCCAGAAGAGATGCAATGATTGCAAGAAGAAACAAAAATAAATAAAAAAAAAAGGACCATTTGGTCCTTTTTTTTAAAACGGTAATTCATTATCGTAATTATTTAATCTCTCATATAACGATTCATCATATTCTATATCGTATTCGCTAATGTTCATATTGAATCGACCAATTATTTCTAAAACCTCTTTCATTAATTCATCTGGTGCATTAACATTATTGAAACCCATAAATTGATTTACTTCAAGAATTCTTTTCGATTCTTGAGTTAAATTAAAACCATTAGCAGTTCTCAATACATAAGGTTTTCTAAATCGTAAATCTAACGTATGATTTTTGTATCTATAAATCGCACACGCACCACTATTTACCTGCAATGAATATGTACCAACACAATGTGACATAACTTTACCCTCATAAATTAATTGATGATTGGTAGTCAATATCTCAATACCACTAAACTTAGCAAAATCTAAATAAACCTTTCTTATGTTTAAATCCGATATATCCTCAAACTCTAAAATAGTGTTTACAATCTCTTTGGAATACATATCATGTTCTTGTTTCAATCTCTTTAAACCCCATGAACAATTTACCTTGTAACCCAAACTTGCCGCCATTTTCGTAGTATCAGTAAAATAAGGTGAGGTAAAAAACTCTGGCTTCAAATTATCAATATTTATAAGCACCTTTTTTACCTGTTTCCAAACCTTAATAAAACTCATTTGTGAAAAACTTCTATTATTTTCAGACAACATCTTCGCAACTGGATAAGGACACTGATAAAGATATTTCAAAATCTCCTTATCATTGTATAATTTGTTCTTTATAATACAAGTAAAAGACAACGAATCAACATGCTTGCTCTCAAGAATATTTCTTAACCAACCAAACTTAACCATCAAATATTCATATACTAATATGTTTGACTTAGGACAATAGGATTCTAATATTCCCCTATTCAAAACTCTAATCCTTTTCATATTATCAATAAAATAAAATGCTCTGGTTTTATGCTTATATGTTATAACCCAATTATTCGTTTCCCTACTATAAATAATAGCATTTACAGATATACCATATTTTCTGGTAAGTGATGCAATTCTAAAATCACCATTGGGATACTCAAATAAACATATTCTACCTTCAGTATAACTTTGGTTTCTGTCATTGTTATTGTTATCAAATATAACTTTGGCTTTTCGCTTATTTTGTTCGTAAATATGTTTTAACTTACTAACACTTGGATTTTTAACCTCACTAAGTACAGTTAATGTGCAAACTTGACCTTCTTCAATTTTCTTTTTTGGCATAATGTTTAGTCTGATTATTCAAATATAAATTAATTAATTATTGTCAAAGGTGATTTTCTTAACAAATCATATCGGTCAATTATTATTTTACCATCATGCAATTTAAGTAAATTTCCATCAACAATAATAGACATCTTAAAATTATTTCTAACAATAGAAATAAGACTCGACTCATTATAATCCTCCAAATAACGAGAATCTATCCATCGCATATTATGGTCATGTGGTGGACCCTCATTATATAACCAACCAAACATATCTGGAGTAGCAATAATATTAAGACTTAAAGAATTAACATAATCACATATCTTACCATTATAGTAAAATTTACCACCATCACAAAATTCAGTACCACTAACAAGAACTGGCAACAATGGATATAATTCACACTCATGAAAAAGTCCGTCAATACCATAAATGCTATACATCAAACCAAAAGGCTCACTAATAATCCTATCCACCCAATAAAAATCATCAGAAATTACTGGTGGTTTATTTACCAATGCAACACTTGAACCAATAGCGATTCTAATCGTTTGGTCAATAACAAATCTTAAATCGTATTCTTTTATTTCTATTTTATCCATATTGAAAATAATGTTATAATGAATGTACAAAGTTATAACATTTTTATTTAATATAAAAATTATATGATAATAATTTTAACCAAAAAACCCAAAAAAATTTTTTTAGAAAATAGGGGTCCTCTTTTTTTTATACCAAAAATTTCTGGAAAAAAAAATTGAAAATAGGGGTGCCTTAAAAATGAAGTCAAAAAATTTCTGGAAAAAAATTTTTGAAAATAGGGACCCCTATATATGAAACCAAAAAAAATTTCCAGGAATTTTTTCTTTACATCATCATACCCCACATATAGCCACACACGGGGGGGCATACATAGGGGGGGTAACGGGAGGGAGGGGGTATGTAGGGGGGGTCTATATCGTACTAACTTTTAAAATCTATATAACAATATCATTTTAAACAAACGTTCTTTAAAACGTCTTATTTAAAGTCATGTAAAAAATAGTTATTAAGCAAATAATTATATTATTTATATTAATTCTAAATAATATAATAGGAATAAAAAAAAGGTACTTTTTTATAGTACCTTATTTTATATTAGATTTCAATTCCTTGCAATTTTAATTCGGCTTTATCAAAGATAAAATTCCTATATTTATCTTGTTTAAATTGGCAAAGTTTTTTTATTTTATTTTGTACTATTGTTAATTCTCTTGATTTTGTTTCTTTGTATTCTATTGATTGTAAAATTGTTTTTTTAACAACTAATCCAAAGATATGAATTTGTAGTGTTTCTTTGTTTAGTTTTACACCTTTAGCTAAGTGTTTATAAGCGTTTTTTTGTGCATCGGATAAAGCTATTGTTTTATCGTTTTCAAGTCTTAAAGCTTCTTTTACGTCTTCGCTTGATAGTCTTTTTTCTAATGAATTATAAACATTTTTAAATGCTGTTTCAATTAATTCAATAGGGTAGTTTTTTTGTAGTGTTTCAAAGATTTCATTTTGTTTCTCTTGCAATACTTTAAAATCATTAAGTAAACAATTTTCGTAAGTAATTCCCGCAACAATAGTTTGGTTTGAAATTTCGCCTTGTTTATTTTCGTAGTTTCTAACGCCTACAAAAGTAGTTCCTTTTATAGTTTTTGCTACTGCTAATAATACTGAATTTTTAGTTGAAGTTGTCATATTGTGTGTGTGTGTTAATTGATTAGAGTACAAATATCGTGATTAGTTTTGGTTTATGCAAATAAATTTGCAGTTATTTTGCATAAAATTTTAAAATTAATCAAAACAAGTATTAAAATGCTTATTATTAATACATTACTATTGATAGTTAATAAACCAATAGTAGCAAGAGTTAAATTTATAAGATTTTTCATATTGTGTATGTGTTAATTGATTAGAGTACAAATATAAGAATAACATTTTTAATATCCTAATGAATTTTATTATTTTTTCATTTATTTTTTTCTTATCTTTGTAATGTAGATATGATACGGGTCGCATAATATGTGAGAGAGTAGACTCCGTCACGCATTATAAAAAAAAGGTTAAAAACAAAAAAAAATCCTTATAGTAAGGATTTTTTAGTTTTTTATCTGAAAGGGTTAAAATCGGGTTGTTTTTGGTTTTCTATTTCGTTAATATCTATTGATATATTAAAAAAGTTTTCAGTTGGTGTGTTAATTCCTTTTACTAGTTCATCAGTAACATTTTGATAAATTGGTTTTAAGTTTTCAAAACTTGCACCACAATAAAGCACATTTGCTTTGATATCTAGTTTTACCATTATATATGCTAATTCATAAAAGTATTTGATTTCATCAGTAGTGAAATTTTCAAAATTCTCATTTATAAAATTCATTACTTTGTTAATATTTTTTGCACCATTAAAATCAAAATGAAACAATTTAACGTGGTTATTTTCGTCAAAGTATCTAACAATTAGATTACTATAAGTAGATTTTTTTGGAGCGTTTAAACGTCCTGTTTTTGGGTTTATAGTTGTTTTAATAGTTCTATATCCTTTTTTAGAATTAAACTCTAATTCATCATATAAAGTCGTTTTTAAATTGAAACTATAAGGATAATTTTCTACTACTATTTTTTCTTGTGTTTTGATAAGATTTTCCATTTTGTGTGTTTTTAATTGGTTACTAATTTTTAACATTACAAATATAGGATAATATTTTTAATATCCTACTATAAATAAATTTTTTTTATAACTTTTTTTATTTTATATTTGTAGTGTTGAAAGAGTAACGGGTCGCATAATATGTGAGAGAGTAGACTCCATCCAGGTGTTATTTTTTTTTATATATGTATATAATTTTTTAACATAATTTTAACATTTAATTTTTGGTTTATTGGTTTAATTGTTTTATATTTGTAATCTAATCAATTAACACATACACACTATGAACAAATTACAACTATCAATGTTTTTAACTAACCAAATTTTGGTTATAAAGTCAGGTATGGAATTAACTGCTCAAGTTAAAAAATTTAGAGTAGCTTTTAAAGAAATGGTGGGTTTACCAAAGAGAGCAAGTCATTTGCAAGTATTGGGTGCTATTAGAGAGGTTTATATCGCCAATGGTATTGAGGCTGAGTTTATCGAAAAGATAAAAAGACATAAAGCAGAACATTTATTAGAAGCCCTTGTATAAGGGTTTTTTTTTGTTTTGTATGTACACTATTGTGTCCATAGGTGTTATAAAAAATATAAGGTAGGTTGGAGCTGAACCTTTGGTTCTACGCCTGGCGGCAGTCTACTCTATCAAGTTATTAGCTCGACCCGTCTTGATTTCTCATTGACTTAGTAAAGATAGGTAAAATAAATGTAACCACCAAATTTATTGGTGGTTATTTTTATTTATTTTAGACAAATTCTATATTGTTTTCAAAACTTGAATATCTTTCGCCTTTTGAAGTTTCGTAAGTAAACTCTTTATTACAAACGTCATCACTTTGTAAGTTTACTATTTTTACGTTATTCTCTTTAAGGTTACCACTTAAAAAAGATACTAGAGTTTTGTTGTTGAATGCTTCAGTTAAGATTTTTCTATTTGTCATGATGTCTTTGTGTTTTTGATTACATTACAAATATAGTGAAAATAAAATAACCTACCAAATAAATGATAGGTTATTTTTATTATACTTCTGTTAGTGTTTTTCTATCTAGTGTTACATTATCTATACCACCATCATCAAAATGTGTTTCTAAATAAATTTCTTCATCATTGTAGTCAGACATTTTGATTTCTACAAAATCATCATATTGATTTTCTAATTCAGCTATTCGTGTAGTTAACTTGGTTAATTCATCTTTAGTTAATTTTTCCATTTTTTTTTGATTTTAATTGATATATGTAAAGATAGTTAAAATAAACTAATTAACCAAATTTATTTGTGGGTAAAAACTATAATATTTAATACAATAAATAATATAACTAGACCCCAAATTTTAATATTTTCTTTTGTTGATTTTTTCATTTTATACATTTTCTGCGTGTTTTAATAATTCGATTGAATCAGAGATAAATTCTTCATCAGTCATGTTAATCATTTCTTCTGCGGTTTCAGCATCCATCCAAAATGTTATTTTATCATCTTTGGAGATATTAAATAAACCTTCTGCCATCATACTACCTTTATTCAATTGGAATCCGTTAACGTCTCTTAATACTTTCATGGTGTTTATGTGTTAATTGATTAGATTACAAATGTAATAAAAATAATCCATATTACCAAACATAATATGGATTATTTTTAATTTATTTTACCATGTAATATAAACATAGTAATTTGGTGAACATATAACGACCTTAAAACCTTTTTCTTCTAAATAAGGTTTCATTTTGGTTTCAACTAGGTTTTGTAAATTACCATTACCACCAAATTCTTCTTTAACCACTTTATTGTTGGTGTGTTCTAATGTATAACTACCGATTGATATTTCATTACCTTTAGAATTTTTGGCAACTTGTTCCATTCTTGGATAGAGTACTTCATTATATACTCTATCGAATTTTGGTCTATCAGTATCTAATATTTCAGATACTAAACTTTTTAATTTTGCAATGTCGTTCATGGTGTTTATGTGTTAATTGATTAGAGTGTAAATATAGTGAATAGTTTTGAATTACACAAATTTATTTTAGTTTTGATTTACATTTGGTTCAAATCCCCAATGTGTTCTCATTTCGTTATTTAGGTGTTCGATATCAAAACCTAATAAATTACCTATTTCAAATTTATAACCATAATCATAATTAATAAATTTTACAGCTTCAAAACCAAATTGTAATTCTCTTACTCTAATTTCTGAACCAATTGGTTCTATACCTTGTAATGGGTTTTTAAAGAATTGTTCTATTGTCATAATATGTTATTTTTTGATTACATTACAAATATAAGAATAATAATCCACACTACCTAATATAATGTGGATTTTTTTTAATTTATTTTCTAATTTCATTATAACTTTTCAAATATGAATTGTAGTTTTGTCTTTTGATAACTAACAAATTGTAACCTAAATTCGTTAGTTCATTGTATAGTGGTAATGCTTGGGGAGTGGTGGCATTTTTAGACGTTTTAAGACAATATTTATAGTCAGCTGAACTATGTTGTCCTATGTGTTGGTATGATGAAACATGACCATTAAAATCACAAACTTCGTGAGGGAACAAAGCATAAACTTCGTTATCTTTATTAACTCTAAAAATAACTTCTGTTATGTGTAAATCTTTTTGCATTGTATTTTATTTTAATTGGTTAGAGTACAAATATAAGATAAAAAATCCACACTACCTAATATAATGTGGATTATTTTTAATTTATTTTATGATTCCCAAAACATAATGGTTCCTGGGTCGTTCCATTCAGCATACCATCCGTGTTTGGTTAATAGTTTCATAAACTCGTTATGTACTCCAAAATCGTATCTATTGTGATTTTCAGAGTAGTAGTTGAATAGGTCGAAACCATCTTTTGCTTTATCTCCATTCTCTCCAGAACTCCAAATTCCACCTTTAGAACCATTGAACTCTTCGGTTGTTCTCATAAACAAATTTGGATATTTTGTTTCGATTGCTTTCATCATTGCGTTTCTTGTACTTGCCATAATCTTAGTGTATTGGTGGTTGCTTCATTGCAACAGTACAAATATAAGAATAATAATCCACACTACCAAATTATTTGATTATAATTTTGATATAAATAATTTTGCTTTTGATTCGTGAGCAACTATCTGCCAACCCCAAATTTGATATTCAAATGTTTTAGGTCTATCATTCCAATATTGTTTAGGTTCTGTTTGAGAATCTATATACTTTTGTATATAACCATTTACCACCCTATAACCTAATGATTCCAAATATTCTTTATCTTTATCATCCATAGTACAAAGATAAGACATTATTTTTTAATATCCTAATACATTTTATTTTTTTTTAAACTTTTTTTATCTTATCTTTGTAATGTTGAAAGGGTAACGGGTCACGACAAGTGAAAGAGTAGACTCCCACCAGGTGTAGAACCAAAGGTTCAGCTCCGTCACGTCTATATGTGAACTGCTACCGACAAGGCACAAAAAAAGGTAGGACACAACCCCTACCTTTCCCACGTTAATTACTTAACGTTTCACCAATTAAACATATTATTCTATTCCGTATTTATTATATTTTTTCTTTGATTTTTCATCAAGGATAATCGCCACTACTCCAACACCACCAAACGCCATAAAAAATGATACTGCTTCGATTATTGTTTGATTTGAAATTGCATTAAACATTACTACCATTGAGGTAATCATTCCAACGATTGTGATAACTTGTAAAAATAAGATTGATTTTTTCATGATGTTTGTTTTTTGATTAGATTGTAAAGATAAGAAAAATAAATTAGACTACCAAATATTTTTTTCTTTTTCTTTTTGTATTTCTTCAATTATAATTGCTACAATTGCTACACAACTAAAAACAGCAAAAGTAATAATTGATATAATTAATACATTATCGTTATTGGTTGTAAACATAAAAAACATAGATGTTATTAACCCAATTAAAGAAATGATTTGTAAAGGTAAGATAAATTTTTTCATTATATTTGTATTTTTATTAGATTGTAAAGATAAGGATAATATTTCTATTATCCAAATCTTTTTTTAATTATTTTTATTTTAATTTTGCAACAAAATAATTAACAACATCAGGTATATATTTTTTATAGTATGGTTGATTATCCATGCACCATTCTTTTACTTGTTGTTTTGTGGTAAAAGGTTTAACGTGTGATTGATTACGCATAATCATATCAAACATTGGTTCTAAATCGTTGATAAATGCACCAACCGTCCAACCCTCCCAAATGTGTTTGTCTAAATTAATTTTTGCCATAATATATGTGTGTTAATTGATTACATTACAAATATAAGACTTTAATTTGATATAACCTAATTAATATCTAAAAACTTTTGGTCTTATTCTTTTTTTTAAACCAACTTCCGAACACTTCATACATTGTTGTTTTCCGTTATCGTGTTTTACAATAACAATATCAAAACCGTGATGTAATACTTCAACTTGTGTTTGAGTTCCAACGATTATAACTTTCATAGTGTGTTTTGATTAGATTACAAATATAAGATAAAAAAATAAGACTACCAAATAATGATAGTCTTTTTTTAATTATTCTCTTAATAATTCTTTCAATTTTTGAATTGCTTTTTTATCATTACCGCCAATATGCCAATCGGTAATTTTGGTTTTTGGTAAACCACTTGAACCATTGTAATTTTTACCATCTTTCCAATTGTATATGGTTGCAACCGTGCCATCAGCAAATTCAATTTCCCATTCAGCATCTACCTTGTAACCATCGCCATCATGTGGTTTTCCAAATAACGCTTTAAGTTCAGCATAGGTAGCTGTAATTGAACCTTGTAAATGAGTTCCGTTACAATCAATACTTTTGTCATTGTGAGTGAAAAAAGTAGCTTTTTTTGTGATTTTCTTTAACATAGTTTCTTTGTTTTAATTGATTAGATTACAAATATAAGGATAAGTTTTGATATATGCAAATAATTTTTTAATTATTTTCTAAACAAGTACCAAAAAAGTCAATTTCTGTTTCTGGATATTGTTTATCTAAATACATATTTAGTGTATTTAGATTTCTAAATCTTTTTATCGTTTCTTTATCCGACCAAGAATCTTGGAATTCATATTCTTTAATAATAGCGACATAACCACCTTTGAATATTTTACCTTTGTTAGGTATTAATAAAGTGTTATCAGTCAATACGTTTTCTCTTAAACAAAATTCATTTACCATGATAAGTGTGTGTTAATTGATTACATTACAAATATAAGACTTTAATTTGATATAACCTAATTTATTATCGGTTATTTTTATGTGTAATTACATTTCTAAAAGTTGATTATAAAAATCAATTGTTATTTTCCTATCTTTTGTACAATAATCAGTTAGATAATCTAAATAATTTCTAAAATACATATTATTGTTTAATTTACCTCTATATCTTTTAAAATGTTCTAAGTCTTCTCTACTTAAATTTAATTTATCACATTCACTGATAACAAGTTTTTGACCTCTAGCTAAAACTCCAAATCTTTGTTGTAGTGCAATTTCATTTTTTGTGAAAGTAGGTGTATTATTTTGACTATGTGATGTACCACGACCAAAAGTAAAAAAGCTATTTATTATATTGCTTTCAGTACCTTTAAAACAATCCACCCAACGCCCACATTTAGATATAATAAAACCAACTTTAATGCCCTCATTATTTATATATGTTGTTTTCATAAAATTATATTTGATTAGATTACAAATATAAGACATTAAATTGATATATGCAAATAATAAGTGAAAATAAATAATAAATTATTTTGCTATTTTATTTGGTAGATTAAAAAAGAATTCTTATATTTGTAATGTAGATAAGATACGGGTCACATAATATGTGATAGAGTAGACTCCATCCAGGAATATAAATAATAAAAACAACAAAATAAAAAACCCTTTAATAAGGGTTTTTAGGTGTGTGTTTTTTGCCAGTGGTAATATCTACCCATTTTTGGTTTTTCTCTCGTTCAGCGAGCTTATTTACGTTCTTAATCTTATTGTCTGCTTTTTCTTGAGCTTCAGCTTCAGTCATTCCACATTGTATTGCGAAGTCATAAGTTGATTTTCTTAAAATTTGTTCTACCTTTGCGTTCATAGTATGTGTGTGTTAATTGATTAGATTACAAATATAGTAATTAGTTTTGGATTACGCAAATAAATCACTATTTATTTTTAATTTATTTTTTTGTGTTATTTTATTTGGTATATTGAAAATTAATTCTATCTTTGCAAACTGTACAATGCTGACTTAAACAAGTTATCAATAAAGATATATACCCTATAACACAAATAATAAAAGGGTATCTATTACGGATACCCTTTTATAACTAATCAAACTAAACACAATCAAAACTAAACACAATCAATTTTGTGTAAGAGACAGGATTCGAACCTGTAAGTGAACACTTTCTTGTATCGTCATACATTACTTGCTATTTAACATTGTAAGGCTCAGATTTGAACTGAAATTCTTCTAGAAAGCGTGATTCCCATTTTCACCATATCTTACAAAGCGTTTACCATTTCCGCCACTCGAACAATATAAAGGTAATGAATTAATTCGACACTACCAAATAATTTTTAAACTTTTTTTTAACCTCAGCACTGCCATGAACTGCTTTATGTACACAATTGTGTATATTTAGTCGCTCACCGTTTCAATAAATGATATAGCATCTTTATAGGAATTGAATTCAATTGGTCTTGTAATATTATCTTCTTCTTTCCATGTTAGAGTTTCCCATCTATAAAAGAATTTTAAAAATGTTTTTTTAACTGCAACTCTATAATTATTTTTTTTATAAGTAACTTTTAAGTCTTCCTTTTTTATCATTTTACTTTTATAGTTTTTTCTATGCTATTATCACTAACTTTATTATTAAAATTTACTTTATAAACATCATTAGTCTTTGGATGTTTTTTGTGTCTAAATTCGTGAATTACATTATCACCTTGTTTATAACTTGCCATGTATTGCCATGATTCTCCATCGTTATAAGCTATTTTAGGTTCATCTAATCCATCATTGATTGGATGTTTTGCTAATATATCCCATATTACGCTCCATTCAATACTATCTTTTTTTAATAAAACTATATCCATACTTATTATTTCTTTAACAAAGGTAAGAATAATAATCCATATTACCAAATATAACATGGATTATTTTTAATAATTATAGAGTTTTTTTGATATCTAATTCTAAGTCTTGACGACTTGAACCACCATATCGTTTATCTACTTTACCTCGTTTATTCCAGCAAATGTTAACGAATCCATTATGTAAGCTATCTCTACCCCAAATCGGGTCTAATACCATGCCTACTATTAAGTTATCTACTTTCTTGTATCTTAAATTCTTTACAAGATAACCACCCATTGTTTCTGTTATTCTATCTAAATTTTCCATATAACAAAGATAATAAATTTATTTCAATATTCCTAATTTTTTAATAAAAAAAAGAGGGACACAACTCCCTCTTTCCAATCAATCAAACAAACAACTTATTCTTTAATGTCAAATATCAACTCTTCAAAACCTTTAGGTATATCGCTTTTTCTAGTTGTTACACTAATTAAGTTTCTTGCCCATACTCCAACCAATGAACTATCGCCTCTAAAATCTCCCCCACCTCTGCCGTTGCCATCACAAGTTAATAATGGTAAAGGGTGTACTTGCCAACCATCCGCATCTCTTGGTGTTTTTGTTTTATCCACAAATTGCTTTTTATCGTGGTTAATTAAATACCTAGCGTTTAGTGGTGCAACATTTTTATAATCGTGTTTATACTTGTCTTTTACATTTTCATCGTGCGTTAACTTACCTACGATTTCAGCTAAAGTATATAAATTAACTCCTTTATCTTTAATAACATTACTATTGGTATACTGACATGTTTCATCTGCTAACGCCTTGATTTCCATCTGTGTAAGTGTTGATGGGTCTTCGTTGTCTGCATAATCACCCGACCAAACAAGTCTTTGAGGTGTTATCATAAGTTGTTTTTCAACAAACCTAACAAAAGGATTTTTCATCCAAGAATGTTCCATTAATTTAGCACCAGTACCAAAATCGTAAGATGATACACTTGAAATTGGTTTATTGTTTTCAGAAATAAACACGCTTTTATAATACTGTCCCATAATATATTGTTTTAATTTGTTTTAACAAAGATAAGTAATTTATTTCAATCTACCAAATTTATTTTAATCTTTTTTCAAAATAATTTCGTGTAGATAAACTTGTGCCTCACTTCCAAAATCATTGTATTGGATAAGGATAGGGTACATACTAAAATCGTCATTATCAAATTCCTCATCAATGTCTTCAATGAAATTGATTGTGTAATCGTTTCCTTGGATTGGGTCGGGGTCATTCCAAACTAATTGCTTATTCTCTGCAACTGCTTGTTTTAAATCTGCTAAATTTCTCATAGTGTTTGTTTTTGTTTTAACAAAGATAAGTAAAATAATTCAATTATAAAAATATTTTGTGGTATTTTTTGTTAAAATTTTATTTTTCTGTTTAATACTTCTTTTTCCCAACACTCAATAACCTCTTTTTTGGTTTTTTTCCATAATGCTGTTCTTTCACCAAAGGCAACATAACCATAATTTTTGTTGAATATGTAGAATGCTAATTGTGGCATACAACCCCAATTTCTACCCTCTGCTTTTGCTTTCTCATAATCACGTTCCCATTTTTCAGTTTGACGTTGATTATACTTTTTGATTGATAAAACTTCCATAGTATTTGTTTTTGTTTTAACAAAGATAAGGATAATCTTTCGATTATCCAAATCTTTTACTATATTTTTTCAGTAAATTTTGCGTGCATAAAAATATCACCAATAGTTACTTCGTCTTGTGGTGTAACTCTACCTAAACGATATTTAAGAATTTCTTCTCTATGGTTCGTTGATATGTTTTGGAACGTATCAAGCAAACGATATTTTATTTGTCTTGGTGTAACTTTACCAACAACTTTTTCAACAACCTCAACTGCTAAAAAAGTCTTTGCACTTTTGTTATACCATATATCAAAGGTGTTATCGTTGGTTGTGTTGTCTGCCAACTCAATGTCTGTCAAAATTAATTCTAATGTCATAAGTTCTATGTTTTATTTGTTTCAGTAAAGATAAGGATAATATTTCTATTATCCAAATCTTTTTACAATTATTTTTAGTAACCCCCAGTGAAAGTAATTAATATTCCACCATTTTTTTCTTCCGATTCAAAGGTTACTCCCGATTGAATAAAACCTACTAACATATCGGTAAAAGTTTCTGTTGATACAAATAATGTTCTCATAATGTTTGTTTTAATTAGTTATGAAACAAAGATAAGCATAATCTTTCGATTATGCAAATCTTTTTACCATTATTTTTAGTGTACCAATTCAACAAGTCTTTGTTGTGTAGGTTTATGACTTTGTATCAATTCGTCCAATGTCATAAATCTTTTGCAACTTTCTTTATCTCTATGTAACCATTCGTTGGTATTGTAAGTCAAACCAACAATTTTAAATGCTCTAACTTCTTTACCACTTTCAAGTATTACATTAACAATCTCACGTTTAAAATCAACATATACTTTGTGGTATTTTTTATCGTTAAAATAATTGTAGCGACTATCAGTATCAGTATATTTTTTGTTTTTGCTAACAAAAAATAATTCGGTTTCGTAACTATGGTTGTTCTCCAATGGTTTTTCTTTGTTTCGTTCCACCATTTTATCCAATGTCTGGTGGTAAGTTTCTCTGTTAGGATATCTATACCCTAACTCAATATTTACTGCTTTACCAAACTCTTTACTAAACTCTTTGATATCGTTCTTTATTTGACCAACAAAGAGTTTCATCATTGTAAGGTTGTGTTTAGCAATCGTTTCTTTAAAACGTTCTTCCTCTTTCAAACACTCATTGATAGTATCAAAACTAAAACGTGTTACACCATTGCTTGGTTTAGGGTTGATTTTTGTAAATTCTTTAATCAAACCATTGATTAAACCTTGTTGTAAACTTGTTAAATTTTCCATTTGTTTTTTGTTTTAATTGATTAGATTACAAATATAAGGATAATATTTCTATTATCCAAATTTATTTAAAAGTTTTTTATTGCCAACCTTGTTTAGTTATTTTAGGTTTACCATCAACCAATTCCCATTTCTCAAACCATTCTCCAAATTCACCACGTCTACTACGTGTTACAAAAACTGGGTCTTCTCCAATATGTTCATGTAGTATTCTATCTATCAATGCTTTTTTTAATTCAGCATACGTTTTAAATCTCTCCGTTTTATATGGACTTGTTACTCTATATTTTTCTACATCATATTCATGTTTACTATTCCATGTCATGTAATTCACTTGTGGTTTAAATTGTGCCATAATTTCTTTGTGTTAATTGATTAGATTACAAAGATAATAAATTTATTTCAACATACCAAATTTATTTTAACTTATTTTTAATTGTATTATTACCTTTTTGTTTTTCAATTACATTTATACAATGTGGTAACTTTATCCATTGGTTTTACTATATGTTTACTACATTAGTCACTGTTAGCAGGTAGTTATAACCAATATTAAAAAGCATCTTCATCTTCGTAATATGTGTTTTCTCCACGAATCGCATAAATTTCTTTTAATAAGTCTTTATCGTCAATTAACCTTGTTAAAAGTGTTTCATCCCATTTGCCCATATCTGATAAATCGTCATTTAAACTTTCTAAAACTTCTAAAGTATTATCTACTTCTTCATCTCCATAATCTGAACGCAACTCATTTAATTCAATTTCAATTCTTTGTTTTAAATTTTCCATAATAAATACTGGTTATAACAGCAATTACACGATATTGCTAGATTGTGATTAATTTAAACTTTGTTTTGTATCTTTCAATTCCGTGTTAAACCGAAAGATAGTTTTGTGCTTTTACGCAACAGACGTGTAGCTGCAAAACGTTGGCGGTCATTGTACCACCAAAAGGATAAAATAAAAGTTCATTGACAATATTAAAGATGCTTTGTGCAGACGCAGAATGCTGTAATAGTTTTGTTTCGGTAATCTATTTTTATAATGCAGTGTCGTTGACACTTAAAACTATTTCAAAATTAACAAATAAAAAAAGAAAGCTTATGAAACAAATTAAAAAGTTACCAAAAACCGTGAAGTCAATTATTGTTCAATCTATTAAAACACTTTGGGTTATCGGGACATCTATTACGGCAACTGCCGTTCTGTCTTCATCATTATATTGTCAAAGAACTAATTAAAATATTATTTAAATGTTCATTGAAAATATTGAAAGTACCTACGTTAACTGACCACTAACGTAACAATTAATCAAACCAAAGTAAGGCTTGTCGTTTTACTTTTGATTAATTTGTGAATAACAAAGTGTTTATCGGAAACCGTAAGAGGTTGGTCGCTTACCGACAAAAAAATAATCCATAGAAATGGGAACAATTATTTTTGGGGCGTACATTCTCCTAAGAAAATTAAGAAAGTTTGTAAAGATTAAATTTGACGTAACAATTAGATTTAAAAACTAACAAACCGAGCCGAAACTCTTAGGAGGGGTAAGCTCAACATAAGGACACTTTCAATATATTTCAAAGAACTTAATTGTATTAATAAACAAAACAACGAACCGCCAACAGCAGTTACACAAGATGCAAGGATTTAGTGGAATTACCGTTTCGCATTGAACTTTTATCTTAAATAGAAAATATGCAGTCACGAAGTCTTGCACCTCGTGTAGCTGCGGAACGTTATAAGCTATGTTACTTAGACCACGCAGAATCGTTTTTCAACATCCGAAGAACCGCAGGAAATAAGTGTTGTAAATCATTAGCAGTTAATCCTTTCTTTTCGGCAACAACTGCCATATAATGAGCTAACATTGCTTCATCTTCGGTATCTTCTGTAAAAAGCCAATTTTGCACCATTTTATTTGCTGGTGTTACTTCTTTTATCCCTTTATTCCATTTGAAATTTAATACTTGTGAATTTTCCATAACGTTTATTGATTAGATTACAAATATAAAACAAATAATCCACACTACCAAATATAATATGGATTATTTTTAATTTATTTATTTTCACTAAATTCGTTTATCTCATCTTGGTAGTGTTCAAATAAAGATAAAATCCTTCTTTTTTCAAAATCATTAACCCTTTTGTTTCTTTCTGAACGTTTCCAAAAATCATAACTCTCTGAATCATTTGTATGATATTTAAAGTTAAATTCTTTATCATCTATTGCAAGTCTTAAATGATAAATATAACTACCATATCCAAGCCATTCCATTTTAAAACTAATTAACCAAACATCTTTGATATTATTTGGAATTAGTTTCCCTAATTCCTTTTTGAAATTTTCAGTACATACAAAATGTAAATTAGATGTGATGTGTGCTTTCATAATTTCTTTGTGTTTATTGATTAGATTACAAATATAAGAAATAGTTTTGTAACTACCAAATTATTCCTTATTTTTTTCAATAATCTTTTTTAATTTATCAACATAGTTTGGGTCTTCTGCATAGTTTTGTCTTAAATAGTCAAAGTATTCAGCTTCACTCTTCATATCATTTAGGTATCTAGCACTATAAAAAGCGTAATCAAATAAAAATTATTTATTATATTCTGCTACTTGTTTACATAAGTTAATAAATTCTTCATTCCCCATAGCTAATTTAGCATAATTGATATTAACATGAACCCATTGAATATTACCACTAATATAACCTTTATTCGGGTCAATTCTGTCAACAGACGCAGTTCTAAGATTACCCCTAATTATTCTAGGTAAAATCAAATCAACACCACTTAGAGCACATTTACCATTTTGTTTATCAAATAGTTCAGCAATTTCCTCAAATGTAATAGTTATTTCAATATTTCTTACTTCTGCTTGTTTAATTAAATACCTATAAAATACTCTAGGTACTTTACCAATATTTCTTTGACCTAAAGAAGTACAACCACAAGATTTAGTGTTACTTTTAACAACATCTGAAGCTTTAATTTCTAATTTATTTCCACATTCACATTGACAATTTAAATAAATAACGTTATCCATTCTATTTTTACCATTTGGTACTTTTTTTCTAAAAGGGTTATCAATAAGAGTAAGTTTGTTTATTTTATCCCCTTTTTTATATCCATGATATTCAATCAATGGTACTGAAAATAATCTATAATTTTTAATACAACCACAAGAATTAGATTTACCTTGTTTTAAATTATTTAAATTTACCATTCTTTGAGTACCGCATTTACACTCACATTTAACTTTACCTTCAATTATAGTAGGGTCAATTATTTTCCAAAATATTTCTTTATCATCCATAATAATAAATATATGGATATAATGCAAAAAGTAAAGTAAAGTATCAATCTATTTATTAATATTATTATTAATAATAACTTTTAATTTATCAACATATTTTGGGTCTTCTGCATAATTCTGTTCTAAATATTGAAAATACTCATCTTGACTCTTAATTTCATTCAAGTATGCCGCTTGAAATAGGGCATAATCATTTACACAATCACGCCATGTGTCAAAGACTGCATGGCCTTTGTTTTCACCCTTGTTTGTTGTAGGTCTTAATTTTGCTGGTTTCATACCAAAAAAATTATTATTCTCCTTGAATATAGAACTCTTAAAATGACCACTTTCAAGTTCAGCTTGTGCCAATACTATTTGTGGGTATTTAATATTCAATTGTAAAATATATTCCTTTAATTTTTCTTTTGAAAATTCATTATATTGTTTCATTACGATTACTTTAGTTTCTTCTGTTACTATAATTGTCCTATACATTTGAGTTGCCATAATAACCGATACTAAAAATGTTGCAATAACAAAAAATAATGTAAACAACAAAAATTCTTTTGTCGTTACTTTTTTAAACGCTAAACGCTCTGCATCAAATTTATAATACATATATTTATTTTTTTAATTAATATCTTATTCATTCAATGCAAAGATAAAACAAATAATCCAAACTACCTAATTTTTTAACAAAAAAAATGAGAATCTTTCGACTCTCATTTCTCCTAGCTTCGGACACAACCCCTAAGCTATCTAATCAAAAAACTATTCCTTATAATTTATTATATCTTTTCATAACCTCAGAATATCGGTCCACCAATTCATCATATAACCCAGAATTGATTGGTTTTAATTTATTTAAGTATTTACCTACATTTGTATCTTCAGGTTTTTTTGTTCCTAATTTAATTCCACGAATTCCATTTTCAATGTGTTTAACATAAGTTTCTTCTATAGTCATAATTATGTTTTTATATTTTTAATAAATGTAACGTTTATATTTCAATAATCCAAATCTTTTTGTAATTATTTTTAGTATGCTGAGACTGACATTTTTTGGTTTTGTTCATATGATTGTTTTTCGAATTCATCATCTGAATTTGAAAGCTCGTGAAAGTATTTTTTTAACTCTTCACTAATTTTGTCTAACTTTAATTTTTGTTTATCCGTACATGGTAAATTAAAAGCTTCAATTGTATTATTAACACAAACTTTACCTAACATACCACCACCCAAATAATTTTGATAAGCACTCATTTTATGACCCTTAAAACCCTTACGGGTTAAATCAATTTCAATCCCACCACCTCTATGTGAAACCTCAAGTCTTAATGTAATTTCTGAGAATTGTATTTTCTTTGCCATGTTGTTTGTTTTTGATTATTTATCAAAGATAAGGATAATATTTCAATTATAAAAATATTTTGTGGTATTTTTTGTTAAAATTTTACACAATTCTTCATAGTCATTATCTCGCTCTTCTTCCGTAGCATAAGAGTAACTTGTATCTTCCACATCAATAAGATAAGGGAAATCTAAATTAAAATCCTCTTCTTTTGATATAGCCATTTTAGTTATATCATTCTCAATTGATTCTTGATTCCATTTGATTTTATCAAGGTCAAAGTTTAAATCTCCGTTTGTCATAAGTTCTATGTTTTATTTGTTTTATCAAAGATAAGTATAATATTTCAATTATCCAAATTATAATTCACAAATTCTTAATCCAAAATCAGTTTCTACATAAACCAATTCATTTGTATTACCCTTGTGGACTTCATTTAAAACATAATCCAATTCTTCAATAGGGTAATCCCAAATTGTCCACTCTAAAATTTCTTCTGCAAATTCTTGGATGTCTTCAAGTGTTAGGTTTTTTGTTTCATTATAACCTATTCGCTTTGCGTATTCTTCTAATGATATTGTTTCTAACATAGTGTTTGTTTTTGATTACATTACAAATATAAAAAAAAGAAATGACACTACCAAATGATAGTGCCATTATTTTTAAATTAATTTTCTACTTTGTCTAACTCTTTTTGAATAATAGCAACCAATTCATACTTTTCATCAGCCATTGCTTTTTCTTTGAATCTATCTAATACAAGTTTGTGATATTCACAATCTTCTGTAGGGTAACATTCATGTTCGTATGCTATATCAATAATTGTTGACATATAGTCACTTAATGAATATTCGTCTTCAAAGTTATCTTCTTCTGTAAACTTTTCTTCGTTACATTCAAAATATGCATCAACATCTCCATATTGTACAATCATTGCCATCTCCAATGCTTCAAAACTACCACCTTCGGGAACATTTACTTCAACCTCAACTCCACCAACCAAAGTATAAGTACCTACATTATATCCAAAGTCTTCATCAGAATATTCAACTTCAAAACGTGCTTCGGGATATTTTTCAGATAGTTTCACAAGTAAAGCAAATGGTGTACTCCATGCTGTATTAAAACTAATTAAGTTATCAGATATAGTTACTTCACTAGCATTCCACTTTGTACCCCAATTATTTATTTGCCAACCATACCAATCAGAAAACCCATATTTTTCAATAAACTTATCAGACATTTTTTTTGTAATACCTCTTGATAAACCCCAAGCCTTTTCACTATCGGTTAATTCACCTTTTGCAATACGTTCTTCTTGTGCTTCGTATTCTTTTTTTGTAATTATTTTTACGGGACTTGTTGTACCCTCTAATTCTTTTGGAATAGGTGCAACTTTATCAAAATCAAATTCACTTCTTTCACTTTTGATTTCACTTTTTATCTTTGCTAATAATTCATCACTCGCATTGATATTCACATTGTTTGTTATCCAGTTTGGCATAATGTTTTGTTTTAATTGATTAGTTATACAAATATAAGGCTTTATTTTGATATATCCAAATTTATAACATAGATAATATCACTTTTCTATAAGATTTTTTAAAACCCCTTGCTTTTAATTCTCTCCATACATGGTCAGAATCTAATAACTCACAACTAACCATTAAATTATCATTACTAAAAATATCAATTACGTAACCATTCGGATTGTAATATACCATTACTTTTGTGATACCTTTTTCTACTTGACCTAAATAAATCTTTTCCATTTTGTTTTTGATTATGAATCAAAGATAAGGATTATATTTCTATAATCCAAATCTTTTTGTAATAATTTTATATAATCTATTATTCAATTTGATTATATCCAAAACCTAATATTTTAACTTCTTTTTTACTTGAATCACAACCAATCACATTACAAATTTCAACCCATCCATATTCTGAATAGTCTTCAGCATATAAAATAAGATTGAAACCCTCTGCTTTTGTTTCCCAATTCTTTTGTTTTAAAGCTTCGACTTGGTGTGGTGCTAAAATCTTTTTAAATTCTTTTTCCATAGTGTTTGTGTTTATTGATTAGATTACAAATATAAAACAAATAATCCATATTACCTAACATAATATGGATTATTTTTTTAATAAATTGCAATTTGTTTTAATTCCACATCACGGATATATTCTTCTCCATCTTCATCAAAACAATTAAAACTCATATAAAATACACTGGTATTGTTTTCATAAGGTAAAATAACACTTTTAAGAGTTTTTTCATCATGAATAACCTTAACACGTTCTTCATAACAAAATTCATCTTCGATTGCTTGACCAACCTTATTAACAAGGTTAGCATAAAAATTATCATTTAATAAAGTGTCATCAATATCTTTGATGATTGCAAACACTTCACTCTCGCCCATTTCATTCAATGTATAATTCTTTATCATAATTTCTTTGTGTTTATTGATTAGATTACAAATATAAAACAAATAATCCATATTACCAAACATAATATGGATTATTTTTATTTATTCTTCATTCATTCTTCTAGTTAATTCTTTTCTAGCTAAATCCATAAAATACCAATCATAACAAGTAGAAAAATGAACCCCAAAATAATCATCTTCTGCTTTCCCTTTTAGGTACAGTTTGATATAAGTTAAGAAAATATAATCATATCGTAACTTATTCATTTTTAGTTAAATATCGTATAGTAGTGTAGCTGTTAGTAAGTAGTTATAAGAAATAAAAATTATTTCTCATCTCTTATCTTCAACATCCAATCAGCCATATTATATGCGCTTTTTGAAAGTTCTTTATAGTTTTCTAAATGCTTTGTTCTTGTATAAATTATTTCCATAGCTTTTATCGCTAGTTTATCTCTTAAAGTTAATTTATTTTTACCCATAATTTTTACTTCTTATAACAGCAATTACACGCTATTGCTAGATTGTGATTAATTTAAACTTTGTTTTGTATCTTAAAGTTCCGTGTTAAACTGAAAGATAGTTTTGTGCTTTTACGCAACAGACGTGTAGTTGCAGAACGTTATATGATAGCTTACCCAACATCGTGTCCGAACTTTATATCGAAATAATTTGAACTATCAATCACATCGTTTTCATTTGCACAATAACCATCAAGCCAAGCATCTGTAATTTGCTCTTTTTCTAATTCAATATATTTTTTATTTTTAATTATTGCTAATACGCTTCTACCTACAAATCCTGAATCTCCTTCTTTTTTAGCTAATTCTGTAAAATCATTGATTAATTTTTGTAATGCTGTCATAATCTTTGTGTTTAAAAAGCCATCATATAACAATTCATTGTAGCAATTGTGGCACTTGGCTTTATTAATAATTGGTTTTGTACTTGTTTGGTTAGGTTTTAATTCGATAATTTGGCAGTCCTAATCCACAACTGCAACAATGCTTAACGTTATAAGTAATATTATTTTTGTTGCTCATCCGTAATAAATCCACCTATCCTTCCAAATCCTTCCCTCTCATATACATAAACAAATTTACCTTTAGCATTTTTAAATAAATTTTCAATATTATTAGTTTGTTTAACTGAGTAAATTTCACCATTTTCATTAATCATTATTACGGATGGTACATAAAACCAATCTTTAACCTCATATTTTTTTGCTAATTCATTATATTTTTCCATAATTTCTTTTTATATCGTAAAACAAAAATAATACATATTTATAACAAATGATAAACAACATTAAAACGATTGTTTATCATCGGACGTTAGCAGAAATGGCTACTGACCGTACTTCATTGAAAGTTCTTCAAATTTTCTGCGTTCAGATTGTTCCTTTAATCTTTTATCTCTTGCTTCTCTTAATTTAGGTAGTCTAACTTTGATATTACCCAACCACTCATTAAAACACACTTTTACATTTTCAAAATATTCAGGTTTATCACAATCTTGTTTTCTACCATAAAATATCTCTCCATTGTCATCTACTATAATGTTTTGCTTTTGAAAAGTAAGGTTACTGAATGAAAACAACCCACCAAAAGGATAGTCGTTGAATGAAGAAGAAGATTGTTTATGCCATCTTTTGCAAGCCGATAATAAGTCTTTTTCATTTTCAATCGTACAACTATCATCCCAAGTGTCTTCATTATACATATAATGTCCTCTTTGAGAGTAGTTCACTATAATTCTTATTTTACGTTCCATTTTTCTGTGTTTTTAAATTATACCCTTGTAAATTAACCGCCACTACCGCTAACAAGGGTTTGTAGCAATAGGGGCAGAAGTGCTTTAATTAAGCTGTGTACTTCTAATCAGCTTTGGTGGTACATTGAACAGTAGTGCTATAAATCCCCTACTGCTACAAGCCCAGAATCGTTAGGCAAAATGTAAAACAGAACCACCACTTGATATAGCTAAATTATTTGCGGTTGAATATTCCATTTTTCTTGCTTCGTCTTTATCAAAAGTCCAATTAAATTTATACCCATTTAATGTGCTATATCCGTGTCCTTTCATAAATTTTTTACCCTTTTTAACCAAATACACTTCGCCTAACATCCGTTTTGCGTCAGGCGGGTTTTGGTGGTTAATTTTTGTTTCTGTTTTCATATCAAATTTTGTAATTAAGTGAAAGTTTTGTGCTTCGATTTCCCGCCCGAACGCAAAGCGGAGTTCCGTTAGCAGTAATTATTCCCACTTTGGTGCTCTATCGTGTTCAATACATAAATTTTCAACTATGCTTTGAGCAATTATCTCTAATTCTTCCTCGTCAATATGGTTTATCAATACGGAGTTTCTTAATGTATCTAAAACATTTTCTTTTGTGCTTTGTGTTGCCATCACGTTTAGTATTATAACTACTGCTAACATTCGCTAAACAATAGTTGGGTTAATTTTTAAATTTAAAGTTCAGTTTGTACTTTTTTAATCAGTCTTTTACCTAAGTTTGGGTTTGTGACCATTTTTGAATTTCGTTTGTTTCAAGTACTTTAATATCATAAAGTTCATGGAATACACTTTTTTTATTAGTTGCCATACGTTTAATTGATTAGATTACAAAGATAAGGCGAATATTTCTATTCGCCAAAAACTAAATGTTAAAGTTTTGTTAAACATTCATCACAAACAATACTATCATCTTCCAAAACCCACATTTTACCATCTTGAAATAAATCTTCTTCATATTCGTAGAATTCAATGTGTTGACAAATTACACAAGTTAACCTTATATCATTTTCCATAGTTATAAATTAATCTCAAAGATTTTAATTACAATTTTTGCATAGGTCTTGGTCATCATCTACATCGAAATCCATTTCTTCTCTATTAAAATGCTCATGACAAGAATTACACATAAATAGGGGTTCTCCTATATTACAGAAAAAATCCTCTTCTACAAAATATACCGTTTCGTAATAAGCTATTACAATATCCATAGGGATTTCACTTTCATCTTCTACTTCTCTTCCAACTACCTCTTCTAAAGAACCATCGTCTTTGTGTTGGCTGTACCAACGACTTCTTAATTCTTGTAATTCATCTTGGTTTAACTCGTGTACTGATTTCATAATATAAGTTTTAAAGGTTAACTGAACTTGCTACTTCATTTCTAATTTTATCTGCATTAATACCTACTGCTTCTAAAATACTTTCCATACCAACAAGTTTGTAATATAATTTATCATATTCTTTACTTGTACTATTAGATAGAAAAAATTCTTTTAAAGTTAATCTATATTTTGCTATTGCTTTTTCCATGATTTTTCTTTGTGTTAATTGATTAGATTACAAATATAAGTAAAAAAATTATATCTACCAAATTTATTTTATGCTATTTTATATAACATAAGGGTATAATTTTCAGTACTAGCATACCAACCCCTTTTTATACACCATTCATTGAATTTGATATAAACATCAATATCATATCGCTTATTATCATAAATCCTATTATCTAAACTACATATAGGATTTTTATCCTTATCAGTATATGACACATCTGAACCATTTCTTAACCATAAACAATTATAATTGCATATATCATTACTAAACTCAAGTCCATCCTTAATTTCTAAACTAGGAAACCTTTTTTCTAATGCTAAGATTATTTCTGTTTTTGTCATAATGTCTTTGTGTTTTTGATTACATTACAAATATAGTGAAAATAAAATAACCCACCAAATAAATGATAGGTTATTTTTAATTTATTTTATTCTATATTATTACACAATTCTTCCATATAATGATTAACATTTTGATAATGGATTTCAGTTTCATTTATAGCTTCAATTTCAGCATATAATTCAGCTGGTAAGTCGTCAGCATCTAAATAGTCTTTTCGTTCCTTAAAAACGCTCATTTCACGTTCAAATGTTCCTTTAGTGTTTATTTGACTATCCACATAAACTTTAATTAGTTTTTTTTGTTTGTTTGTTAAATTTCTCATGATTTCTTTGTGTTAATTGATTAGATTACAAATATAAAACAAATAACCCATATTACCAAACATAATATGGATTATTTTAAATTATTTATTTATTTTTAATCTCATATTTTTGACTAACCAATAATTGATTAACGTAAACGAAATAATTTTTTTCATTTTCAGTTTTTAAAATATAAGTATAAGATTCATATTTATAACCATTGGTTAAACGAATAGCTTTAATTCTTTTGTTTAAATTAACTAATTCATTTCCTCTTAAATCAAAATAACTTTTACCGTCACAATTAAATTTTTGCCAAGATTTTAAAACTAATTTAGTATCATCCTCGAATAAGAAAATTATTTCGTCATTTTCCATACAATGACCTATCCCAACTGATTTTACAGATGTACTGTTATAACTAATTACCCCACCAATAATTTTAAACATTGGTGTAATACTAAAACCTATTTTACCATCTTCACTACATAATAGACGTTCTGATAAAAATATATATTCTTTATCATTCATAACATCTTTTTCGTAGTTTAATTTCAAATTATTTTGGCTAAAACTCAATGTGCTCAATAGTAGTAGAGCTCCTAATAATAATTTTTTCATAATTTATTTTTGTTTTAATTGATTAGATTACAAAGATAAGAATAATTTTTTAAATTACCAAACTTTTATTGAATTATTTTTTGGTTCATTGATAGGTTCGTCTTAGTCAAATTCCCCATTGTTTTGACAACCCTCATACCATAAGTCGGGACAATCACATTGTGCTAATGTATGTTTGCAACACGCACACTCAATGTCTTCATCGTTCATTTCGTGTAATAACACACTACCACAATGTCCACACGTTACAATATTTATATTCGCTAATGCTTGTACTCGGTCTTGTAACGCTATTTGTTTTTCTGCTAATTGTCTTTTTGTCATATCGTTTGTGTTTTGATTAGTTATTCAAAGATAAGAATTTTATTTTAATTAAACAAACAAACTTCCATCAAATAATCATGTTGTTCATCACTTAATTTACCAACACTATCATACTCATATTTCTTATGAATATAAACTTCATCAGAAATCTCAACCTTTGTAGTTATCGTAATATCCAATAACGCTCCAATAATACTCTCAAATCCCATCCCATCATCTAAACTACCATCTAATAAAGAGTCTTTAGCTTTTTGAATTAACTCTTCTCTTGTTTTAGTTTTGATTGTTTTAATCGGATAACATCCAACCCCACCACCCCATAAATTTCCCAATACCATTCCTTTCGCTTTGTAACTAATTTTCTTTGACATATTATTTTGTTTTTATTATTAATTCCTTTTAACAAATATAAATAAAATAATCAAATATACCAAACAAATTTTCAATTATTTTTAATTATTTTTTTTATCATATTTTATTTGGTAATATCAAAACTATTCCCTATCTTTGTAATGTAGATATGATACGGGTCGAGCTAACAACTTGATAGAGTAGACTGCCGCCAGGCGTAGAACCAAATAAAAAATAACCATAAAAAAATAACCCTACCATTATGATAGGGTTATTTTTATTCAAATTCACACATTTCTTTTGTTAATAAATTAAATTCTTTACCCTCACGAACATACCACTTCTCACCAATGAAAATGTAATCATATTCTTCACCTCTAATTTCTTCTTTGGTTGAATATTCATCTATACATAATTCTTCATTTCTATCCCTATGGTAAGCTATAACAACATCAGCTTGCGGAATATCAAACGAATGTGGTTTGGTTGGATTAGGGAATGGTTTTTCTCTTAAACTAGATATATCACCCAAACTAATTAAATCATTAACCTTATCAATGGAATCATAATTCTCTAATAATAATCGCCCATTGTTGCTCGGATAACCATCCCAATGACAATAAATTGTTTTTATTTTACCATCATTATCTTGTACTGAAATTGTGCTTCTAGTTGCCATAATATTTTTTGTTTTGATTAGTTATACAAATATAATACTTTTATTTTAATTTACCAAATTTATTTTGTTAAAAATACTCTTCTTCATATTGCTCAATTTGAAAATTAATTTCTTCACAAACTCTTTCATTATCAAAAGTTTTTTCTAAAATATCCATTGCTTGCTCTTCTGTAAGATTACCATCTTTAAATGACTTCACATCATCAATATTATATAGAGTATCTACATAATACCCATTCTCTCTTAACACTGCTTTTGCTTTTTCAATTGCTTCTAAATCTCTTACCATAATATTTTTGTTTTGATTAGTTATACAAATATAAATAAAATAATCCACATTACCAAATATAATGTGGATTATTTTTAATGTTTAATACCCACCCGTAAATGTAATTAATATCCCACCATTTTTTTCTACCGATTCAAATGTTACTCCCGCTTTGATTAATCCCGATAACATGTCATTAAAAGTTTCTGTTGATACAAATAAAGTTCCCATAGTGTTTGTGTTTATTGATTAGAGTACAAATATAAAACAAATAATCCATATTACCTAACATAATATGGATTATTTTTAAATTATTTTTCAATAAGACCTCTCACTGAATTATTACTAATTTCTATCTTTTCAGCCAACAAATCTTTTGTGTCACTTTCGGGATTACTCATTATTAATTGCCTTAACATTTGGTCGGTCATCCCAATCTGTTCCAATATGTGTAACATCGTTTCTCCATCAACACAATTACCATGGTCAAGCGTTTTAAGTGTTTGTATAACTTCGTTTACCTTGTCAAATGTTTCGGGTTTACTACATTGATATGTTGGTGGTTCTTTGCAATCACAACATAAATGAACTCCATTTTCCATCTTTGTCATTACAGTTTCTTCTTCTTTTATATTACATTCATCACAAGTCTTATAGGGTATCCCACCACTTGATAATTCTTCTTTAACCACAAATAATTCATACCAATTATTTTCAATACATTCAGAATCATTTAAATCCAATGCAACATCAATATCCCTAGCTCCCCTTAAAATTGAATCATGGTCATTAACACTCATTACAAAGGCTACGTCATTGTCAACACGTTCCGTATAACCACTAATCGCATCATTTATCTCACTAGAGGTATTTAATACACAAATCATTCTTTTTTCAATTTCAGAAATAAGATTAGATAAAGAATCTAAATCACGCCCAACTTCATCATCTAACTCATATAAAGAATATTTCTGCATTGTTCCTACTAACTGATTAAAACTTTTTCTTAATGTTCCCATAGTGTTTGTGTTTATTGATTAGATTACAAATATAATAATTTTATTTTAATCCACCAAATAATTGATAGGTTATTTTTAATTTATTTTAATTCTAAAAGTCTTCTAATAATTCCCCATTATAAGGGTCATAAATTGTTCCACTTTCAACTGCTTCACATTCAACAAGAAACAATCCAGCATCTTGATTATAATACATTTCAACTTCAATAGGGTCATTGGCAAGTATTTCTGCTTCTTCACGTGTTGCACCACTATTCATATTTGATAGTACTCTTTGTTCCCACGCTATTGGTGTTTTTTCTTTTGATAAAGTAATCGTTACTGATTCGTAGTTATCTGAATTATTTAATTTCATAGTGTTTGTGTTTATTGATTAGATTACAAATATAATAATTTTATTTTAATATACCAAATTTATTTTTAATTATTTTTAATCATTGATATATTCCCATCCATCCAATTCTTTTAACTCCATTTCTATTGGTCTTAAACCATAAGGTTCAGCATCCAAATAATAATCAAAGATATAACCCAATGGTTCTAACTCAATCAATAACCTATCCAACTCAAAATAGGTGTTTTCACAATTTTCATCAAAGGTTTCCAATATAGCTTTTACTTCATCGGGAATCAATTCGGGTGTCTCAAATAAATCTTTCATATCTTATATCGTTTTGTTTTAACAAATATAATACTTTTATCCCATTATACCAAATAAAATAACATAAAAAATAATTTATTTTTTTTATATGAAAATTAGGATATGTCATTCATATTACCTATCTTTGTAGTGTTGGTGGTAATAACCGAAACAGGTCGCTTAATCAAGTGATAGAGTGGACTGCCGCCAGGCGTAGAACCAAAGGTTCAGCTCCAACCTACCTTATATTTTTTTTACCATATAACAAAAAAATTTGCAAAGATAAGAAATAAATCCCACCTTTGCAAATAAAGTTATTAACAAGGGGAATATTTCATCCCCTTGATTATTGTTAATAATTTAAAGCAAATTCCAAACTTGCTTGGTTCATATTATATCCATTACCTTGAAGTAAGGTTTCAATCTTTCCATTTTCACGTTTAGGACTTGATAATTCGTGTGTAGTGTAATATGTGATTCCACTATGTAAACCCCATAATGTGTTACCTTTATCATTCATTTCACGCTCAATAGAATTATATAAAGATTCCATTTTGTTTATACTACGTGTAGCCTTATCTGCTAAATCATTTACACTAGTATAAACCTTATCAAAACCTAATAAGTGTTTAACCATTTTATGTGCTAAATCACGTGTAATTTCAGTACTAGCAAAATCATTGTATAATTGAATTTGTTTCATACTTTCATTTAAAGCAGTCTCAATCAAAAAGGGAATTTCTTTTATCCTACGCTCTAGGCTTGCAGTATGTCTAAACTTACTTTGACCACTCTTATAAAACATATAAAATTGGTTTTGACAACTCATTGTCAAATCACCAATACCAACCGATAACCCAGTACTACCATCATTACTATCTACAATAGTAATGTACTTTTTAATAACATCATTACCTACTCTACCATCACCATTAATAGATAATTGTAAAAATACTTTACGTCCACCATTCAACGCACCACCTTTAGTAACCTCAATATCACTACCGAATGGCTCAATACCACGCAATACCAAATCTACAATCTCTTCATTCTGTGATACAGAATATCCCTCCTTAACTGTATTAATAACCTCATTGGTCTTGCTATTAATAAGACCAAAATAATCACTAGGTACATAAAGACCATTAGAATTTAATGCCATCATTGGTGCTTTTTCAATAGTGAAATCTAAACCATTGTTTAATAAAATTTCCTGCAATTTTGAGCTTTGTGTATTCATAATATATAGTGTTTGATTAATTGATTAATTTTCTACTCTACAAATATAAAACATTTATTCAATTCAACAAAATAATTTAACACTTATTTTTATTCTTTTACATTATTCTTAGTAAATAACCATTATCATTACGAATAATATAATGAACCCCATACCTATATTCTAGTTTTATTGAATTATTCGCAATAAATCAAAAATAACCACTATTTTATTTGGTAGATTAAAAACTATTCCCTATCTTTGTAATGTAGATAAGATACAGGTCGCTTTATCAAGTGAAAGAGTAGACTCCACCATACCTTATATTTTTTTTATATGTGAAAATTAAAAATGCAAAATAAGACTATAATTTAATATAGTCTTATTTTGCATTTTAAGGTACTTTTAAGATACGTTAAACCAATTCCGATACTTGGCTTTCAATAGACTTATAAACGCTATCTATAGAGCTAAAAATAGCATCTATATTATTTTTAGTGTCAATAACAAAACCACTAGAAAAAGCTAATTTGTTTTTTTCTGAACCACCACTACCCGTCATTTTTTTATACTTTAATCCTACAATAACATTTTTTTTATCCAAAAAACGTAAATCATCAGCATCGCCATTAATAACCTCAAAACCATTGTAAGAAGTTGGTAATTTGTCAAATACCATAGCTACATTAAAACCACGTTTTAATAATTCCATTGCCTTGGTATCGTTAGACTCACTACGACTAAAAGTTAAATGATAATTATTTGGTAACACTTTATCAAAACGTAAATAATTTTTTGTATAATCATAAAATTGTACGTCAGGAAACATTTCAAAAATGTTTTTAGTGTTATTATCAAATACCCTATATTTCTCAAAAGGTAAATCACTAGTGCCATTTAATCTAATAGTAACAATAGCTTTGCCCTCATTTTTTTTAACCGCTTTGCCAATTTCAGTATGCAATTGATTCATAAACTCAATACGATTACTTAAAAAATATTCAGTCTTATTTATACGACCTTGCATTACACTAGTATACATACCACCAAAACCACTACCCACTAAACAACTATCGGCACAACCTTTACTAGCATGACTACAAACATTAATACCTTTACTATTCAAATTGAAAGGACTCATATACGTAATATAAGTAATATAGCCCAATTTCTCGCCTTTAATGGTTTTTGCATTGTTAGTACTTAATAACGGTTTTCTTTTTACTGAATTACTCATAGTGTTTGTGTTTATTGATTAGATTACAAATATAAGATAAAGTTTTTAATCTACAAAATATTTTAACAACTTTTTTAAAATATTTTTTTTACCTTAGTATATAATAAGTTTCTTTATTAATACATTACAAATATAAAACAAAATTATTTAATATCCTAATATAAATAATTTTTTTTATAACTTTTTTTTACCTATCTTTGTAATGTACATAAGATACAGGTCGCTTTATCAAGTGAAAGAGTAGACTCCATCCAAGACTAAATCCAACTTATTAAGAATCATTATAAATAAACTAAATATTTTGGTATATCCAATTATTATAACTACCTTTGTAGGTAAATTGATAATATAACTATTTTTGCCTATGTAAACAATTATAACCATAACCATTATTATACCCATACCACAAATAGTGGATGGAGAAATACACCCAAAAAGTAATCTTTTTGGGCAAGTATACATGCTCATAACTCAAGAAGTTATGAGCTAAACTTGTGTACCCATATTTGTGGAATAATCCACACGAAACCATATACCCAAATTTTAAATATCGGGTAAGGTTCTATATATAATAATGTTAACCAGTCATTTTGTTATTTAGCAAACTAATAATATTAAATTCAATTTTAATAGGTTATCTCAATTTAATAACCTAATTTTATTATCAACACTATAAAAAACCCGAAGGCATGACGTGAACCAAGTTTAAATAACCCTTGTATACACAATTGTGTACATGTAGGAGTAATACTATACCCTTATCTTAATATTGGTAAGGAAAACCATGCAAAAAAATTTCAGCTGGAAAATTAGTCGAGAGTTTGAGAACAGTATAGAGTTTTTCTATCATTTTCTGTATTATAATTTTCTATCATTTTCTGTATTATAATTTTCTGTCATTTTCTTATATTATAATTTTCTGTCATTTCCTATACTATTATTTCCTATATTATAGTTTTCTGTCATTTCCTATACTATCATTTCCTATATTCTATCTATCTTCTTTATCTATTATGTTTATTGGTTCATTACCAATCAATACTTTATGCTTATATAGTATTAAATAATCATTTTCTATTTTGTGGTACTACTTTCTTACTTCTTTTCTTTATTTCTGGTATCAATAGCCCTTTTTATCATCAAAAACGCATTATAATTCTTACGTGAGAATTTAGGTACATAAAAGAACTAATATTTATATAATAATATTATATATTAGTACTTACTTTGCTAGTTTTAAATTTTGATATTATTTAGGTTATATTTTTCCAGTATATTATTTTTCAGTATTTTTTTTATTAGTTTTATTGCGTCTTTATTGTTATATGTACACAATTGTGTACATATTTGTTTATTTATTTTAACTTCGTTAAATAGGTTATTATTATAGTCTGTATTTTTGTATAGTAATATTGTATTAATTTTATTAAGGTTATCTATATTTAATCTGTAATAGTATTCTATATTTTTATTATTTAGTTCTTGATTAAAGAAATAGAATCTTTTTTGTATTTGATAATTGTTTGGGGTGTTAATGTAGTATATTTTATTATTTTTATTATATCTTATTTCTTCAATTAGTATATTGTTTATATATTCTTTTGTTATGTGTATTTGAAAAGAGTTTTTATGTAAAGACATTTCTTGTTTATACATTTCTATTATATTTTTAGTTGAATGGGTGTTTTTGTTGTGTTTATTTATTATATACTGAATTCCATACTGAATCACTTACTGAATCCCTTACTGAATTACTTACTGAATCCCTTACTGAATTATGTACTGAACGATTTACTGAATTCCATACTGAAATACTTACTGAACTATATACTGAATCCCATACTGAATTCCTTACTGAATTATCTACTGAATTCCATACTGAATTCCTTACTGAAATACTTACTGAAATACTTACTGAAATACTTACTGAAATACTTACTGAATCGCATACTG